ATGCCATGTATAGTCCTCCATTTAAACTAGACACTATATTTTTCTTATGCCAGAATTAAATTATAATAAATTTGCTGTTTGTGTCTCTAAGCACAAATTGGTTCTATTATTAGCAGTAATATCCAATAAAATTGCTGTATGTGCTTAAAAGAGCATAACTGGATTTGAACCAGCGATTATGGTGTTGCAGACCATTGCATTACCAGACTGTGCTATATGCTCAACATATGTAAATGATAGAACCGAAATATGAATTTAACAATTTTAAATTCTTTCAGCCCTACCACCTACTTCTTTTGCAAAAATAATATGACAATACATAAATAAGGCAAATTGCGGATAGGAGATTCGAACTCCTGACCTTCTGCTTATGAGGCAGACGAGCTTCCACTGCTCTAATCCGCATAATTATTTATTTCGTTCATCTTGTGATAAGTGGTAGGAAGTCATGAATTATGTTCACAACTTCCATTTCATATATCTCTTGTCTACAAATATAATATATCATAAAAAGTTGGATTTGTCAATAGCAAATTATTATTTTGTTTAACTTATTTCTAAATTACACACTTTTACAGGAGTATTGCTTTTGACCACGTTGCGCAATATATATCCTGGGATTCCGTATTGACAAATCGTAAATTTTGCATCGTTCTCAAAAAGACGATCATATTTATCATTCCATGATGACTGAATATATAATTCGCCATCATATAAAATAAGCACATAGTCGTCCCTACAAGCTGGATCAATTGCAGAAGATATTATATCAACAGAGGCTATCGTAATATCAGAATACTTTTCATTTGATATTATATGACGAAATACCGATAAGATAAATTTTGAATCACCATATAATTTAACAGAATCGTATTCATCATGTGGTAATGTTGAAGCTAAAAAAAGATCGTTTATAATTTCTTCGATACTATTATAATTTACATATTCGATGTCTGTTTTGGGTTTACGTGTTTTAGTTGAGTACAAAGGTGTGTTCATCTACCTTACCTTTTCCTTTTTCAAAAATAACAAAAGAGGCTGTGGCATCAGAGGTTTTCCGTATAGACATAGAATAATCGTCCACACCAATTATAGAGCCTACACCAATAGTCCCACGTCGTACACCACAATTATTAAACATAGAGTGGTGTGCATGACCAGCAACCAAATAGTCAATTTTAACATCGTATATGTCTGAATAGTCTTTTATAGCAGTTTGAAGGTTTTTAACTTCCCCATGAATCCCCATAACATTATATCCGGCAATTTCTGTGAAAATAAGTCCGGATTTATTTTCAATATATTTAAAATTTGGATTATTCTCATTGATTATGCGAATAATCGCTCCTGTAACCATTTCGATATTATCATGAAGATGTTCGCCTTTTCTTCCATCAAGTAGCCTAAGTTCTCCATGATTTCCACATGTTTGATAATATTCAATAGTAAATTCTTCAGATAAAGAGCGTAGCCATTTTCCCATATATTCTCCGAAAATAACTGCACTTTTTGTAACTCCATATCTGAGAGTCCAGAGCTGTGAATTTCTGAGAAATCCATCAAGCGCATCTCCAAGATTGAATATTTTAAAGCCTGTTAAATTTTCTTTATGAGCATAATCAACAACCTCATTATAAAGTGTTTCCATTCTCATAAAAAAGATATCAGGACTATATGCATTAATAATTCTGTTGTCAAGACCATAAATTTTGAAATCCTTTCCAAAATGACAGTCTGCAATATTTAATAAACCAAATCGTGATGTATGAAATCCGCCAATTTTCTGAGGCGGATCTATTTTATTTAGATTTTCTTTGATGGCAGCAATAACTTTTTCTTCAAACAATTCGTCCCTGGCATCTTCACGAAGCCAACGATTATATTCAAGCTTTTCAGTGTGAAGCTTTGCACGTTCTTTAATGAGCTGCCGTTTTTTTTCATCAAGTTCATTTATATAACTTTCTGTATCATCACAGTTTTGGCTCTGTAACTTTTCCTTAAAATACTGCATTACTCTATAACCGGAGAAATCGGTTACATTCGCAGCTTTTCGTAAACTATCCCTATGACAGTCTAAATTTAAAAGCTTGACAATATCTTCCCAGTCCAAGTCATCAGGCTTTTCTTCAACCTTAATAGAGATCAATCTAAGACCATATTCGTAATCAGTCTCACTTTCTAGCTTTTTATATTGCGGGTTCATTGTATCTCCTTTTTGATTTTTGACTGTTACACGGACAATAAAAAAGAGATAAAAGAATGCTTTTATCTCTCTTTCCATAAATTATCGACAAGCCTTAAAATCACTTGTAACTACGTTGGTTATCGTATTACAGATGAAAAAGATAATAAAATTGATAGCGTCTTAATCTCTGTGTGTTTGATAATAGCGTCTATTTCTTTCTGCTTTCTTTGCTTTATTACGTTCATTTTGACAATTTTCACATCTACATGCATTTCTGCTTTTTGAACTAATGGTAAATTCGCTACCGCAATCAACACATATCAAACTTTGTATTTTTTGTTTTGAATATCCGCGATGTTTATAGCAGTAAATAGATGGTTTGGTTTTACCCTGTTTAAATAAATTGCCACAGTATTCACATTTTCCAATTTTACCACCAGATAACTTTTCATAATATAAATCCAAATGGTCATAATCTGTGATGCTCTCAATAATATTTTCATTTGATATATCAACAAATTTTATATACCAGGAACACAGTTTACTATCTGAAATATCAAATAGTCCTTTTCGATTGATACAACCAAGAAAGAAATCTTTTTCGCTCTGGTTGGCATATTTTACTTTAGCAGCCTTCTGGATTTCAGATCTTGTCATACGAACATAAAAAACAGTATCATTGTCAATTTGTTTATCATTTTCTACAGAAGTACTAAAATATTTATAATACTTTGCATCAACCAACATAATAAACAACATCTTTCGATAATTCTCATTTGAAACACTCATAATCGAGTTCCACTCTCTTTGAGTGATCGGCAATGGGCGTGGCAGCTTTAACTTATATTTACACGAATACTCCAGAGCAAAATCTATATCCTGGTATTTTGTTGTATAGTTAAAATCAAGGCACGCCCTTTCACAGAACGCACGTAGTTCACACTCAATAGACTGATTATAACTTCTTAATTGATCTTCGGTAATATTCTCATAATCAATACCGGACTCAATAGCTTTTTTATATTTCAAATACTTGGTATACATAAATAAATCTGTTTTGGTATACCCATTTTTAAACGATTGTGATTCTTCCATCTCCTTAGTGGCAGATAATTCATCAAAATAAATCATACATTTACCTCCATAACCTTATATGTCTTACCTAAGTAGTAAATATCTCCATCATCTGACGGAACAGGCAGCAGGGCAGGAGTGGTGGAATTTGCTTCTATGTTCTTAATAATCTGATTCCCAAATATTTCCCAACAAAAATCTTTTGTTCTACTTGGATGCATCTCATAACAAACATATATTGCAAGATCACACTGGTATTCTAAGGATGCAGATATTTTATCTGATATACCTAATCGTATTTCTTTAATCGTATCATTTAACAAATTAACTGCAGAACTAGAATCTTCAAAACCATTATTTCTTTTTAACTGAAACGCTTTTTTGGCATTTTTGTACTCTAAGTAAAACTCATTCATTAGTTCTATATCAGATTCACAAAAATTCGGGTTTTTCCCACTTTTCATAATTTCCAGTGCGGTATCATGTGTCCGTCTGCAACGGCTTGTAATCTCAGAAAGATTTTTCTCCATATGGTGACATATCTTGTTCATACGCCCATTATAATCAATAAGTGGGATATATTTTAAATAATTGTTATACTTAAAGTCTTTTTCTGCACACGATAAATCCGAATCCGATAATTCCAATAACTCATCCAGTGACCGGAAGAATTTCATTTCACAATAGTCGTTCTTCTTTTTACGATAATTTATATATTTAGCATTTTCTTTTGGATATAGATATCTAAAGAAATACGGTTTTCTATCTGCAACAATAGAATTTATAAATTCAATAATATCTAAATTATCTTGTGATGCTTTTACTTTTTTCGTCCAATGTTTCGGCATTGGTTCTATTTTGATTCCTTTTGCTTTATCAATAGAATCTCCCTGACATTTACGAATCAATTTTAGTCTTTCAAGTATTTCAGAAACTTCCATCATTTTCTCAGGATTATCTTCATACAAAGATAATAATTCATAAAAAGCAGTAGAAATATTCGTTATAGAACCAATTTCGCTGTTGAATGACTGAATATCTGCAAGATATAATTCTTCTTCTTTGATATATTCCTTATCTACCGTTGATTTTGTATAAGTGATAGGCAAATTATCATATCTACATCTAAGGAATACAGGATTATCAGTAGTGGCAACAATATCACCGTCGAAATCAGAATCGGCATGGATTATACAATCACATCCCCAAACATTATATACAATTCCACTTGTCAAATATTTAAACCACTTTTCTGTTAATTCATTGTTTTTCAAATTCAGTTTATTTACTTCTGATCTCCAAGTTAGCGGGGATCTCATAGCAACTACTTCAGTTTTTCCTCTTTGATTCCAAAAATGAGAGTAATGTTCAAACTCTTTGAGTGCGCCCGTTACTTCCTGACCAAAAGCATGTTGCATAAATGCGTACATATCCGGGATCATAACACTGAAATTACCGTCTAGTATCAATTTCCCAAGATATGACTCACGAATTTTCTTATTTACGCTCATAATGATAGTGTTCTTTATATACTCTTCATTTATCATATTTGGATTTAAAATAAGAGCTTTCGCAACATTATCACTTGTAAGATTCAGAATATCATTATAATCAATATCCGGATTTTCAAGCATACGACCAAGAAGAAAGAGAAGAGTATGGTTTACGTCACCGCCGCAAATTCCACTTAACCAATCTATTGTTGGTTGACATAATTCTGCAACATCACTATCTTTTCTTAAATCAATAGCTTGGCAAAATTGGTAATTTGATCTGAAATATGTATCATCCTTTTTAGGTGTAACTTTTGTTACGCCCCACAAAATTCCATTTTCTTCACAAAGTCTATGATAATCTTCAATAGAATCATAGGCGTTATATAATTTAAACTGGGATTTTGTTAAAATCATATCCATATCTTCAACTTTTTGTTCAACTCCATACAGATCTTTCTGGAAGATAATTCCTAATTCCCTGGCATATTGTTTGAAGTCCACAACGAATACCATTCCTTTAACATAGGCACACCTGATACAAAAAGCAGATGGGATATAATCAAGCTCTAATGCGTCCGCCACCCGTTTTGCAAATTCCACTGATACAGCACCACAACCATCGAATAAATTAAACATGAGAGAAATCGTCCGTTCATCGACACGCTCATTATTTGAGAGTTTATGTTTTTCTGTTGGTGGGATTTTTGAAATCCAGTCAACCCGTTTTTCCATTTCTATTTCGCAATCATTGATAAGCAGCACATTAGGCTTCGGAATCAGGTATGTTGAAGAAGATGAAAGTGCAAAGTAAGCATTATATTTATTTTTTGTAATTTTTACACTTTTCGCGCCACAACGCAATCTCTTTTTTAACTCTTCCTCATAATCCTCACGAACAAGTATTACGGTATTCACTCTTGCCTGTCCAGCAGAACACATCAAGCGCACATATTTCTGATTATTGATATACAACCCATTTTTAATTATTTTCTTATAATGTGCCACATCGTCAATAACAACAGAGATATACTCCGGAATAAATAGCATCTTATCAATATTGGTATTTATGATAGATATTTGTTTTTTGACTGAATCCGTAAATGGGAGTTTTTTTAATTCTTTTTTTTGCTCATACAATAAGTTTAAAGCTTCCGGATCATATCGTATGATATCTGGATTACGTTCATATCTGATTGATCGTATACTTCTAAGTGCTTGATTGTCTCCCAGAGCAATAAGTTCACCATTGTTTCGAATTTCTCTAATATGCGCTCCAGTATTTCCGAGAAGTCTTTTTAAGTGATAGTCAAATTTCTCCAAACGATTCGAAGAAATTTTCATTATGTAAAATTGTTGTAGCTTTTTCACTAAGTTCCTCCATTAATGTGAGCCTAAAAATTCAACGATTTTTTTGACTCTCCATTTTTCAAGCTCATATGCAGAAGAAAAACTTGGAATTTCAGACATATTAACATTCATTCCAAAATCGTCAAATAATTTAACTGTCTCTTTTAGATCTGCTGCTGTGGGCTTTTCTTTTCTTGCCTTTTCTTTATGTTGAATAGAACTTTTCTGAGCTTCAATGCTGTCAAAAATTCTGTCTTGATAATTCATTGTCATAGTTACCTTTCATTTTTATTTCCAAACAAAATATATTCCGTCACTATAAGATACATCAATATCTGGAATGAATTTTATTATTTCAATTAACTGTTCCTGTGTAAAAACATATCCTTTTCGATTTTTATATATTTGTTTTAATGCATCATTTACCACATCACGAAATCCCCTGCCATACAATTTGGATTTTCTCATATATTTTTTGCCATCTTGATATGGCACGATATTAGATCGCAGCTCCGGAAGAATATGCTCATGAAAATGTTGTTTAAATTCTGAATCTGCGACTTTTGTAGAATATGGTTTTACTGTATTTTGATCGACACCACTGGATGTCAATTTATGATAATGCGGAGGAAGCCAAAAGCACCCTAACACATCGGTACTTGTTTTTATCAATACTATTAAATCTCCTAATTAATTTATTTCGTTTATCTATAAAACATTAAAACAACAATGGCTAAATCCTCCAAAAAGCCATTGCCGATTTTTTTCAAATTATTACTTTTCTCATCTTACATGTTTATTATATAGCATTTTCTAAATTATGTCAAGCGTAAATTATTATTTTGTTTAACTTTTGTAACAGCCAGCAAAGAAAAGGTGGCATTATTATATAATATATATTTATATATAAATATTAATATATATATATATATATATAATAAAAAGAATAATATATATAAATATTAATATAATTGGCTATACGTTAGTATAGACAATTATACACGACAATTTTTAAGAACATTTTTTCACCGGATTTTTGCACTTTGATTCCAGATCATTGATCTTGGAGTGAAGCTATTTTAAATGAGTTCGGTAGATTACCCAGGTTGAAAGCCGTAAAACGCCGATAAATAAAGGATTTCTTTTTCTTTTGTTGGTTGGTAATGGTATTGTGAAGTCTTGGAAAATGCCAGAAAATCTATAATTTTTTGAAAACTCGGTAAAACGCCGATAAATAAAGGATTATAAAGGATTTTAACCCAGATTATGTGGGATTTTATTATATATTTAAAATGCTGTAAATACGATGGTTGTCGTGTTGTTTCGAGGTGTTGTTCGAGGTTGGTTTTGAGGTGTGAGAGTGATAGTGACCTCGATAGCCAGGGCAAGACGGTAGAGCGTTGTATATTATGTAAACTATCCCCCGGTATCAATGGATCATCTGGAATCGTTGGAAAATACGATGGTTGTCGGAAAATTCTGAATGTTACTTTTTGAACTTAAGTAACATTCAATAACCTGGGGCAGAAAATCCCCCGGATATTACTCGGTTTCGGAATCGGGGGAGGGTGACTGACAGATGGAATCCCGGTAGCGTGACTGTGAAGGTGTTCGATAGATTTTTGAAAAATAGAGATTTACGGTAAAATGTTTCCCTTTTCCCTTTTCTCTTTCTTTTTCCTCTCTTCCTTTTTCTCTTCCAGCTCTTTTCCTTTTCCAGTCTTTTGAGATTCTGAGATCATCAATTCTCTGGAGGGTGGCAGAAATCCTTAGAAAATAAATTTCAAGATAAGAACATAAAACAAGGACAAGAAAAATGCTCATAAAAGTAGGGGGCAAGATATCCGCACAAATTTATTTTCCTATTATATGTCTGCGAAAGTGGTTAAATGTAGAATTAAACAACGTGGAAAGTGAAACATTCAGAGGTGCGCTGAAAGCTAATAAAATTAAATATGAAGCTAGTAACTGTGGTTATGGTCTTACTCATTTTGAGGTATTCGTTAATACTTCTGAAATTGATATCTTAGAGGGTGTACTTAGTACATTATAAGATAATATAAATAAATAATATAATAAGCCTGGGAACTGTGATTTCCAGGCTTTTATATTGATCTGAAATAAAGTAAAACAAAATAAATAAAACACTTGACAACCGGAAAAATACGTGTTGATATAACATCAAGATAAACGAAATAAAGAGACACAACTCAAAATACGGAGGGATAAAGATATGAAATATTTCACAAATTGTAAAAACCTGGAAGAGCTGAGAAAAGAATATAAGAATCTTGTGAAAGCGAATCACCCGGACAACGGCGGATCTGCTGACGAAATCAAGATTATCAATGTAGAATATGAAGAGGCTATGAAAAGCCTGAAGAATGCGGACGAAACAGAGAACGCGTGGAAATATGATCCGGAAAAAGATGAACTTTTCCGTGATACATTAAACAAAATAATTAACCTTGATGCGGTTATCATTGAAATAATCGGTTGTTGGATCTGGGTAACGGGTAACACCTACGGTGCAAAAGATGCGCTGAAGGCTGCGGGCTTTAAGTGGTGTAATAATAAGAAAGCTTGGAGCTGGCACGCTGGGGAACGTTACTATAAAAAGAGTAAAAGAAAGCTTTCTATGGATGAGCTGCGAAACCTTTACGGCAGTGAAGAGGTCACACCACATAGAAATGATAGAATAGCATAAAACGTAAAAGGAATCTGAAAAGATCCTTTTTTATTTGAGATAAAAGAAATAAAAATAATTATAAAATATACTTGACAATCAACAATCATGCTGATATAATACAAATATAAACAAGAGGCAGACACAACTAATAAATAGGAGGGTACGAAATGAGAGTAACATATAAAGGAAGAAGTAAAGATTATGATTACAGGGTTGCTGAAGTAACTTTCAACGATGAAAACAAAAAAGAACAGACCATAGTTGAAAGAGCTATCTTTTTTCTGGAAAGAATAAAAGGATATAGAATTGATATGCCAGTTCCAGGTTATGCAATCTGTGAAGTAGAGGACATGGACGAATTTAAAATGTTCTCTAAAGATTGGCGCGAAGCAGTCAAAATGATAAAAGACTGCATGAAATACGGATTTTAAAAAGAATAAAAATCTGTTGACAAGTTAAACGAAATAATGTATAATAAAAACAGTTAAAGAAAGGACGTGCAAAAGCACGGTGTCGATTGGCACGGATTAAGAAAATGAAAAAATATCAGATGAGAGAAATGAGAGACTTTACAACTGCAAATTACCAGGGCTTTACATTAAAGCCGGGTTACTGGTACGGAAAAAACCTGAGAGGTCAGGCAATTGCAACATCTACATGGGTTTCATGTGGAAATGTTGCAATATATGTCAAAACTGAAAAGGGTTGGGAAATGCAGTGGCATGATCTCGAAGCGGAGTATTTGCCAGATGATTTTGTCGAAGCTTTGCAGATAGATTAATAAGGGCGTAAGCCCTTATTTTTTGTCAAAAAATAAATAAAAAAATATCAAAAATATCTTGACAGATACACAAAATAATGATAATATAAATTCAACAAAGAAAGAGACACAACTTATATGGAGGGCGTAAACATGAAAAAATTTGAGATTGGAAAAAGATACTATGAAAGTGGTGTCACATATGAGATCATAAAAAAGACTGCGAAAACAGTCACATATAAAGCAATCCAGCACGCCGGAAAAAGCAACGAAAGAGTGCTGGAACAGAAAACAGCAAAGCTGCAGATCTGGGGCGAAAAAGAGGTCTTTTGTGTACGTAGTCGCACAATAGAGGCAGCATAAGAAAAAATTAAAAAAGTGCTTGACAGATAAAAGAAATAAATGTATAATACAAATATACAGAAGAGGCAAGGACACAACTTAAAATAAAAGAAAGAGGTAAAAGCCATGACAGCAAATAACAGATTAAAAGCGATGTTTTCTTTAAAAAGCAAGATTACTGTTTACATTCCAGCAACAGTAAACATCAATGAAACAATTGATAATACAGAGTTCGTAAATAAAGCTGCAACCCTTCTTTCTGAGTGTTTCGGTGGTGCAACATCAACTGAAGCTCTGGGTTACTGGGTATCAGATACCGCCGGACTTGTAAAAGAAAACACTACTATGGTGTTTGCATACGCCGGAGAAGATGATCTGAAGAAAAACCTGGATAAGGTGATCGACTTCTGTGAAAACCTTAAAATTGAAATGTCACAAGACGCAGTAGCACTTGAGTTGAACGGCGAAATGTTTTTTATTTAAAAAGATAAATAAAATAAACAGTGGCGGTATTCATACAGCATGAGCCGCCACAATTACAGGAGGGGGACGAAATGAGCGAATTGATTGAAAAAATGCTGTTAGAGTTTGACAGTGGGAACATGGATGCAGTAAATGAGATCTTGGATCAGATTGACGAAATGGAGGGTTATAAAAAATGAATATGGAAACCAAAATTCATGCAACAGTAAGAATGTATTTAAAAGCATACGAACAGCGTTTTGATAATCCGGAACTGCTGCATAAGTGGGCGAAACGTGCAGATGCTCTATATGAAGAAATGCACAAAACGAAATATAATATGACATATGTTCGTGAACATTTGTTTTTCTGCATGGCGAACGCCGAAACAGACTATTACTTGATCGAAGATTTACGGCGTTATTTCAAAGTAATTTCCAGGTTATAAAAACCCTGGATTTTTCAAAAGAAAAACAAAATAAAAAATGCAAAAACAGTATTGACAGATAGAGGAGGAAAACAAGATGAAAGTCAGTTCATTAATGTTTATTCAGCAGTTACTTGAGACAGAGGTGGAAAAAGAAAAGAAAGCTGTAGAGAAAGTTAAAACTCTTTTAGCAGAAAAAGAGGATGCGGCTGGAGTACAGTGGAATACACCGGATAATAAAGTAAACGATAATATCCGATTTCTTAGATCCGCAAAAGCCACTCACAGAGAAAATCTTTCAAAGGTTGAGGCGGTGTTAGAGGATTTTATGGGAAAAGATTGGAACTAAAAATTGAGGATATGGGAGGAAAAACATCATGTTAAAAAGAGTATTAGCAACAGTATTATCTGCAGTAATGGCAATTACACCAGCAACAGCAATTCAGGCAAAAGCACATAAGAGTCATTTATATCCTGTTGCCGGAATTGTAAGAGCAACATACAAGAAAAGCAGTGTTGTATCTGTAAAGCTCAAAAATGGCGTTATATTTGAGTTTTACGCCGAAGATGTGAAAGACTGGCATAAAGGCGATTTATGCGCTATGATTATCGACAATAACGGCACAAAAGCCATTTACGACGACATGGTTATTGATGCGGTAAATATGGATCAGGAATAGAGGGAGGGAAAGAACATGGCAAAAATTACAAAAGATCAGGTAAACAAGATAAATGCAAAGTGTAAAAATGGTTTTACGCTGAGTCTTTACGCTGCAGTAATACACGGCGAAAAGTGGCTTGAAAAAGATATTCAGCTTGATGATTCAGGCGTATTATACCGGATCACATTAAGATTTAAAGAAAAATATGAGAGATTTGGCACAATTGGAGTTTATCCGGTTCTTGATATCGAAAAATACGTTCCTTGTAAAACAGAAGATATGTACCAGGTTTTAGATGTGAGATCTGAAAAGCTGGGGGAAATTGTAAACCGACGTAGCATGAAAGTTTTACAAGATCTTACTGCAGATTATCCGGACGAAAAACTCATTTCATTAATTCGTGAGGTGATCGCAGCATGACGACGTTATTTCTTTTGTGTTTGACTCTATTAATTGCATTTTGGGAAAATGCAGACACTACCAGAAAAAAGAAGGAAAACGACAAAACAGCCGACGAGAGCATGAGATCATTTCACGAAACTATGAATAAGCTGCATGAGATTCGCGAAAAAGACCACAGAAAGCTTTAAATGGCGTTTTAAGCAATGATAAAGATAAAAGTAATAAAATGTATAAGCAATGATATAAAACTCGTTAAAAATCGAAAATACGGCGTTATAAGGATATTTAGGAGGAATTAACCATATGAATAAAACAGTTATCAAGATTATGGCGGCATTGGCAATTGTTACAACATTGTTTTCCGGTTTTCCGGTACAGGCGGCAAATTACCAGAGAGCCGCAGCAGTAGAAAGAAAAATCAAGCGTGAATATAAGCATATCCGCATTTTAGAGGGCGATAATTCACCGGAGTTCTGGCGCAAGATTGAGAATAGAAAAGGGAACGCTTTTTACTACGTCGAAAAGGTCACGGGAACGGTCAAAAACGCCGGATCTGGGGACGGTGAAGCAACATGTGGATATATCAATTATAAGCGTGTAAAAGGCGTTAAAGCTGGCAGCAAGGTGGTTTCTTGGTTCGTGTATAGTCGGGACAGTAACGCTTTTGATGATATCATAGCAAGGTATGATGTTATTGTTAAGAAATAGAATGTATCATTTTGAGATCCTGGGAAACCGGGATCTTTTTATTCAACAGATAAAATAAATAAAAAAGATAAAATATGTATTGACAGTTAAACGAAATAATGATATTATATATGCATAAGTAAAAGACACAACTTTATAATGAAGGAGGACATAATATGTTTAAAGTATTATTGGTAGACGAAGTGAACGGAAATTGTTACAAAAGATTTGAGTGTGAAGATCTTTTCGCTTGTGAGGTTTTCGTGGATCATAAAAAATATGATGCGCCAAAAGATTGTCATTATGAAATTGCGAGTGATCTGGCAGATGACCTGGACGAAGAGATCAACAGCTTATATGTTGAAGCTGAAATGATTCCGGAAGAGGAATTAAAAGACGAAGTAAGTAGCATGATCTCTAAAATTTTGGAAGCATATGATAATAAACAGATTACAGAGAGCGAAAAAGATAAATTAATAAATATGCTGCAATAGGAGGGTAAAAAGATGACAATTTCAGAAACAGCAAAACAGATTTGCAATCTTTCGCTTGCCGGATATATTAACGGTGAAGAAATTCACGCTTAGATAAAAGAAACAAGAGTTTTATTGAGAAGAATGGATGGATATAAATGATTAATGCAACTAATTGGAAAGAATTAAAGAAAGAATTGAAACAGATACAAGGTAAGGCTGTGTTTAAGTTGGAACGTGTTAATAGTATGAATGATGGAACGTTCTATAGAGTATTGCACCAGGTAAAACCACATGAATTAGTTTTCTTTGATGGAAAGCAACAAGTATATTTACAAGTAAATACAGAAACAGAAAATAAAATTGTATACTTTGAAAATGGTTTTAGAATTGGAAACTGCACTTATATATTAGATAGAATTATGGAGGTATAACCATGAACGCTGTCCAAGAAGAATGGGAGAAAATGAGAATTGCATATCAAAATAGGTACGCAAAAATGTGTAAAAAGATAAAGGAAAATGAATTTAATACCGATAATCACGGAGCTTTACTTGAAATGAGCTATGTTTTGATTGCTGTATTTGGATTGACGGATAAACAGGTACAAGAAATTGAAAGAAATGACGGATTTACAAATGCAGATGTGGAACAATGACCGTCAATGATCTTGCAACGGAAATAGTGCAGTAAAAGTTGCACTAATTAACAGAATGATGTTTGACCGCTGATAGGCATACGGAAATATTTCTGTATGCCAATTGAACGATTAAACACGTATATAATATAGAAATATTCTAGGGCTTTTGTAATTAATAAAGAATAAATAGATTAGATAAAAGGAATAAAAATATTAGATAAAAGCATTGACAGATAAAAGAAATAATGGTAATGTAAATATACAAACAGAGGACACAACTTAAAAAGTGGGAGGTACAACATGAATAACTATAAAGGATTTTTCAAAGTAAATGAGAATAACGGCGGCGTTAATGTTTGCACGTTTTTCAACCCGGAAACAAAAGAAGAGTTTTCCAAAATTGTCCGGGATATTGATAATGATAGACTCCTGGAAGATGACGAGATTCAGATTTTACGTTATCTCACAATTGATAACGATGCAGTCATTGCATGGAAGCATTTTAATAATGCTTTTGTCGTAGGTAATAATGTAGAGGTTATCAAGGGGCGAAAAGTTCCCAAAGGAACGATTTTAAAAGTGTTCTGGATCGGTGAAAGAGACACATATAAAACGAGAACACTTAAAAGTCAGGGTTGCAGATGGGCGAATGAAACAGAGACAGTCGCCGGATGCTACAATGAAAATGGCGAAAAGGTCTGGATCAAAACAGACTATTGTAAATATGTAGCTTAAAATAAATCCTTTTCGGTTGGTGGTTAAACCGAAAATATTTGATAATGAAAAAAGAAATAAATATTGACCATAATCAATATTAATGATATTATAGGAGGACAAAATAATGAATAAAAACTGGTTAGAGCTTATCGAAAAGAAATACGACGAAATCATCAATGTAGGCGAAAAAGCCTACAAAGACGCACTTGAAAATCAGCATTTACGTTTTATCGTTGAAATGGACGAAAACGGCAATGTTTACAGTTGGTATGATGTTGCTGGTGGAAATTCATTTCACGCATCTACATACAATGGGGAATCAATAGAGCTTTTTGAGTTCTGTATGCAATACTGGGAGAATAACCCAGCGGACGAAACAGTTGAGGAAAAGTTAAAAAAGAAAGGATTGTATGATTTATACCTGAAAGAAAGAGAGCTTCAGGATGCTGAAGATTATGACACTGCAGAGCTTATTCTTTCAAATTCGTCAAATGAGCAGCTTCAGGAGTGTCTTGAAGAGTGCCGGAAAGACGAGCTTGAATTTATGGCGGATGAATACGCTAGATCTGAAAGCATAAACAAATTAGATGTTTTAAAAGAACAATTGTCTTGTTTACATGAATAATCAGGAGGTGCGAAGATGAAAGTAAGTTTTATTGGTTTTGGTGGTTATACAGAATATCCTTGCTATGAGGACGAAAAAGGGAAATTGTACTTTGACATAAATGATGGGCGTAATGGTTTAGCACTTTATACAGGCGCATATCGTGACAAATACGGCGACATTGATGGAGAGCCTTGTTATTATGTAAAAGATAATATTGAATGCGAGAATCCTTTTATTAGAAGCCCTAGAGAGCGCGATTATATGTTGCTTAGTAGACTGCAGATGGATTGTAGTTATTATATTAATCGTTCAGGATGCAGCAAAAATAGTTTGTGGTCTGATATTGATACAATCTTGAGTGAAATGGAAAAAATTTTAAATTCGTTTTCTAAAGATGAAAAACCGGAATGGTTAACAGATCAGCAGTTTACAGAATTAAAAAACAAAGTAAGGGAGGTGCAGCAGGAATATGAAAAGAAAAACGTATAACAATGTTCTAAAAGTTGGAAAGTTGATCCAGAAAAAGGGATGTGAAGAAAAAGAAGCTTTAGAGCTTGCGGATATGACCTATACAGAGTTTTTGTCAAATATTGATAAGTATGTTGGGTACGTAGTGGAATTTAAAACCCGCTTTAAATCTAACGGTAAAATCTTCACATCACAGCGTTATGTGTGGGATAATAAAGAATTTGGTGCATTAAAACCGGATTCGCTGATAGAAGTGTAAAAGTTTTATACAAAAAAGAAACTAAAAGAACAGAATCAGGTATTAACTATTAAGAGAGGTGTGAAATTATGAAATCAAAAAGAACAGATGTAGCCCACGTTAGAGAGTATTCAATCCCGGTGGAGGGCAAGTATTACTATAATGTGCAAGTGTGCCAGGCTCTAAACAGTGGTAACGACATAACTTACGTTACATGTGGCAAATTATGCAAGACAAAAGAAGAGGTCAGAGACTTCCTTAAATCAGCAATGAAGTATTATACAGATATTATACATATTAACGCTTAAATAGCATAAAAGAAAAACAAAATAAACTTAATATAGAAATAAGCTGCGGTTGTGGATCTGTAATGGTCTATCAATCGTGGCTTTCTTAAGTGTGTGCATTTAAGGACATGGACACAGTAACCATGTAAAAACAATCTGTGGTCTAGCACTGACCGATATACAAAAAGAGTGTAAAACTTGTGGCTGGCAAGGTTAAATAATTAAGTGGCGGTTATCCGGTGCGGGATAAGGTCATCAGCTCTGGGCGGATATGGAGCTTACAAGCCTTATACTAATGATACGCTGAAACCATCCGAAAGGACATAGGTGTATGTATTATCCCCCTGTCTAGGGGGAAACTATGTCCAACTGAGCCAAACCGAAGAACATGTTACACAGATCCAGAAAGCTGTCAACAGTTTAAAGTAATAATTATTTGAAATAATGTAATAGTATAACTATAGTTCTTCCGGATTTGATTTATATATGGTGTTGATTATTATATATAAGTATGTATTAATAGTAATGATGCAGCTATGATCTGGTAGGATTCATTTTGTCCCCCAGAGGAAAAGATATATAAGATAAAAGAAATAATAAATAACTGTTGACATATGCGTATATATATCGTATAATAAAACCATAAAGAAAGACACAACTTAAAAGAAAGGTGGATGCAACAAAATGAAATCGCCATACGATCAAAGGACTGATAAAACAAGAGACAGAATACGTGGAAATAGGAGGAGCTATTATCCGAATAAACATTATCGGTCAGCAGAAGGTAATTTTTATTATTATATAAATACAAAAGGTTATTATCATGTGCTTAGACCGTGTAAAGTTTCATATGGTGGAAAATTTAGTCACTATGAAATAAATGACTATTTGTTAAAAGTTGATGACACATTAAAACTTGTAAAAAATTATGGATGTTATGAAACAAGAGAAGATGTGATTTCAGAATTAGAAAAGAATTTAGCAAAAGATAATTAAGGAGGATTTAATCATGTCAAGCAGAACAAATTATTATGATTTTAGAGATGCAAAGGTTTTAATTGCAATGGAACTGTCAAAAAGAGGTTGGGAAATCTTCGGATTCAAACCTGACGAATCAGATTCTATGACAGATTACTGGAGTCCGGCAGCCTGGGACGGAATCGCAACGAAAAACGGTTATGTTGTTGTGATTGACTGTTCTGATTATATCGTTGGAAGTCGAAGCGGTAAAAAAGATTACCGTAGAAGTAGCAGCACAGAAGAGATCGAGCTTACTGTTGAGATTCAGCAGAAGATTAAGAAGCTGAAAGAGATTAGACAGGATCGTGGTGCAAGTCCGGCAGAAGAAGCAACAGCCAAAGAGAAAATAGAAAAGCTGCTTGCCAAAGATAAAGAAAATAAAGATAATAGTACATCTATAACAGTATATTATCCTACATTTCAGGCAAATCCGCCGCGTATGAGCTGGCACGTCGAAAAAGACGGTGTTATCATCGCGAAAGGAAATGGCGTGGCAAAATTCTCAAGACTTCAATATTTCGATAAAGAAGAGGCAGAGAAATCACTGGAGAAATATGAAAAGGGATCATACCTCTATGAAGAAGTAGAAAAGAAACTGAAGTTATACAAGAACTTCCTTACATTCATAAATAAAATTGATACTGCTGCCGGATCAATGCTTGCAAAAGACGGTAAAGGTTTTGTATATGAAAACATTGTTGAAACAAAATATAAAACTGAAAATAAAGCTGTAGAGTGTGCCGGAAGCTTTAAAGAAGGTCAGTGTTTCATAGTAAAAAGATCCTTAACTGGTGGAGTTTATAAAGGTTACGTTTATAGAATACATGAAAATGATTCATACTTTACAGCTTACAGACTTGACAAAAAGCTGAAGAAAGAACTCACCGGAAGAGCTAATCCAGGTAACAGCTTCGGTTATATGAGCGGGAAATATCTGGAAAGAATTAAGAAGTTTTTTGATGAAGGTATTCTTGCATATTGCGAGATCCAGGAAGTGAAAACCCCGTATGAGGTTACTAAATGTGTTAAAAAGGCAATTTGATAAAAGAAATAATTATAAGGAGGAAAGGTGGAATTAATTTCCCACCACATAAAAAATCATGAAAAGAGAATCTGCAAGTAAATTATTCTATATCTGTTCTGCTGGTTGTGGAATTTTAGCGTTTTTGTTTATCTGGTTTTGTGCCGGATCTTCCGACTATTGGACATTAGTGGAACAAACAGAAGTTCCCGGAAACCTTGATACAAAATATGTAATTATGGCAGCTATCTTCACTTTAGCGTCAATTTCTTTTTGTACGATAGGCAATAGAATCAAATACTATTTACCAGTCGTTAAATCACCTAGACGAATCTATTATGACGATTTAATCTTAGAAGAAATAAATAACAACAGACGGTTTGAAATGCAGGTATGCGACTTTATAAACATGTTTCAGAAGGGCATATATGGCGATTTAAGCGCACAGAATGAGAAAGCTAATAAAAAGTATAGGGAAGCCGGAAAAGGGCGTTTAATTGGTAAATATCATTCTACGCAAGGTATTGTTAAGATCATTACTAACACAGATCAGACAAAAATGGAAGTAACATTTTTAAACACTATTTACAAGGTAGCATAGGAGGTAAACATGAGAACAACTAAAAAGGAAAGAAAAGAAAATGCAAACAAGTTTTATAATAGCTTTATTGGTGGAAATTGTAAGAATGCGGCGATTGTTGTAAAAAGATTTGATAGCAGTAGTAATCCTAATATCAACAGATGTCAGTTTTGGGCGGTTGCATCTCCATTGGCGTTCATGGAAAAACCATTAGTTATTGCAGAATCGGTTATTGGAATAACCGGATGTTTCATTGAATTGCTTGAAAATATCAAGCCAGGAGTACAGAAAATGTATTATGACGATGGTTTTAATGATTGGTTAGAAAAGACCTATAATTTCAGGATTACATACAAAGATGGTTTAGTCTTTATGTTAGAGAGGAAATAGGATCAATGTATTTGGGAAAATATAAGGGGCTTCCGATTTACTGGAAGAGTGCAAATGAGAAATGTATCATTGTATATGAGCAGTTCGCATTTACAAGAAAGTACAAATTGTACCTAAATGGAAACTATACAGACTCAAGCGATTCCATGAGTGGATTAATAATAATCGCAAAACAAAGTTATTTTTACAGGAGGTAAAACAAATAATGGAAGAATATGCAGTACATAGAACGACTACGGGAAAGACGTTTGAGCTTACAGATTTAAAAGGAAACCCGCTTAAATACGATGACTACAAAGACAATTTCACCAGGAAGCATTTACGAATGTTAGAGCCAGGGCAGGCATTGAGATCTGCCACACTTGGAATCATGTTGAAACGAGTGCAGTAAACTTGTGCTTGGATCACTCACAAAAATATATTATAATAAGAATACGGAGGTATTTACTATGAAAAAGTCAACTATTCCTTACAATGTAGTGCAACTTAAAAAGATGTTCGAGAAATCCGGGATTTTGGATTTTGATTGTCCTATTCAGCGAAGGTATGGATCTTGGGATGATTTTAAGAAAAGTTTATTAATACATTCTATTTTGGTTGGTTATATAGTTCCACCAATTTATCTCACAAAAGAAAATAAGGGTACAAAAGATGCAAAAAATAGACCTGTATCAAATTATTCTTGCATTGATGGACAGCACAGATTATTGACATTGTTTGATTTTTTAAATGATGAATTTGCATTACATGATGATACACCGGATGCAGAGATTGATGGGGAAAACTTCTCTATTGCTGGTTGTAAATTTTCAGAGTTACCGGAAGAAGCGCAGATGATTCTGAGGACATATACATTTACTGTATATAATTTAGAAGAATATACAGACGAAGAGATTGAAGAAATGTTCTTTAGACTTAACAATGGGGCTGGATTAAGCAAAACTCAGATTGCAAATGTTAAGTTAGGTATGAAGCTGGCTAAATTTGTAAAAGAGATGGTTAATAGAAAATTCTTTACAGAAGTTTGTCATTTCACTGGCGCACAGTATCGAAGAGCAGCAGACGAAAAGACATTTATACAGTCAATGATGCTACTGGACGTAAAAGACGGTGATTATGAATTTACATCTATCTCAGAGGGATGCGTTATAAGCTATGCAGAATCTTTACATGATAACTATTCAGATGCAAAATGTGAGAGATTAGAGAAGATCATGGACTATCTGGAAGAAGGATTTGACGGTAAAGAGAAGTTTATGAAGGTAATTAATATCCCGATGTTTATTTATATGGCTGATGAAGCTATTAATTCCGGAATTACTCCAAGTGAATATTATAGCTGGTTTGAACAGTTCGCCGGAAAGTACAGCCCGGATTGCAAATATGCAGAGAATTGTGGCACTGGATCAATCAAGAAAGACAAGGTAAATGGCAGAATTGAAGTTTTAAAAGAGGACTTTGGACAGTATTTCGCTGAAGAATTGAAACTTGTAAATAATGAAGAGGAATAGAACAATTTGGATGGGTGGCGTATCGTTTTGATGGTGCGCCACTGAATAGATGTAAAAAACAAATATAGGTGAGGTTAAAATATGACAAGTGATATGGTGTTAAATAATTTAAAGCAGCTTATCGGAAACGAATTTAACGAAGATGATATCATCTGTGCGTTTGAGGATTACGAAGTTGATGGAGAAAGTTCTGTATACGTTGGAGATAGTGACAATATCGGCTACGATAAAATTGCATATATAGAAGAAGATACCGTTCAATTTTTATTTGAACTAAATTCAGAAAATATCATTGAAGATGTATGGATGGAGTAGGAATGGATGAATATATTCGTTATAATGGTAGTCGCATCAAAAATATACAGGGGCAACATTTCGGACATTTAATTCCACAGAAAGTTGTAGGAATTAAAAATAAATATGCTATTTGGGAATGCCTGTGTGATTTATGCGGTGGCACAAGACAAGTTTCTGCAAAGTTGTTAAAGGGTGGAAGCGCAACAATGTGTGATAAATGCATGAAAGAACAAAGAAAAGAGACATTAAGAAAAAACTGTTATAATGAAGATGCAATTGCGTTTAAAGATCTCACTGAAAAACAATTTGGATTTTGGACAGTTTTGAAAAAGGGCGAATATAAGAATAACACACAGATGTGGGTATGTAAATGCAAGTGCGGAACAATCAAAGAAGTTTCTCCATATCATCTTATATATGGTAAGAGTGTAAGCTGTGGATGCTCTGCATCTTATAGTCTGATCGGAAAACGGATAGGTATGCTGAAAGTAACGGGAATTACGAAAGAAAATGGACTGTCTTGTATTTGTAAATGTGATTGTGGTAACATAATTACATGTACTGCATCTGATCTTGAGTGGAAACGCTCATGTGGATGCGCTGATGAAATAGAAAAAGAAAAACATACTAAAGCGTCTATCGTTTTAAACGGTCAAAAGATGAGAAAAGATAATACATCGGGAGTCAACGGGGTACATAGGGCTAACGGAAAGTGGGGAGCTGCAATTACATTCCAGAAGCAGTCCTACTGGCTTGGTACTTATGACACCATAGAAGATGCTGCAAGTGCCAGGAAAGAGGCAGAACGGCATTTATATAGTGACTTTTTTGGGGCAGCTTAAATCAAATGTAACTTTACATGATATTGAAGAATGTATAAAATCAGATCCATATATAGGTGCAGGAACTGGTTGTCCTTGCGATACTTGTATCCATTGTCAAAATGACTTTTGTTCATTGTATAATAAAAATAAAAGTTGTGAGAACTTTAATAAATGGCATTTTCCATATGTATATTGGGGTAATGTTATGAAAAGAGAAAATTGTAGAAAATAATGTTTGCATATCAAATTTGTAAAGAATTGGAGATAAAAAGTTATGCTTACAAACGAGCAGCTAAAAATTATAGGTCATAGAGTAAAGATTATCAGCAAATCAAGTTGTAATAAAGGAGAATATGGTATAGTTATTGGAACTACAAATAACAAAGAATGGTTAAAGGTGCGATTATCAGATTCAACTATAAGAATAGCGTTTGGTTCAGTGGTGCAGATTAATTAAATAAAAGACTGATTTCAGGGAAGGAATTACATATGTATACAAGTTACATTGATTATGCTCCTAAAGGTAGTATTTATTTGGGGCAATATAAAAAATTAAATGATGCTTGGAAAGCGTGTGCTGAAGCATTGGAACTTTTAAAGAATGTGGATGTTATTTATAGACCAATTATTATTGAAGAACAATAAAAATTCGACTTTCATGGAGGTATAAAAAATGGTTAAGAAAATAAAAGGCGGTGGAGATATTGCAAAAGTTCCAGAATGGGTAAAAACAGAAGAAGATTTGGAAAAATTTGCAAATGAATACGCTAATCAAAATATTAGTGTAGGATATGATTTACTTGATGAACCTATGGATCAGGACGAGTTTTTAGAGCAAGTTACATCTGCGTATATAGATGCAGAGAAACGTGGATTCGATAGTATTGTTGTGGCAATTGATACGGATTTAGACACGACATATTATATTAATGACACACCAGATGGATTCCAATGTGATTTATGGGATTATTATTTTGATGATCTGGAAACTATTGCTTCGCAGTTGTATGACGAAATGCATGGTAGTGTGACAGAAATTAGAATTGAATAATGCAATTAATGAACCAGAATATAATATGCTATAGGATAAAAGTAATAAAAACTATTGATATTCAATAAATAATACTGTATAATAAAGTAGAGAATAAAATGGAGATATAAAACAATGGATTTGAAAATTGGACGCTATGTATTAGATATTAATGAAAAAGATATAATCTTGGATAATGGTAATTGTTATCAAATCATTACTAAAAAAGTAGGAAAACGATGGGAAACCTATTCCCCGACAATAAGTGAGAGCCTTTTTGACAGATTGAATAAATATGGTGCAGTTTATACTAATGAAATGCTCAAGAAAAAAGCTTTTGAAAGATATCATATTAATAGTTGCACGTTTTGGGCTTTTAATATGAAAAAGCTGGAAGAGTTTTTGAAATAATGTATCTGGTGGTGGTTTATATAAGGCTGCCACCAGAAAAACAAAATAAGATAAAAGAAATAATGAAAAGGTGTTGACAAGACACAACTTATAATATATAATAAGAGTATAGAAAACGAAGGGAGATTTAAAAATGAGTATATATCAGTTGGCAAATAACAATTCATTTTTAGGATTTACAGATAACAGAACAGCTTTACAGGCTGGCAAGATTGAAAAATGTCTGTCTAAAGCATTCAGATATAATGGTGTTGTAATGGAACGCCGGGATAAAATGCTTCAGGATTTAAGAAATGGTAAAGAACCGAAGATTGCAGAAGAAACTGTAAACGGGAAAACAAAGAAATCCTATAGAGTATATTCCACAATCAAAGACGGTGAGTTTGCCGGAACAAGAGTTTTCAGTGAGATTACCAAAACAGAATATGATTTCTGTATGTATCTCATTAAAAATGATCTTGTTTCAGAAGAACGTGTAAATTCTTATCTTGAAGAAGAAAAAAATAAACGTATCGAAGCTGCAAAGGCAGAGCGTGAAGCAGAAGAAGCAGCCAGAAAAGAAAAGGAAAGACAGGAAGAAGAGAAAGAAAAATTTAATTCCTGGGTAAAATCAGCAGCAGAAATGTATATTGGAACTTCAAAAGGAAATCTTATGGAGAAGATTTATATTGACAAGTTGGGCGAGTTTAAATATCCCATTGGAGCATTTACGCTTCTTGTGTGCATTGATAATATTGAAAATAACCCATTATGTAGGGAAGAACTGAAGGAGCGTTTATATACCGGTAATGTGGCGAGTCGCAAGACATTCGAGTGCGTTACGGGCTTAAAACTTCCGAAAAATAATCGTGATACACAGGAGTTTATTGATAATCTGAAAAAGTCTGATTATCGAGAAATGACAGAATATAAGGTACGCAAAAAGTCGGACAAAACAGAAGAAAGCAAGCCAGAAGATGCAGAAAAAGAAGAATTTTATATTCTTGAATTTGATCCAACCGATGAAAACCGGAAGCCGGAGTATAGAAAAATAATGGCAGAGAGAATCGAAAAGAAAGGTTTCGAGTGCTTTATTCACGAAACAGAAGATGGGAAAATTGCAATTTCTTCAGCAGAATGTGGCATGAGGTTGTCGGTCGGTTCTACAAAAGCCGAAGCTATCAGGGAGTTAAAACGGACAATTAACAAAGTGGGAGATGTAACATTGAGAAAGAACATTCGGATGGCTATTGAAAGATTTGGGAAAAGCCCATATAAAGCAGCGTAAAGAAGAATACAATAAACGATAGGAGATATATAAAATGAGTTTAACTGGCAAATTTGGGAATTTTGAAATCAAGAAAACAGACAGAATCAGTAAAGAGGATCAGGAATGGTTATTGCACAGAGAAGAATTGTATAAACGCACGCTTGCTATACACAAAAGTGTATATGATATTTACAAATCAGTTGATGGCACATATACAAAAGAAGATAAGAATGATTTTTCTAGCCTCATTGTGGGAGATTTCAACGTTCCAAAAGAAGTCAGCGAAATTCAAAATTCTTATATTAGTGGTATTTTCTCTTACTTCCGAAGAAAATATAATGTAAAGCTGGAAAATAAATTTGAAGAATACGATTATTCGCGTGAATTATATCGTTATTCAAAAACAGATCCAGTAAAAGATCTTGTGATTGATGAAATTGATTATCATACTGTGCTTGACAAAATCTTCGATCAGCTTGGAGGATTGAGCTTTAAAGAAAAAGCTATAAAAGAAATAAAAGATAAGCTAAAAGAAGAATGTTATACCAGTTATCGCAATAACTGGAGTATTAAGATAAGTGGGAAGAAGCTCATTTATACTGGCGGTTATTGCAGTCAGTCATATAGCAATTATCATTTTAATAGTACAAATTGGATGTATGCAATGTTGGAGGCGTTCTCATACAACGTATACAAAGAAAAATGCCGTATTATTTCGTTGGATAGATTGTATGATAGCTATTATATAAAATTAGAAGAAGAAGATTTTAAAAATGGATTTTCAGCACCAGAAGTCGGAGTGGAACATATCAAATTTTACAAGAATGGAAGAGTTGATATTACATTCCAGAGTGGCGAATTTTGTCGAGATTTCGCAAGAGAATGGTGCGGTTACACATTAGTTTAGGAGGTTAGCAGATATGAAATATAATTATTCAAATGAGGTTATCCCGCAAGATCAGCGGAGTGACATAAACACAAAAATCGAATATATTGTAAACAATGATCTGCCGGAATCCGAAACGGGAATCTCCAAAGAAGATATTTTTAACGCTTATACAGGTGTTGGAGGGCTGCATGGACTGCAGTTCTCTAATTACTCAAATTATTATGACTACCAGAAAGCGAAAGCTGAAATTGAGCAGGGGCAATTTTTCACACCATATAAATTAGTAGAGTGGATTTATAATTGCCTACATATTTCAAATAATGATTTAGTGGCAGACCTTACTTGTGGTCACGGGGCTTTTGCAAGCTGCTGCCCGGTAGAATCAAACTTTTACGGTTGTGAATTGGACGGAAAATCTTACAGAGTAGCGAAATATCTCTATCCGGATGCGAAACTGGAAAATACAGACATCCGTTTTTATGAACCGAAAGTTACATTTGATTATGTGGTTGGAAATCCGCCTTATAATTTAAGATGGTCAAAAGATAATAATAACTATTTAAGCGAATATTATTATTGTTTAAAAGCAGCGGAACTGCTGAAACCAGCCGGAATCATGGCAGTAATTGTACCATTGTCATTTTGTGCAGATGAATTTTCTGATGGTGGTATGATTGCCGGACTGAATGAGCACTTCAATTTTATCTGTCAGATTGAACTTGATAAGAATACATTTAAACATTTGGGCGTAGAGAACTATAAGACGAAAGTTCTTTTTGTTCAAAAGAAATCAGAATATCTGGAAAACGTTGGATATAACAAAGATCTGTTATCCGGTGTTTCTTCCGGTGAGATTTGGGAAAAGTATTTAAAACCTGTTACAGAGAAACGAGAGAGTATCAAACAGAAAGTATTTCTTGAAATTGTAAGAGGTGGGGAAGAAGATGCTAAATGGCAGTATAAAATTGAAAAGTTACTTTATGATATTAAAAGAAATCCACTTGTTTCAGATTATTACGCAGAATGTTGCGAATATGTAAGCCAATATCGTACACAGAAAAAGCCGAATCATATCAAGTGGGACGAATGGGAACAATTAAAAATTAAGAAGCCGGATGTTGTGAAATACTTAAAATCTGCCTTAAGAAAGCAGAACCCAGTCAGAAGCAAAGAAAATAGGATAATTAAGAACAATTATTCTTTTGAATTGAATGGGAAAATCCTGGATATTAACCAGGCGGTATTATCGGATGATGTGTTAACAAGACCGTTTAGCACTAAGCCGGTAAAACGTCTGGTTAGCAAAAAAAGACAAGAATATAGTATGCAGAATACAGCTTTTACAAACATGCATCCAGACAAAGAAATTGAAAAATGGTTGAATGATTTTGAATTATCAGACGATGAAGAAACCATACATTTGAATAACGCGCAAAAAAGAGATCTTAACCTGTTTTTGCAAAAGAGATATAACTTTATTCAGTGGGAACAGGGATCAGGAAAAACACTTGCGGGTATTGCAATCGGGAAATATAGGCTTGAGAAGAAACAGGTGAAAAATGTATTTGTCGTTAGTACGGCAATCGCAATTAAGAACAATTGGAATGATGTGCTGACACAATACGGCATTGATTTTTGTATGATTGAGAGCTTGGCAGATATTTATAATATTAAACCAGGGCAATTTGTAATTATTACATTAAATATGATGTGTAAATACCATAAGTTTATAAAACGATTTGTAAAATCTATCTGCCAGAAAGCCGTTCTGATTTTTGATGAGTCCGACAATATCAGTAATATGTACAGCAAACGCACAAAAGCCGTTTTAAATGCTTTTCGCCGCTTAAAATATAAGACACTTATGACTGGCACAAGTACAAGAAATAACATTGCAGAAATCTTTCCGCAACTTGAATTACTGTATAACAATTCTATCAATATGTTAAGTGAATGTCCGGAAATTCAGGAAAGAAATAAAGAAAATAAAAATGAATTGGAATGGATAGAAAATGAATACTATATGAAACCATATCCGGCATATAGAAAAGGACATCAGCTTTTTACAGCAAGTCATATCCCAGATAAAATCACTGTATTTGGCGTTAGTCAGTTTACACAAGACATATTTAATTCGGATTATCTGAAGCAAATGATTAATAAAACTATTATTACAAGAACATTTGAAGAGATTACCGGAAAGAAATTGTATGAAATTAAACAGGTAGCTTGTAAAATGGGAGAAGAAGAGAAAAGACTTTATTCTATTGCGCTTGATGAATTTTACAAGATGGAATATCTTTTTCATAAAACGGGAAATAGCCGAAAAGACGCTATGTTAAAAATTTTAAATCAGTTGCTTACGCTTTTGAAAATTTGTGGTGCGCCACAAACATTAAGAGAATACGATCAGTCGATTATGCCGGAAAAATTCAAATCAGTTCTTTCTCTTTTGGTAGACTTCCAGGGAGAAAGGGTTGCTATTGGTGTTAGACATATTGAGGTTGTGAGAGCTTATGAAGCAGCAATCAGAAAAGCATTTCCAGATAGACCAGTATTTGTCATTACTGGAAACGAAACTACTTTGAAACAAAGAAAGAAAATTGTGCAGGATCTTAAAAAGACAACAAATGGTATTCTGATTAGTACACAGCAGAGCCTTTCTGCAAGCATGAATATTGATTTTGTAGACAAGTGCATTATTCCGGAGCTGCATTGGAATAATTCAAGCATGAGCCAGTATTATTTTCGTTTTATCCGTTATACTTCTACAAGATTTAAACAGGTATATTTTGTTACATATGAAAACAGTATTGAGAGCAATTTGTTGAAAATGGTTCTTGTAAAAGATAAGCTGAATAGATTTATGAAGAATCAGGATGTTTCTGATGATGAAATATATGATATTTTTGGGATTGAAAGTGATATGCTGCAAAATCTGATGTACAAAGAAAAGACAGATGACGGATATGTTATTCGTTGGGGAGATCAGAAAGTATCATAGATTGGAGATATTATGAAGAAAAAGAAGCCAGAGGGCTATTATAAAGGGTTACGTAGAAAAGAAAATCTGACTATTGAAGAAGTATACAATGCTGTAAAGGATGTGTTATTCGAGCCAGAAGATAAGAAAGCTATGGTTGTAATTAATGGCGACAAAATAAAAGGGAACAGTCAGAGATTCCAGACATTTTTTACAAAAGGCTTAAAGTGTGCATGTTGTGGTATTGAGGGAAAATATTTCGGGAAAGAAAAAGATTTCAACGCTGCAAGATATCATCTAAATTTGTATGCCTTGGATGAATCAGGAAATGAAGTTTTAATGACAAAAGATCACATTGTCCCACGTTCAAAAGGTGGGGCAAGTGAACTGTATAATTATCAGACAATGTGTGTAAAATGCAATATAGCAAAAGGGAACAACTAATGGAATATGATAAAGAAAATCAATGGTGGATAGAATATACTAAATTGTCAAGCGGGCAAACTGCAGTTATTATGTTTTCAAAATATCCGAGAGGAAAAACGCTCTACTACTTTGTTACATTCGGAATTGCTGATAAAAAGAAGATGTTGCGGAACTGGCTATTGGAAACAGGTAGCGGAGATTTATGTACAAAATGCACTGGAAAATGTGGAGCAGAAGGATTAATCTGGGCGTATCATAAGTTAGAAGAATTTATACAAGATAGGAAATTGTTTAATAAAAGCGATAAAGTTTTAAAATATAAAGTTGCGGTTTGTGGAGCTGATGCAAGACGACACAGAGTTTACCGCCATTTTTTGAAGCGCATTGGATTTAATGAAGAGTATGACCAGGAATTAGGTTGGATTATTGTGAAAAACTTATAAGATAAAACAAATAAATGTTGTAATATATAACAATGCGTGATATACTTTATACAAAGACACAACATAGAATGGAGAGTGAACGTAAATGGGAACACCAGCATATACACCTATATACTCTAAGCGGTTAGCAGGGTATCTTCTTCTAAAAGGATTTATGCTTGAAGATTATCAGAAAAGTCATAAGGACTCAGAAAGAACAATATTCTTCTTCTATGAGTCTGAAGAATTGTTAAGAGCCATGTCAGAATATAACAGATTAAAAAATTACAAAGGAGGCATAGTAAACATATGAGTAAAGTAATCAATCAAAAATATATGTCGTTTGAAGAGGTTGTTATTGAAAGTGAAAATGAAGAGGACTATAAGGAGTCTCTTGATACAATGCGAAAAGCCGGTTTTACAAGAGTAAAAATATACGATAATGAAAGCATGACTATGATCCCGGCAAAGAAAATTCTTAAAAATGGACATATCGTACAGAGATACAAGAGATTTGGCGGATATGAGATTATAGAAAGCAAATTACGCGCAGAATTACCAAAGGGTGTTAAGCCAGCAGATAGAAAGGAAGAAAATAAATAATGAAGGCAATATTACTCCTGTTGATTATTATTGCTGTTTTGCTGGTTGTTATGGACATAGCAGTGATATATGCAGCACGTGAAGTGGAGAAAAAAGAAAGAGAACTATTTGAAAATCGAAGGAGCAGAAGTAATGAAAGGGGTTATCTTAAAAACAGATGACGGAATAAAGTTATTTGGATGTTTACAGTGTAGCAACGGATCTTGGTACACTGCAGAAGGGTGTTTTAAGTATTGTAACGATAATAAAAGCGAAAAAAGAAATATGCTATAGGATTTAAAGTTGTCCGCTAGTGCTACGTATTTGGCATTAAGTCCAAAAGCTACAAAAGACTGGTATAAACATAGAGAGAATTTCATTGAAATTGAAATCCCATATAAAAATGAATAGAAGATAAACAAAATAAATATTGACATATAATAAAAAGTATGATAATATATAAAATGTGAGGTGAAACAAATGGCAACAGGAACAAATTTAGGAAGGATTAAGAATAAAAAAATCCAAAAGAACAATACTTCTGGATGCACAGGTGTTTCGTTCCACACTTGCAAAGGTCAATGGTATGCGAGAATAGCTTTTAAGGGAAAAAATTATAATCTTGGCTATTTTGATAATATTCAGGATGCGATTAATGCCAGAAAGCGAGCAGAACAAATGACTTTTGATGAATTTATTGAGCGACATACCAAAAAGAAGATAATAGAAATATAAGTAGGAAGAAATAATGATTACACAGAAATGCCAGATGGAACTTAGGGAGATGGTTTGTGATTTTGGAAAAGGTGATATACACATTGGTATGAATCCTAGACCTGATGATCCAAATAAAGTTTCAATTGAATTTGCAAATGGAAAACCGCTTGGAATCGGAACACGTGTGTATGGTGAAAATTCACCAACACCATTAATCATGAATTTCGATAATGTCGAAAGCCTGGAAGCTATAAAAGAGATTGCTGAAGCTGCAATTACTACTCTTAAGGTGAAGAAAGAGTACATGACTGAGCCAAAAGAGCCAGAGTTTATAGTTAAAACTGACAGTATACTTGTAACAGAAGCATTCAGGAGATCAAATCCGTCACCACTTAAAGTAATGGAAGATACAGAAAAATATCTGGAAAACGGTGATATTAAAGAGATCGTTGTTTCTGAAAACCTTATTTTAAAAGACGGGTACATAGGGCTGCTGATTGCAAGAAAATACAATAAAAGCACTGTAAAAGTATCTGCACCGGATGGAATTATAATCCTTGTTGGGAACAAAGCAATTAATTTTAAATCAGATAAAATCGCTCTTTTATATGGAGATGTATATGGAGAACAGAAACAACTAGCAATTATTAATTCAGGTAATAGATACATGATCCCGGCAGAAACCCCGGAAAAAGCGGTAGAAATGCTTGAAAAGATAAATAAAGTGTTTACTCCAGATTATACAATCGTTGGAAGAGGTAGAGGAAGTTCCGCACTTGCAGATTCAATGGAAAAGCGTGGAGTGGCGTTTAAACATATGTAAGATAGCAAAAATAAAAGATATACACAATAAGGCTTATTATATTTAAAGGATGTTGATTGTTGTTTGATAAACAAGAGAGAGTTCGTTGATATGGTAAGCGATCATACTGGACGTACAAAGAAAGACGTAGAAGAATGGACAACCTTAATTTTTGAGGAAGTCAAAAGAGCTGTAAAATTATACGGTGGATTAAAAATTGTGAATTTTGGCACATTTGATACAAGAGACAGAAAAGGTAGGATGGGGAAAAATCCAAATACACAAGAAGATCTCTATATAAAAGGCAGAAAAGTCTTACACTTTACGCCTGGTAAAGAAATAAGAGAAATAGTTAATTATTAGGAGGTTTTGGCAGTGTTTAAAGTAGGTGATATGGTATATGTTGCTTTTGCTGTTGGTTGGAAATTTGAAACACATTTAACAACGGTAAAAGATGTTGTTGAAAAAGACGGAGAAGTAGAATATATCGTTGAATGCTATTGTGATGCTGCCAGATTTTCTAATGATATGTTTGAGCATTACGACGACAGCCGGAAAGAAAATGAAATCTTTGAAGCAACCAAAGAAGGAAAAGCCAAATGTGATAAATACGTTTCAGATTATTATTATGATGGACTTTGCAGAGGTTGCGAGTATGAAGATTTTGGTTCTGTATTCCGCTGCACTGATTGTAGCCATTGTAAGGATATGGGACGTAAGAACCCAACAGATCCAAGACCTATGAAATGTGTTTTAAACAAAATTGTAGTAGGCGACCTTTACGGAAAATCTCATGCACATGAGATATGTAAGTATTTTGATCCAGTGCTTCCACAGATAAAAAGAGAGTTTCAGAGTTGGGAAAAATACAATGAAGTTCTTAAAAACTGTGAGTTCAATAAAGAATGTCCAATGCACAAAAACAGTGTATGGAAAACTTGCACATATGAATACTATATGGATTCTAAGCTTGTTGGATTTCCGATTAAGTTTATGCTGGATGGAAGAGAAGTTACAAGTGTAAAAATCCCACGTAGAAGATGGGTAAATCAGGATTTCTTGAATGGAGACATTCTGGAATGTACAACTGTGAATTTTGCATATGAGAAAGGCAGAAATGGATTACCGAAAAAAGAATGCTTGCCAATATATCAATCATTTGAGGGACTGGCAAAAATAGATATTAAGAAAGGTATTTTAATTGATGAACAGCCTATCAAGACATTATGAAGAAATTGTAAATCGTATAAAAAGTAAAACGCCGGATTTTGACGAGTATAAGTTTCACATTCTGGTGGTTGACGAAAATAATTTCGATGGGATGCCAGTACAGAGTTGCACGATATCAAAAGATAGAAAATGGATTTGCATTCCAAGAGAGTACGAAGATCAGCTTGGTGTAGGGTATATTCCGATATGCTATGAAGTAGTGGAAGAATTTGAGACATTCCTTGGAAATGGTAGCATAAGTTGGAGATGTAGAGTCTTTATTTTAAACAGAAGATATTAAACAAATATGGGGCTGTAATGGTATCGACGGGGTACAGAACGGACATAATTCGCAGGAGTGGTTGCCTAACAACCAACATTAAAATAAACGCTAAAGAAACAAGACTGGCGGCGTAAGCTGCACTCTATATAGATGATTGTGGGATATAATCTATATAGAGCCGAAATTCCCACAGGAGTTTCCTATTTTTCTTAAAAATAGGTGGTGGACGAGAAACCAGTATATACCTGGGAAAACGGTTAGCTGTCTCATTTTCGCTAGGATAACGTTTAAAAATAAATATCCGAATGAAAGGGTATTGCGTAAAAAGATTGTGTAGTTAGTATGTATTTCGGACACGGGTTCAACTCCCGTCAGCTCCATTCCATTTAAAAAAGGAAAATAAAATATATTAATAATATGATGGAGGACAAAATGTTAAATACGAAAATTGGTAAGGAAAAGGATTATGAAGATTGGTACAACAAAAATACAGATCCATATTCTCACAGATGTTTTACATATGCAGAGGGTTGGGCTGAAAAAATGGAAAGAGAAATTGAAAATAATCCAGATGTTCCGGTGATTGATGTTATTTCTGAATGCGCGAAAAGGACTGCAGATGAAGAAGATACGGATGGAATTACAGGATTTATGTATGGATGTGCATGTTCTATTTTGAAACAGTGCTGGAAGTATGGAGACGACTTTTCAATTTGGAAAGAAAAAGAAAGGAATAAATAATGAAACCTTATGACGTAGGCTTAATTTGTGGGCGATTTCAGACTTATCATATAGGTCATGAATCGCTCATAAATATGGGGACACAACTTTGCGACAGGATCTTAATTCTAATAGGATCATCACAAGAATGCGGGACAGAAAGAAATCCGCTTAATATCAACACCAGAACGAAGATGCTGAAAGAGATATACGGAGATTCGCCGGAAATCATGATTTATGCACTGTCTGATCTGACAGATGAGAATGATATTCGTCCGGAGTGGGGCAAGTATCTTCTGGAGAATGTAGACAGATATATCTACAAAGTTCCAGAGTTGATGATTACCGGAGATGACGAAGAGCGAAACCACTGGTTCGCAAGAGAAGATGTGGTTGATATGTCGCAGCTTATTGTAAATCGTGGAAGAATCCCTATTTCTGCCACACAGGTCAGAAAGCTTATGGTTATGGATGATCGTAAAGAGTGGATGAAATGGGTAAATCCGAAGCTGCATAAGATGTATGATGAAATTCGCCGGGAACTAATGACAGTACCTTATTATAGGGAAATGCAGATAGAATTGATGAAAGATAAACAAAATAAATGTAAATAACACTTGAAATTGCCGGAGGAATATGGTAATATAATTACAAGGAAATCAAACAATAGGAGGGTAAAAAATGTACAGTATTTCAAGAAAAGAATTTATTAATCCAGATATGGAAATGGTAGGGAGAATCATTGACAAGCTCAATGAAAAGTTTGATCCTACAGAAACCCATCATCATAGCAATGCAGACTCAGAGATGTTTGAGTTTCATTATAAAACAGATGGAATGAAGCGTGAAGCATGGAGCATTACTTTCATGGGACAGACAATTATCAGTGGTGGCGAATTTGGGCTTGATTATTCAGAGTGTCAGGATGAGTCATATTTAACGCTGGAAAGCCGCAACGAACAGAAGATTTTTATGTTAGCAGTAAACGGAACAATCAATCATATCGACAAGCTGATTCAGTATGTGGCACTTTCCGATACTTCAAACCAGAATAAGCAAAAATGGATCGGAGAACTGAAGAAAGGCATTAAATAGAGAGGTGGTTATTATGTTTTTAATTACGGTAAGAGCTTATTCTGATTTTGATATACCTTATGATATACCAGTTATTGCTGTAGGCAATAATAAAAAATCAAATGAGATAATCGACACGTTGAATAGCTTTTCTAAAAACCATAACCAGAATGGAGAAGATAAGAAATTATCTGAAGTGCTAGAAAATAATTTGCTGCATAAAGAATTAAATAAGTTGTTAAGTCAAAAAATTAACAAACATGATGCAGATGTAATTATTAGAAGCTTGACAGATATATGTAAAAACAATGATGTATTTGTATATGATGATATTTTCAATATTCTGGAAGTAGCAGAACTGTAGGATCAGAAAGGAGAGCATTATGATAACATATATCAATGGAACATCCGCATTAAAGGAAGATAGTGAAAAAGTTATTACCTTTCCTAGTTCAAGAGAACAGGTTGTTGAAACACAGCCAGCAAAGAAAAAAGGAAACTATAAAGAGGGTGAAGAACAGAGAGTTTATCCGTTCAAAACCGAAGAAGATCTTCAGAAAATGCACAATTATTTCGTTGAGAAAAAGATGTGGCGTAATGATCTCTTATTTGTTGTTGGTGTAAATGTTGGTCTTAGAGCAGGGGATCTCCTGAAACTTACATGGGGACAGGCTTTCCCGGATAATTATTCAGAAGTTGCAAACGCAATCAGAATAAAAGAAGAAAAAACTGGAAAATGGCGTACTTTTTATTTGAATGAGTCTTGCAAAAAAGCTATTCTTAAATACTTTAAACAGTATATAGGAAACGGAGAAATACCTGGAAGGGATGAGTATATTTTCAAAAGTAGAAAAGAAAATGGACACCTTGAGGTTCGTCCGGCTGGTAGAATTTTGAAAAAAGCAGCGAAGGAAGTAGGAATTACTTTTAACGTAGGAACGCATTCATTGAGAAAGACATTTGGCTATTGGCAGTTAAAGGCACATCAGGATGATGCAATGTTTTTGTGTCACCTTCAAGAAATGTTTAATCATGCAACTCCAAAAGTTACATTGAGATATTGTGGTCTTGAAGATGAAAACATGGAACAGTATTATAATGATGTGAACATTTTATGACTTGGAGTGTAGACTATTGGAAAGTACAATGGCAATAGTAAAAGCAAAAGACGATATAAAAGTTCTTATGGAAGATGGCAGATTTAGCAATTTCATCAAGGGGCATACATATAGATGCATGTTTAAGGGCGAAGATGTGTATATAATTGATGAAGATAAATATGGATTTCAGACAGATTTGGATATATTTCATGAGAATTTTCAGGTTATAAGCAACGAAACTAAATAAGGAATATTATCTTCATTCGGTGTCTGTATTGGAAAATATGATTCTAAGAAAGACACCTGAAAAATAAATGAAGTTAATAGAAATAAATAATGGGTAAAGATATGAAAGCTGCAAGTTGTTTTGAAGTTTTTAGGAGTGGATTTACTTAGCTGTATTAATACAAAAGGATAAGTACAGGAGAATAAGATGAATTATAGTAAGCGTGCAACGAGAAAAGTGTGTGCAGTAATTTCAGTTATAATTGTTGTGCTTCTTGTATTTACAGCCATATCTGCTGCCAGTGTAGATACAGACAGCGATATATATGTAAAGTTCCAGGATCGTATGTCGATGGACTGGGATTATGATGATTCGATCTATCTGAGAAAAGCAGTAATGCTTAAAGGTCAAAGCAAATCATTATATGAAAAAGCCGACATTATAGTTGTCACACTAAACAGGGTATTAAGTACAAAATATCCAAAAGATATTAAATCTGTAGTTGAACAAATTGCAGAGGAAGAAGAAACGAGTCTGGACGAAATTGAGCCAGACTCCGATTCTGCAGAAGCATTAAGAATTGTAAAGCATGAAAGATATGATAATACGAAAGGGCGATTAGAATATGAATAGCAATGAAAAGTTCAATGGAAATAGAACCCACCAGAGAAGAAACAGAAACGGGCATTATAGAAAAAGACCTGTGAAAGCAACTCAGGTTGCAGTTAATCCGGAAAACAAAGATTCCGAAAATATGAAAAAACTTGTCGAGATTTTGGCAGATAAATTTTTTGTCCTTATGGAAAAAATTCAGAATTGTACTGAGATTGTGCCAGAAGAAATTCTTGATGAGACTCCGAAATTTCATCAGGTTATAGGAGCTATAGGAACACTTGGTTTCACACTTGAAGAAATTGACAGGTTACTCCCACTTTCAGAATATCTGCCAGAGGAAAAGGCTGATGAAATTAAAGAGATTATTTTTTCTGTTGGCAGTGATAACGACGATTCCGACGAAGAGGAAAGATGCTATGACGAAATCAATTAACAATGAACGCTGGCTTTCCGATGGAAATTGTGAACTCTGCCGGAGATCAAAATATTGTAGTAAAGCGTGTAAAGCCAATAAAGAGGCAACGCAGAGAAATATTTACAGTGCAGTAAATAAAGCCACAGGTGGAATTTTCACACATATGCTTGAAAAACAGGCAAGTTTATTCAGGTAAGAAAGGTATAACATGAGTGGAAATATTGTAATTGACTGGGCTGATAGCATATTGGAAATTGCAAAATCATCATGCGGATCAGGAACTTCAAGTGACAAGGATAAAGCTTTTATGGAAATTATTGGAATATGTGACGCAATATTCAAGTCACTTGGATATGCCTGTGAATACGTGTTTATAAAGTACAAGCGATTTTTTGATAAGCTGGCAGGAAAAGATACAACAGTTATAGACTGGGTGCTTTCAGTTGTTGATCTTGCTGCGTCTGGAATAAAATATGAATATTCAGGGAAAGACGAAAATTTAAGATGCATCATTGGAGTATGTAAGACAATTGAAATAACACTTGGATATGTTTATGCGAATGACAGTGATGATGAAAGTAAAAGAAAGCAGATTGTTGATTTTGCGAAATATGTACAGGAGGAAGAAATAAAATGATGCGAGTAGGAACTCCACATTATAATTTTGATTCCACAAATGCACAAGAACCATTTACATATATGGCGCGAATAATCGGCACAAAAGAAATTGCTGTTGGTTATGTTGTGGTAGCAAAGGCAGCATATTGTCCGAAAAATACTTGGAAATATTACATAGAGTACAATGATTATAGATCGTATCGTTGTGGTGTTGAGTCAGCATATTTGGGACTCAAAAGAGTTGCAATTGATCCAGATACTATCGTTCCTTACAACCAATTAGCAAGGATAAAAGTGGATCAGGAACATGGTTATGATATTTTGCTTGAAGGAAATGATTTGCCGGGATTAAGAACGAGCTTAAAAATCGCACACAATGAAAAAATCCCAGAAGGCTTATATGCGCCAATTAGCGAAGAGTATGCTGCAAGATATGAAAAATATGGAGCATGTTCTGAGGTTACACCAGAGCAAAACGTTATAGAAGATGTTATTGAAAACAGCAAAATTCTCGAAAGAGTAAAACTTCTCGAAGCAATAAAGAAATTCTGGGATGAACATAAGAAAGACTATAAAACAGTTTTTGTTTTGGTTGGTGTGGGATATTGCAAAGAAGATTGTGAAACCATAGAAGAACGTGTTCCTGGAATATTCACGCATTCGTTGACCAGTATGTATTTCGAGGATATGGATGCTTGTATAGAGGACTTTGTGAAATGTGTAGATCCGGAAGATGTTGGAGCTTTTGATTGTGGTACAAGGAGGAAAGAACAGGATGTTTCCAATTAATAACATATTATTTTGCCCCATTTGTAAGAAACGTAGTGAAAGATGGATTGGTTCTGGATGTACTTTTCAGATTAAAGGACACGAAAATTACACGTATTATAAAGAGTCTTGTACAAAGTGCCAGAAACATTTCTATTTGCCTTGTGGCAGTAATGGTATTATCGAAATGCGTATGAATGGTGTTCCTATTGAAGATGCAATAGAAGCCAAATGTAACGAGATAAAAATAAGACGCGGCGGGTTATTTACTCCTACGGACAGAGACAGAATTGAGAAACAATGTAAGGAAATATACGAAATGAATGAAAATGATTTAGTTATTTCGGAAGATCTTGTAAAGAAAGAAGATTTGAAAGTTGTCTCTGCTTGGATGTCGTGACCTAAAAATACATAGCAAAAAAGGATGATATGAATGAGATTTTTACTTTGGAAAATTCAATTGGATGAACGTAGATACGCAAAATTCCAGTGGCTATTATTCAAACTGTTTGGGAAAAGACCTAAATCTCCATGTGGTCACACTAAGAATGTAGTTGGCTATTGCTGCCATTTACCATTGAAAGTGAAATATTGTGATGTAATTAATAACGGCGATAAACATGAAGTGGTGTGTAAGTGCTGCGGGAGCAGGCGCATGATTTCGAGTGAATATATAAATCCATATGGTGATAAACCTTGGAGTATACTTTAAAGAGCATTATGAGAGAGCCAAAAATAAAGAATAAATATCATTTGAAACCGGCAGACATTAGCCGATTGGTCGTGAATGATCGTTCTAAAATCAAAGAGCCATTGTTCTGGCGAAACGATGTAATAAATGCCTGGTGTATTTCAAAAAGCATTGGAACGGATGCAGATAGGAAATATTGCACTGATAATTCTGTATGGATTGGGATTTATGATAAGCCGTATTATCGTCATGAAGTACATTATTATTGTACTTGTTGGGGCGGTATGGGTAAATACAATTTTAAAAAGTTTTTCGATTACCACGAAATTGAAACAGAAAAAGATTTGGAAACTCAGGAAGAGTTATTGAAAATAGTAAACAAATTGTTAGACATGAGAGTTGCCCGAATTGTGGAGCAATAATGAAATAAAAACGTAATACGTAGCCTTGTTTAATCAAGGCTGAGAATCAATAGAAATATTGTGGCTGATTCAGCTAGGGAAACCTACGTATATGTTGGAAGAATATATGCGAGCCAAAGAGTGAGGGAATTTCCACTCATTAAAGCCTGTGTAAATTGAATATAGATTTGAGGTTTTAGAACCTTATGAAATTACATAGGTACTGAACTGTCAGTAAAGAATCTATCGTAGAGTTGCTGTTTTAGAACCTTATGAAATTACATAGGTACTGAACTTCATTTACCGTAATTGGCGTTGAGTCTGTTTTAGAACTTTGTGAAATTATATAGGCACTGAACCGCATCAAGAGATAGCCCGCAAGTTTTTGTGTTTTAGAACCATATGAAATTACATAGGCACTGAAGAAGCGGAAACATGATCTTTTATCGTTTTAGAAGCATATGAAATTAAAATAAATATGAATTAAGGACAAAAAATAAAAAATGAGCAATGATAAATATATAATAACTAGAAAACTTAAATTATTACCGATTGGCGAAGAAGATGAAGTTAATAGGGTTTATGATTATATTAGAAATGGACAATATTCGCAGTATAATGCGTTGAATATACTTATGGGACAATTGGCGAGTAAGTATTACGAATGTAAAAGAGATTTGAGTAGTGCTGAATTTAAAGAGGCGCAAAAATCAATTTTGTCAAATTCAAATCCGAACTTATGTGATATTGAATTTGCTAAAGGTTGTGATACGAAGTCTGCGGTAGTTCAAAAAGTTAAGCAGGATTTTTCAATAGCAATAAAGAATGGACTACCACGTGGAGAGCGCAATATTACAAATTACAAACGGACAGTTCCTCTTATTACAAGAGGTCGTGATCTTCTTTTTGTTCATGGATATGAAAATTACACGGAATTTCTGGATAATCTTTATACGGACAGAAATTTAAAAGTATTTATCAAATGGGTTAATAAAATCCAATTTAAGATTGTATTTGGAAATCCATATAAATCGGCAGAATTAAGAAATGTTGTACAGAATATTTTTGAAGAAAGATATAAAGTGAATGGTTCTAGTATCAAAATTGATGATGGAGATATCATTTTGAACTTATCGTTAACAATGCCAAAGGAAATTAAAGAACTTGATGAAAACAAGGTAGTTGGTGTTGATTTAGGTTTGGCAATTCCAGCAGTGTGTGCATTAAACACAAACGGTTATTCTAGGAAATCAATTGGTAATGCAAACGATTTTTTACGGGTAAGAACAAAAATTAAGGCACAGAGAAGAAGATTGCAGAAAAGCCTTGGTCAAACTTCTGGTGGACATGGCAGAGGAAAGAAACTTCGGGCATTAAATAGATTTTCGGAGTATGAAAAACATTGGGTTCAAAATTATAATCACTATGTAAGCAAACAAGTTGTTGATTTTGCGATTAAAAATAATGCGAAGTATATCAATCTTGAAGATCTTGAAGGATATGGTGATGACGAGAAAAACAAGTTTATTCTAAGTAATTGGTCATATTATCAGGTTCAGCAGTACATTACATATAAGGCAGAAAAATATGGAATTGAAGTAAGAAAAATAAATCCATATCGCACTTCGCAGGTTTGTAGTTGTTGTGGACACTGGGAAAACGGTCAAAGAATAGACCAAGCAACTTTCATTTGTAAAAATCCAGAATGTAAAAATTTTGGAGAAAAAGTCAATGCAGATTTCAACGCAGCTAGAAATATTGCACTTTCTACTGATTGGTCAGATATAGACGAGAAGAAAAACAAGAAAAACAAAAAGAAATAATTTTGTTTAACGGTAGACCTTTCTGCCGAATAGTGAGGGAAATCCCACTCACTAAAGATATAGTAAATTACATATATCTAAAGGATGTAGTATAATGCTCTGCTGATGCCTAACGTTTTAGATATATGTAATTTAACATGTATCTAAAGGCTCCTTGGCTGATCGGAGGACATAATCATGGTTTTAGATATATGTAATTTAACATGTATTTAAAGGATATACGGATGATATGTTGAAAAGTAAAGTGCTTTATATGTATATAATTTAACATATTTGGAATCAATATCGGGCGATTTTGCGTCCGTAATGTGAGAAAACTTTTACTCACAAAAGCCTTTGTAAAAGATTTGACGCTTTTTATTATTACAAAATTACAAGGGTACAAAAATTGAGCAAGCGCGAGTATGATCTTGTGATCGCCGCTTTTTATTATTACAATGGTACAAAACAGTAGATAGATGAATCTACATAACTGCTTAAATTTTGTATTTTTACAAAATAGCTTATCAAAAAGATATAATATGCCACAAAGTTGAAATTTTATAATTGAATATTGACAAAAGAACAAATGTTCTGTATAGTGATATACAGAACACTTATTCTAATCCCTGGGGTATGGTACACCCCGTCCCACCCAGTCTTCCGTTATGTAAGCTAGTAAACACGTGAAGTATTGGACTCTCTAATTATACACTGGTTGGGAATATTTGGCAAGAAATAAGTGTTCTTTTTGTTGTAGAAAGGAGAGTCCATATGTATATAATGGCTGTAATAGGAACTATTAAGGTAATTTATCAGGTATGTTACATTGTGAATACTATAATGAATGTCTATCAAGCCGTACATAAATAATTAAAAGTAATTGGAGGACGATATGAATAAACAGGATTTAGTCAGAAATGAAATGGTAAATGCCATGAAAGAAAAAGACAAAGAGAAAAAAGATACATTGGCTTTACTTTTGGCATCTTTAAAGAACACAGAAATTGATAAAATGCGAGTTTTATCACCAGAAGAAGAGGATGCAGTAGTACAGAAAGAGATCAAACAGACAAAAGAAACACTGGAAATGACACCGGCAGACAGAACGGACATTGTTCAACAGTGTAATAACCGTCTGGCAGTTCTGCAGCAATTCGCACCACAGATGATGAATGAAGCAGAAATTGAAAAGGTTATTTCTGATGTGCTGAATGATCTGGAATTAGATAATCCAACCAAAAGAGAAAAAGGAAAGATTATGAAAGTTCTCATGCCACAGGTTAAGGGTAAAGCAGATGGAAAACTGGTAAATCAAATCTTAGAGAGGAAGTTGGCGTAATTGTGAGTATTGGTTTATTTGTAGGTATAATTTTAATGTCACTTATTATTCTTGATGGGATTGGATATGCCATAGCAAATCATGTAAAACCGTTACAAAAGATTTATTGCAAGAGAGGCTGGCATTGTCACATGAAAGACTATGAAACAACTGGTTTTGATGGAGCGTCATTGCATTGCAGATGTAAATGGTGCGGATATGAAGGACTGGTAGACAGTCAAGGAAATTTATTTTAGAAAGGCGAATTAAATAAACATGAAACGAATTGTAAAAATATTTTCTGCTGAATCCGGAAAACATGTGAACACATTTATGTTATGTGGAAGTGGCAGTGGACATTTTGATGGACATGATATATACCAGTGGGTTTCATATCCATACGGAACTATTTATCCGGAAGTTTTTAAAGATGCAGATGAAGCACTTGCTTTTCTTGATAACAAAAAGGGAATTACTTATGAAGTAATGGGTGGATGCCAGTTGACTCTCATAAAAGAGAATGGTGATTATACAACAGCTTCGCCACTGGTAAGAACACCAATAAAAAGTAGAGGTAAATAAATGAGAAAGAAAATTATTAACAAAGTTGCTTGTTTTGCAGCTATTATATTCATTCTATGTATTACATGTACGGCATGTGGAAAAACATATCAAGAAGTAACCGGGCAAAAGGATAATACAGAGTATAGCCTTTGTGGAAACTATTTTACACTTATAACAGAGTGGGATGATTCAGGAGCAATTTATAGGATTGTGTATGCGAAAGATACCAAAGTGAAATATTTTATCGCCAAATCTGGTTATAAATTTGGTATAACACCATTATATAATGCTGATGGTACAGTACAAGTTTATGGAGAGTAGAAAAACTATGGGACGGAAATTCAAAATTGATAATGATGCCTATGGTGAAGGTATCAAAATGTATAATAAAGCCACGATAGAACTTGTTCCTGGTGTTACGGTTTTGGTTGGTTGCAATGGTGCTGGTAAGTCAACACTATTGAAACAGTTATACGGAATTGTACAAAAAGAAAATATCCCATGCGTGATGTTTGACAATCTAAAGGATGGTGGCAGCAATGCAAGAAGCAAAGCCGGATTTTACGGAGATATTACATTTCTTGCAACGAGTATGTGTTCCAGTGAGGGAGAGAACATAGCATTAAACATGGGGAACTTTGAGAAAATGATTGGATCAATGTTCCGGAATAATCCGAATGATAACGAATATTGGATTTTTGCTGATGCAGTAGACAGCGGATTTAGCATTGACAATGTTGTTGAATTAAAAGATGAACTTTTTAAATTGATTTTAGATATTCATAAAGATAAGGAAGTATACATTGTAATTACGGCAAACGCATATGAAATGGCAAGAGGGGAACAGTGCTTCGACGTAATAAATGGAAAATATGTATCCATAAAAAGTTATGAGAAATATCGCAGCGTTATTTTAAAATCAAGAGACAAAAAAGATGCCAGATATAAAAAATAATCAATAAGATAAAAGAAATAATAGTTGACATACAGAAGAAACGGTGATATTATATAGAAGGTGGTAAAAATAGTAATTTGTTTAATAATTGTATTTGGTTTTATATATGGGAGAGATTATTTTAGATTTTTTGAACCGTTTGGAAGTTCAGGAAATTATTTTCAATCAGGAACATATATATTATCAATAAAGTGGTGGAATGTAAAATTCAACTGGTATGTTATTTATGATAAATGGCATATTGATATTTCGTGTACATTTCCTGTAAAAGAACACATACTTAGAGAGTATGTCGTTGTTATTTCCAGTACAGGTATAAAAACCTGTACTGTTGATATAGATAAAGATAAACAAAATAAAAGAAAGGAAACAAGATGAAAAAAGGACTAACAAGTAGACAGGTGGTTGAAAACCGAGAAAAATTTGGGACAAACAAGCTACCAGAGAAAAAAATGAAAACCGGACTGCAGTTCTTCATGGAAACATTTAAGGATCACATAAACCAGATTCTTTTAGCCATGATGATTGTGTTCACAGTTATTGCAGTGTTTGGACAGGGTTCTTATTCAGAACCGATTGGCGTTGCAGTAGTATTACTTGCTATTGCGCTTCTTGGAATGAATATAGGATTAAAAAGCCAGAAAAGTGAGAAAGAATTAAGGGATAGGACATCGGTTCATTATTGCAATGTGGTTAGGGATGGAAAGATAGAACATATTAACACGGATGATCTTGTTGTTGGAGATTTGGTTATTGTTCAATCAGGTGAGGCTATTTATGCAGACGGATATCTTGTTGAAGGAAATTTAAAGGTAGATAATTCTGTTTTAAATGGAGAATCTGAGCCATGTAAAAAAAGTGCCTGGAATAAAGGAAATCCACATATCGAAATCGGTGGAAAAAGAAAAGCAAATTCAGATGATTATGTAAATGATTATGCATTATTCTCCGGAACAACAGTGGTTGACGGTGAGGGAAAAATGATTGTAACCAATGTTGGAGTTAATACGGTAAACGGTCAAACAATCTCAACTATTGATGAAATCGAAGAAACAAAAACATCGTTGGAAATTCAGTTAGAGGATCTTGCTAAACAGATTAGCAAATTCGGGTATATTGGAGCTTCAATTATTGTAGTAGCGTTAATCATCACAAATATCATTCAGTATGGTGGTGTTGCAGAATATTTTGGAATTGGCTGGATTGGAGTTCTGAAGAATATTCTTACTATTGCAGTAACCGCACTTACCATTATTGTTGCAGCAGTGCCGGAAGGTTTACCACTTATCATTAATCTTATAACAGCACAGAATGCGAAGATTATGATTAAGCACAATGTCTTGGCAAAACATACGAATAAAATTCCGGAAGCGGGAAATATTCAGTTGCTTTGTACTGATAAGACAGGAACACTTACAGTCGGAAAACTTGTTCCAGTTGAAAATGTAATGGGTAACGGAGAAAAAGTTACAAGTGGAACAATGGTGGATAGCTTATTCAAGTTGAATGTAGCGTTAAATAGCAGTGCTATGTATGACGAGAATAAAAACATTGTAGGTGGAAATGCAACAGAAAGAGCATTACTTACTATGATTGATAGTGATGAATATAAAACAATCACTGATTCTGTAAAAGTAACGAATGCAAAGAGCTTCAACAGTGCAAATAAATTCAGTGCAGTTGAAACTGATGGAAAAGACGGAAAGATTACATACTATAAAGGCGCACCAGAGCGTTTGATTGATGTAGCTGTTTCATATGAAGATGAAAATGGCACACATACAGTTGAAAGAAATAAATTAAAAGATATTGTAAAATCATACACGGTAAAAGCAATGCGAGTAATTGCAACAGGCTATAGTAGATCAGCACTGCCGGAAAATGGTTTACCTGATGATCTTATCATTACTTCATTGGTTGCTATTCGTGATGATGTACGTCCAGAAGTACCAGAAGCAGTTGAAAGAATGCATGATGCAGGTGTTCAGGTTATGATGGTAACTGGTGATGTCATTGACACAGCAAAAGCCATTGCGAAAGATGCCGGGCTTATCAAAGATGACACAGATATTGCGATGTCAGCTATTGATTTTGATGCATTATCCGACGAAGAAGCAAAAGAAAAATTGCCACATATCAAGGTTATCGCAAGAGCTACACCAAATACAAAGTTGAGAATTGTGCGACTGGCACAGGAACTTGGGCTTTGTGTTGGTATGACTGGTGATGGCACAAACGATGCACCAGCTTTAAAAGCTGCGGACGTTGGCTTTTCAATGGGATCTGGAACAGATGTATGCAAAGAAGCCGGGGACATTATTATTACAGATGATAACTTTGTATCAATTACGGATGCAGTTCTTCTTGGAAGAACATTCATGCACAATGTTATGAAGTTCCTGAAATTCCAGTTACCTATCAATGTAGGTCTGGTAATTCTCAGTATTTTATATCCGATTATTATGGCTGTAGAAGCAGTTGCAGCAGTGCAGATTCTTGTAATTAACATCGTTATGGACTCTCTTAATTCTCTTTCCTTTGGTGGAGAACCAGCAAAAGAAGAGTATATGAAAGAAAAGCCTATTCCAAAAGGATCGAAACTGTTATCAAAAGAAACTGTTAGTCAGATTGCGGTATCAGTTGTGGCATTTATAGGAATTTTTGGACTCACATTATTGCCAGCTATACAGAATATATTTGGAAATAACGAAGAAGTTTATGCAACAGCGAGATTTGCATTACTTGTGATGATGGCAACATTCAACGGTTTCAATATCAGAACAGATGGATTTAACCTGTTTAAAGGAATCGGCAAGAACAAACTTTTTGTAGAGATAGCAATTGCGATTTTTGCCATTACATTTTTACTTGCACAGTTTGGTGGGGAAATCATGGGATGTACAGTAATGACACCCGCACAGTGGGCTGTAACGGTAGCTCTGGCATTCTTAATTATTCCGATTGATCTTGTGAGAAAAGCAATCATTAGAAGAAAGTAGGAAATCATATGGTTAAAAGAGATAAAGAGTACAAGAAAATTGAAAATATAACATTGGGTTGTTACGCCGTAGGGTTGTGGCTTGCATGTGTAACAAAGTTTCTGCCATTTATCCTTTTAACTGTTATGGCATATCCTATTTCATTTCGAGTAGTAGATAATAAATGGAGTGGTAGAAAATGCCACTCCTAGAAAAAGAAAGGAAATAAAAATGGGATTCTTCGGTAAAATTTTTGGAAAAGAAGATACACCGGAAGTTGAGACGCATAATGACATCAATATCAATGAATCAAAAGAGAACTTAAATAAAGTTCTGGTAAATCTGTCAAAAGAAAGTAAAGTAGATCTGACAAAACATATTGCTAGAGTTGCACTTGCTATGGACTATTCTCGTTCAATGTCAGAAGTATTTCACGATGGTTCATTGCAGAGAACTATTTCAAGATTACTTCCGATTGCATTAAAATTTGATGACAATGGAAAACTTGAATCTTGGCTGTTTTCAAACGGTTATAAAAGTCTTGTTGCGGTTTCAAAGAGTAACTACGAAAAATATGTGAAAAACGTTATGCTGGAATCTGGAATGAGTATGGGCGGTACAGAATATGCACCGGTGCTTAGAGATATAGTTAGATATTATAAGGACGTAGAGCCGAGCGGAACTCCAGCGTTTATTATCTTCATTACAGACGGAGAAAATGAGGATAAATTAAGAACAAATGAGATCATTCTGGAATTATCCAAGTACAATATTTTTGTCCAGTTCATCGGAATTGGTAGAGAAAAATTTGAGTATCTCAAACGGCTTGATAATCTCAACGGAAGAAAACATGATAATACGGGATTTACGGCAGTAGAGGATATGGATAAGCTCAATGATGAACAGCTTTATACGGAAATTTTACGGCAGTATAAAGATTGGTTAAACAAGAAATAAAATAAAAAAGTTCAATAAAAAGGAGAAAATATTATGGTAAGTTTAGTAAAAGGACAGAAAGTAGATCTTACAAAAGGAAACGCAGGATTAAAGCAGATTATCGTTGGTCTTGGCTGGGATGCAAATAAGTACGATGGTGATGATTTTGACCTGGATGCATCAGCATTTCTTCTTGGTGCAAATGGAAAAGTAAAGAGCGATAAAGACTTTATATACTTTAACAATAAAAAGCATCCAAGTGGCGCAGTTCAGCATATGGGAGATAATCTCACTGGTTCAGGCAATGGAGATGATGAGCAGATTATCGTTGATCTGACAAAAATTCCTGATGATATTGAAAAAGTTGCATTTGCTGTAACTATCTATATGGCAGAAGAAAGATTACAGAACTTCGGTATGGTTTCAAACTCTCATATTAGAATGGTGAATAAAGAAACAAATGAAGAAATGATTCGTTATGACCTGGGAGAAGATTATTCAACAGAGACAGCAATGGTTCTTGGCGAACTGTACCGCCACAATGGAGAATGGAAGTTCAATGCAATAGGACAGGGATATTCTGGCGGTTTACAGGCACTTTGCAATAGCTTCGGGATTTAAGTAGGAGGAAATAAAGAATGGCAGTAAGTTTAACAAAAGGACAAAAAGTAAATCTTTCAAAAGCAGTAGAGAAACTGGCAAATGTAACTGTAGGACTTGGATGGGATATGGCACAGAATGGAAACAGCATTGATTGTGATTCTTCTGTGTTCGTACTTCGTGAATCTACAAAACAAATCTCAAAGAAAATAAAATCTGGGCTGTTCGGGATTTTCTCAAAAACAAAAACAGAAGAAGTTGCAGAATGCGGTCTGACAAGATCTGATGATATTGTTTATTATGGAAACCTTACACATGACAGTGGTTGTATTAAGCACAGAGGCGACAACCTTGTTGGTGGAACAGGTAAAAGGAATGATGATGAACAGATTGCAATTGATCTGAAGAAAATGCCAGAAGATATTAAAAAGTTAGTTGTAGCTGTGAATATTTATAACTGCAGGGTAAGAGGGCAGCATTTCGGAATGATTAAAAACTGTTATACAAGAATCGTAGATGATGCAACCAAAGAAGAAATCTGTCGCTACAATCTTACAGATGATTATAACAGATGTACAGCACTTATTGTTGGTGAATTATATCGTGATGAAAACAACGAGTGGCAGTTTAAAGCCATCGGAGAAGGAACGCATGATAGCAGTATTCCAGATATGGCAAAAAGATATAAATAAGGAAGGAGATAAAGTAACATGTCAGTAAGTCTTAAAAAGGGAGAAAGAGTTGCATTATCAAAAGATAGTATTGTAGACGGAATTTCTGTGGGTCTTGGTTGGGACACAGCAAAATACGATGACGATGGAGATTTTGATTTAGATGCATCCGCTTTTGTTGTTACAAAAACAGGAATGACAAGATGCGATGAAGATTTTATATTCTACAATAACCTTGAACATCCGAGCGGTGGTGTTATACATAGTGGCGATAATCTTACCGGATCTGGCGATGGAGATGATGAGGTTATTAAGGTCATTCTTGAAAAACTGCCAAAATATGCAGAAAGAATTGTATTTTGTGCAACTATCTTTGAAGCAGAACGCCGTATGCAGAATTTTGGAATGGTTGATAACTCATACATTCGCGTTATTAATAACAAGAATGGAAAAGAAATTGCAAGATATGATCTTAAAGAAAAATTCGGAAATTCTACTGCTATTATTGCCGGAGAAATTTATCGTGATGGAAATGATTGGAAATTCCACGCAATCGGTGAGGGTGTTGTAAGAGGGCTTGAAGAACTCTGTGAAAAATTTGGAATTGAGGTAGCGTAAAATGACAGTAGGTACAAGTAACGTAGTAATTTTTTGCATTTGCCTTTTGGTTGTTGTTGCAGTAGTGGCACTAATCGTTAATAAAACATTCTTTAAGCAGCTTGTAATCAAGTTTAGAGGAAGAACCGAAGAAGTAGTGAGACAGGATGCTTCTACACCAGATGGTGCAAGAGATTATTTCAACAATGCAATTAGAGAAAAAGAAACTTTATACAGCAATGCAGAACGGTCATATACAGAAATTGCCGGGAAGCTGGATGAAGCAGAGAAAGAGCAGTACGACTTAAAGAAAGAGTTAATGAAGATTGACAAATCCATTAACAGTTGCTTTGACTCTGGTGATGAAGAAAATGCCAGGCAGTATGCAATGAAAAAAGTTACCGTTCAGGGAAAAATCAATACATTAAAGGAAACTATCGAAGAGTACAAAAAAGCAAAAGAACAGCAGGAAGAAATCCGCAATGCAATTAAGCAGGAGCTTGATGAACTAAAAGAAGAAAAAGAAAGAACAGTTTACCAGATGGAAGCAGATCAGCAGATTATTTCTTTACATGAGGGAATGAATGCAAGTGCAAGTTCAAGTGAAAGTGATCGTATGCTTGAAAGAGTAAGAGAGGGTGCGCAGAGAACCAGAGAACGTGCTGCAGGTGCTCAAATTGCATATGATACCAGTTCTGAAGCTATGAACCGTAGAATGGAAGCACAAGAAAGAAATCGCGAAGCTGATGATATTCTGGCAGAAATGAGACGTAGACGAGGTAACAAATAATGATTGTTATAAATATCGGAGCATTTGTCGTTTGTATCGCAACAGCTTTTGTTGTTGGTTTCGGTATTGCAAAAGCTAAAAAACATAAAAGATAAAGTATGTTTGGTGGAACAGGATTTATTCTGTTCCGCCATTACTATAAGAGGAATAATTGTATATGAAACCATTAGTGATTGAGGCAAAAGAAATACCCTATAAAGGTGAATACGTTTTGTACATGGGAATACATGATCTTCCTATTGATGAAAAAATTATATACCAAAGTGCTGAATTTTTCATATGTGGGAGAGAATATGATAATACAAAAGAGTATTGTTGTTGTAATAAGTTAGAAATATTTACAGAATCATTGAAAGATAATGAAGTTCCAGAAGATGTGTATTCTAAATGGAAAGTGTATTATTCAAAAATGGATAAAAATGAACTTATAGAAAATTACAAAAATACACATGTACATGTATTTGTTAGAGTGTTTAATGGGAATAAAAAGTGGGATTATGAGAAAAGAAATTTTTAATAAAGAATTGATAGAAAAATATCGTGATGAAAATGGTTGGATTTCTGCAATTTATAAGCCAGAAGAATTTTTTAATGATAGTGAAAAGAAACGAAGAGAAGTGACGGTCATGGTGTCATTGAAAAACAACCGTGTTACTGTCGTGAAGCGAATGTATTGGGAATATAGTAATTCGTGGAGTTATGGCAGAAATCTTGGAGCTTCTGTTACAGCCTGGCAACCACTTCCAGAATCATATAAGAAGGTAATACGATGAAAAGACTCAATCCGAACATGGATGGCAAAGATCATATCAATGTGTACAGTGGGAGTCAAACAGAACTTGGACGCATGTTGAGCAATTTCTACAGGCAAGAGATAGAGACAAAAGACGGAAAGTTTATGTCCGTAGAAGCGTATTGGTTTTGGCTTGGCATTTCAGATGAATGTCCGGCAAAAGATGAACTAAGAGAACTATCTGGATATGATGCGAAGAAATGTGGCACTCAGTTGCGATTGTATTATCCTATTGAGAAGCCAGTAGAAGATTTTGAGGATCGTATCATTAGAGCCATTTGGTATAAAGTAAAGCGGCACGTTGACCTGTTTTTGCCGGAATATAAGGATTTGCCACTAAAACATTATTACGTGTATAGTGGTGGAACTGTACGAGATGTTTACGGTAAATACTGGTGGATGATGGAAGCTGAAGAAAAGATGAAAAAGTATATCTATAAAGAATTGGAGAAAAGGAATGGATAATACAGAAAATATTGAAGAGATCAAGAAACTGTTCAAGGAACGTGGTATGGCTTATAAAGGAGATCTTATTGAGTCATTATCGGAAGAAGAGTTTAGAGCCGGATGCATTAAGTTCTATATCCCACCGGAAGATGATGATGCGTGCGGAGAAAGTATCTGGGGATGGACAACACCAGAGGACAAAGAGAAATACAATGATGATGATTTCTATGGAGAGATAAAAGCAATTCTTACCAATCAGCCACTCAACTATTGTGGTGCTTTAGCTTGGGGTTGTGAAGTTGTACTTAAATGCAACGGTGCAGATCGTCCGGATCTTTCCAATGACTTTATCGAAAATGTATTGCAACCGATTATGAATAAAGAACGGAGTGAAGAAAATGAGTGAAAAGAACATGAACTGGGAATTTCTGGCAAATAAGGATTATGCTTTTTTAACAGAAGATCCAGCATTAGGAGATAATGTTATTCTTCTTACATATGGTGGCAGTCACGCCTATGGTACGAATATTGCTACATCAGATACGGATATTCGAGGAATCACTTTTAATCCTATCGAGAGTTTACTTGGAAACATTGAGTTTGAGCAGTTCGAGGATCGCAACACCGATACTGTAATTTATGGATTGAACAAAATGATTGACTTGTTGCTTTCTTGTAATCCTAACTGCATAGAAATTCTTGGATGTAAGCCAGAACACTACTTTATTATCAGTCCGGAAGGGCAGTTACTTCTTGATAACAGAAAAATCTTCTTGTCCAGGAGGGCAATTAAAACTTTTGGTGGATATGCGAATAGCCAGTTACGCAGACTGCAGAATGCGCTTGCAAGAGATTCATACCCACAAGCAGAAAAAGAAAAACATATCCTGGGTTCAATCACACATGCTATGGAGGACATTGTGAGCCGGTATCATAAAATCAATGGCGAACCAATAAAATACTCATTTTGTGGCGATCATGGGGCTTTACGGCACGCATTTAGCGAGTACAATACTGTAATGCGCCGTATGGAAAGTGTGAGACAGTTTGAATATGGAAGTATTGAGCTATACCCGGATGTTTCCGAAAGAGAAGATATGGAAGTAGAAATGTTCTGCGATGTAGTTTTGCACCATTACCCCCTAAGAGATTATAGAAACATATGGAGTGAAGTCAATACCATTGTTAAAGACTACGACAAACTGGGTAAAAGGAACACTAAGAAAGATGATTTGCACCTCAACAAACATGCTATGCATCTTGTACGGTTGTATCTTATGTGTATTGATATTTTAACGAAAGAAGAAATTATCACATATCGGGAATCCGATCACGAATTACTTATGAGCATTCGTAATGGCGAATACCAGAAATCAGATGGGACGTATTGTTCTGAATTTTTTGAGTTGGTTGATAATCTTGAAAAGAAGATGAAGTACGCTGCTGAAAATACATCATTACCAGAACAGCCAGATAAAGAGGCTGCTTATGAAATGCTCGTTGAAATGAACAAAGAACATATTCTAAGAACTAAAAGTTCCTGGAAATAATTTCCAGTTAAAAGAAATAAATATTTACATATTATGGCATATATGGTAAAATGAGATTTAGCAATCAGGAGGTGTATTAATATGAAGAAGGCAATTGTATTTTTAACAGCATTAACGCTTATGTTTTCTGCTGCTGGATGTGGGAAAGAAGTAGTTGTAAATGAATATGGAGAAGAAACTTTCGTTTATGGTGATCTCGTAGAAATTAGTCATCGAGATTATAATACAACTAAGAGAGAAAGCCTTGTGTATGATAAAAATACAAAAGTTATGTATTGGTATTTTTATGATACCTGGGATGGTTGTATGTCTGTATCTCCATATTACATTGTTGACAAGAATGGAAAACCAGAGATAGGAGTGTACAAAAAGAATTATGAACCTTGATATAATTATGCCAAGTAATGTAAAAATGATTTTAAACAAAATAAAAGAAAACAAACATGAGGCGATTATTGTTGGGGGATGTGTGAGAGATTCAATTATGGAATATATGCCGCACGACTGGGATATTGCTACATCAGCACAGCCAACAGAAATAATAGAAATATTCAAAGATTTCCGTATTATGACTGCTGGATTAAAGCATGGCACAGTAACAATAATAATTGACCATGAACCATATGAGATAACTACATATAGAGTTGATGGAAAATATACGGATTATCGTCGCTCTGATACAGTAAGTTACACAAGAAATTTGGCTGAAGATTTGCTGCGAAGGGATTTTACAATTAATGCAATTGCTTATGACGGAGAAAATATCATTGACTTACATGATGGTGTCGATGACATAAAAAATAAAATTATAAGATGTGTAGGAAATCCAGACGACAGATTCAGAGAAGATCCTCTTCGTATTCTCAGAGCTTTAAGATTTGCTGTTAGATTCAAGTTCAAAATAGAAGAAAATACTGCAACAGCGATGAGAAAACATATGAAGCTGCTCGATCACATTGCGATTGAAAGAAAGCAAAGTGAGTTTACAAAAACTATTTGTACAGACGAAATTAGTGGCAACTTTGATATTTTAAAAGAATACCAGGATATTTTGAGCTATATTATGCCGGACATTGCCAAGATAACAAAGTGGGATAAAACAGTAGACATGATTCGAAACTGTGATGGCTTATGTGAAAAGCTAGCAATTTTAATTGATATGGCTAAAATAGAGAACTATCATAAAGTATCTGATATTCTTATGAAATACCCAAATAAAGTTTCGAAGTCTGTATGTAACATTATGGAATGTAGAAAAGAACTTATTACGGATTCTATTAGAAGTATAAGGCATTTATTATCAAGATATCAAAAAGAAGATATAATAAAAACTATTAACTTTAAGTTGGCAAAAATGATATCTGATGAAAATGCGGGAAAATCAATGATACAGTGTTTATATAAAGTACAAGATATCGTTGAAGAAATATGCTCAAATCCATGTGAATATTGTTATGATTTGAAACATTTGGATATAAATGGACATGATTTAAAAAATATTGGCATTCCAGATGTTGAGATTAGTCATTATCTCAATGGTCTTTTACAACTTGTGATTGCCGGGGCAGTAGAAAATAATAATGAAAAATTAATTGAGGTTGCAAGAATTTCAAGATTTTGAAAATATTCTATTGACGTATACTGTTATTGAGAGTAAAATAAAAACATACGTTCGATTAGAAAATTTCGCTACTTACTTGGATTCTGTCGAAAGGGGAATAGAGGAATGAAGTTTAACTATCAAGAAAACATGTGTGTGAATGTAAAAGAAGCTATTGAGAAATCCACAAAAAATGATTACGTAGATTTTGGCGATGCACTTGGAGTTATTGTACATAAATCTTCTTATTTTGAGGTGATTATTGTGTATGACGAAATCCATGATATTGTAAGCGTCGAAATTGTAAAAAACGATACTGATTGTCTGAAGATTCGAGAAAAAGACCTGGAAATGACAGATGAAGAAAGAGATTTAATCGTGAAAGAATTGAGCACCCACATAAGCTAAAGGAAATAATTGTTGTTTTCATGTTGACACCTCTTGAAAAATATGTTATCTTTAAGATAACAAAATATAGAAAGGGGTAGTCGCATGAAATCAACAGACAGTAGGAATCAATTAATTGAAAAAGTGAAATCATTCATTATGGGTATTAGCCCGGCAAAGACTAAAGAGCTTGAAGAAGAAATCATGCATGACAATAAGATTACAACAGGTGATTTCTTAAAGATGCTGTCTGGAAAATATTCACTTGAAGATGCAAGCGATGCAGAATTATATTGGATTTTAAATGCTGCCTCAAAAGTATCAAAAACTGTTGGGAAAATAGAAGATTATTTTGAACCAGCAGAAATTATGAATTATAAATATTACGATCCAGAAAATGATAATAATAGTTATAAAAATGGAATCGTTTTTAAGCATGTACAAAAGCTTGCCGATAATCAATATATGTTTCCGTTAAGTGTAGGCGAGATTAAGAAGCTGAAAAATGCCAATAAACTACAAATCATACCTGAGTTGCAGCGAAACTATAAAAAAGATAAATACGGTGAGTTAAAAACAAAAGTAAATAAGAAAAGTGCTAGAGAAATTGCAAATCTTATAAATAACGGTGAGTTCTTTTATAATGGTATAAGATTTAATCTGATGGACGACGGTGAAGCTGATCCTCCAGTTTACAATGAGGATAATGAAACTTTGACAATAACATCAGGAACAATTATTGTACCAGACGGAAATCATCGTTCTATTGCGTGTGAATTATCTACAAAACACCAGGATGATAAATTTGGTATATTTTTCACATATTTAACTGCAACAGATACCAGAAGAATCTTAAATCAGGAATGGACAACTGTTCCTATTCCAAAACGCCACAAAGATGCTATGAAGCTGACTGTACAGAATAAGATTGTTGACTCAATTATGAGAAGTAGTGATGCAGATGAATTGTATGTAAAGAATATTACGAAAGATGGCGTTGAACTTAGAAGAGGAAGCGGCTTTATTCTATATATTGAATTTGCAGAGGCTATATCAAGATATTATGATGTAGAATTGTTAAAAACAAAAGCAGATCAGGATGAATTAAGAGACTGGCTGATTACATTTATGAATTATCTTACAAAAATTATGTATGATGATTTTAGTAATTTTACGAAGGTAAAGAAAACAAAATGGTCAGTTCATTATCTGGCGATTAACTATTATATAATGATAAGCAGCATTTTAAAAGGAAACCCTGAATGGAGAGAAATCTTAACTCAAATTATCGCAAATACTGACTTTACAGATAATGAAATTAAAAAATATTGCGTAGATGGTAACAGACGACACTTTTTCCAGTTTTGTAAAGAAAAGGAGGACGCTATATGTACAATGATAAAATGAAAAAAGATTTTTTGAACACATTAGCGAACGAAAATTCTTATAAAGCATATATACGTATTTTCCAAGGCATTGAAGATCTTGAATCAACATTCAATAAAGATATTTGTGAAATGAATACAGATGAAATACTTACGGTTTTGGATCTTAAAACAGGAGCAAAAGCTGGAAACCTTATACAAACAATGAGTTTATTAAAAAGTTATGTTGATTGGTGCTTGCAAAATGGAAAAATTGTTGGAGAAAATAATTTTGAAAAAATAGATTTTAGCGAAGTTAACCAGTCGCGTTCTCTTCTGGTGCAATACTTAAAAGACGAAGAAGAATTTGAAAGAATGTGTTCTGAGGTATATAAGATAACATCAGATTACAACGATGGTGTAGAAAAGCCAAATGAGCTGTTAGTTCGTTTAATGTTCCTTGAGTTAGAACCGGAAGAGATTATAAATCTAAAGAAAACCGATGTTGATTATGAGAATATGGTAATCCATAGTCCGTTATATCCAATTGACTATCATGTGTCGCAAAAGGAACTGTTGTTATGTAGATTTTGCGCAGAGCAGGAATCCGTTGATTATGCAGAATCAGAGAGGTCAAAAGATAAAAAAGAACGCATTTGTGATAATGAATATTTGATAAGATCAAGAGTTAGTGCATTGAGAAAAGGAAGATCTGAGAATGCCACAATAAGCACTGTTAGGATCATGCGCACTGCCAGAGAATTTTATGAAAAATATTATGAAGAGAGTAATATATATAAAAAACTTACTCAATCAAAACTGGCAGAAAGCCACAGATTAATTAGAATACACAAATCCGGTACACCTATGGAATATATTGATACAATAATTAGAAATGAAATTCTTGTGAAAGAACCGAATATAAAAAGCACAACGATGTATTCCAGGTTATTTAATTTGAAGAAATTATATGAAACTTGGGAAAAGGCGTTTTATCAAAATTAATGGGTGGGAACTTTCTCACCCTACCGAATAATGAAAGATAAAAGAAATAAAAAACATGTTAAAATACTATTGACAAAAACAGAAAAATATGATAATATATAATTGTTCAAGAGAGAACAAAAGAAATAAATAGGCTAGGGTAGCTCAATTGGTAGAGCACATAAAAGAAAAATGTGTCTAGCATTCAGACACTTACAGCAAAATTCTTTTCCATTACATACAGGATGTTGTTATGAGTTCAAGTCTCATCCCTAGCGATCAAAGACACACGCAGCAAATGAATAAAAGGATAAAGAAAGATTTTGGTGGTCTGACGAAACGGTTCAAATCCGTCCTGTGTCTTGAAAATGCAGAGTTTGTAACTTGACATTGTGGGTGTTCAGTGGCATCTGACCCGGACTGCATTGGATTTATTGGGTATTGTAGAACCTACTAAGAGGGATATCTTAGTCAACACCGAAATAATAAATATGGGATTGATCTGGTTGATGCTTTTGAATGTGTATTGCGGTGGGAAGCACATACAGCAATTTTACACAAGATGAAAACTCTCGCATGTTTTTAGTTGCGGTTCGATTCCGCACGATCCCAAAATCCCCCACCATTTATTTTTTAAACAAGATAAACAAAATAAAGAAAAAGCTGTGATAGCTCAAATGGTAGAGCAACGTTAAGTCAACAAATGTGCCTAGTATTAGGCATATACAGCAATTTTAACGATAGCATGTTAAGCCGTAGGTTCTTGGTTCGAGTCCAAGTCACAGCGTCGGCGTATAGACAAAATGGGTAAAGTCATCGGTTAAAAATCGTTTATCTGTTCCACCCCTCCACAAAACCGAAATGTGTCGGGTTCGAATCCCGGCTACGCCAATAGATTATGTGACCTTGTACGATGTACAGGACAAGCGCATGTCTGGTTATATAATCTACGCTAGCTGTACAATGTTGATTTCTGCTATCAAGATTATACAGACGGTGAAACTTCTGGTGTCCACTGATGAATGCTAAAGCAGATAGCATTTGAGGCACAAATGTCTTTGCAAAGTTTCGAAGTTTCGATGTTGGCGTGTTAGTGCCTTTTAGCAAGGACTGGATATCCACATTACAATTTGTTACAGTTTTTACATCTATCATTGTTACGTTTTTATGACATTCTGGAAAGACAGAATGTAGCGAATATAGCTCAGTTGGTAGAGCACCACGCTGTTGTGTTGGAGGTCACTGGTTCAAATCCGGTTATTCGTTTTAGGCAAGTGGCGGAGTGGTATACGCGGCGATAATTTTTTATGAACCGTGTCTAGCATTTAGACACATACAGCAATTTCAAAATTTTAAAGAAAATGGAAAATGTAGGAATCGCTTTACACGGGTTCGATTCCCGTCTTGCCTTTTTAGGAATGTTAGCTCAGTTGGTTAGAGCGTCCGCCTCATAAGCGGATGGTCATGGGTTCGAGTCCCATACATTCCACTATTAAAGACACAAAACAGCAAAGAATCAAATTATACTGTGCGTAGGTGAAGAAAAAGTGTCTTGAAAAATGTGCATGTAGCTCAGTCGGGAGAGCATCTGACAAGAATAATAAGACTTGTGGAAAGCCTTTAACAGCAACTATAGATATGGGAATCAGATAGTCGCAAGTTCAAGTCTTGTCATGCACATTCTAATTTTTTATACATTTCATCAAAGATAAAAGTAATAATGTATAGGAATTAATAACTTTAAAAGTGATTCGAAAAATTAGGAGGAAAACCAATATGGGTTTTATGGATTCTGTAGAAAAAGAATTAATAAACGGCGATATGAACAGAAGTCGGACAGAGAATGGCGCACTGGGTTACAGAACAACCGGGAAATATCTGCTTGATCTGAATTTCGCCACTGCATCATTAAGAAAAATGCAACCAACAGAAATCACTGGTAAATTTACTGATGCGTTTCTGGATAACAAACTGTATGCACTGAAATGGCTCTTCTATCTGCGTGACGCAAGGGAGGGGCTTGGAGAAAGAAGAAGTTTCAGAGTTATTCTGAACCATCTGGCGAACACTGAACCAGATATTGTGAAAGCGTTTGTGAAACTCATTCCTGAATATGGCAGATACGATGATCTGATGTGCTTGCTTGGAACAGAGTGCGAAGTTTATGCGTTGGCTGCGATTAAAGAGCAGTTAGAAAAAGATTTAAAAAATATGGAAGAAGGAAAACCAATATCCTTACTTGGAAAATGGCTTCCGAGCTGTAATGCTTCTTCTAAACAGACAAAGAAGAATGGAACTGTTGTTAGAACACATCTTGGACTGAGTGAGAAGAATTACAGAAAAATATTATCAAAACTTCGTGAATATATTAAAATCGTTGAACGCCAGATGTCTGCAAAAGAATGGGGCAAAATCAATTATGAAGCAGTTCCATCAAGAGCAAACCTGATTTACAATGATGCATTCCTTAGAAACGATGAGGAAAGACGTAGAGAATATCTGGGAAGCCTTGAAAAAGGTGAAGCCAAGATTAATGCAAGTGTACTTTTCCCGCATGATATCGTTCATAAGTATGGAGGCTATTATTCTGTAAAGAATAAAGATACCGCGATTGAAGCATTATGGAAAGCACTTCCGGATTTAGTAGAGGGTGATTCTTCTACACTGGTTGTAAGAGACGGATCAGGAAGTATGACTTGCAGAGTTGATTCGAATAGCGGTGTTACAGCATTGGATGTAGCAACAGCATTGGCTATCTATTTTTCTGAAAGATCATCTGGAGAGTTCAAAGGTAAATATATTACATTTGGAAACAGACCAAAAGTAGTAGACCTTACTGGAATGGATTCACTGAGAGATAAGCTTATCAGATCATATAGAGAATCAGATTGTTCCAACACAAATATTGCAGCAACATTTGATTTAATCCTTAATGTAGCAATCAATGGGGAAATGAAGCAGGAAGATATGCCGAAAAACATTCTTATCGTAAGCGATATGGAATTTGACTATGCTACAACAAACAGACCAAATCAGAAACTTTTTGATACGATTGCTGAGAAATTCGAAGTGCATGGATATAAAATGCCGCGACTGGTGTTTTGGAATGTAAATTCAAGAACTGGAACAATTCCTGTAAAGGAAAACGAACTTGGCGTTGCACTTGTTTCTGGATTCTCAGTAAACATTATAAAAATGGTACTCAGCGGTGAACTTGATCCGTACAAGTGCCTGACAGACCAGCTTGATTCCGAGAGATATGCTCCGGTAGAAGCTGCAGTAAAAGATTTATTATAGAGTAAAAATTTATACGGTGACATATACAGCCAAAGGCTAAAAAATGTCCGTGTGAGACACATACAGCAAACCTAATTCTGCATTCAACTTTTAATTGAACGAGCAAAATAAGTGTCTCGAAAACGTATATTTCTTACATTGGTGGATGGAAGTGATTCTATCAAGCATCACCAACTCCACCAGTTTAAAAATAAATATTTTCGAGATAGAGGAATTAATGAGAAAGTTAGCAACAATCAGAACAATTGCTAATATCAAGCCGATTCCGAATGCTGACAGAATTGAGGTAGCACAAATTGATGGATGGGAAGTAATTATCTCCAAAAGTGATAATTTTTCTCAGGGGGACAAGGTAGTTTACATCGAAATTGATAGTAAGATGCCAAAAACTCCAGAATATGATTTCCTGAAATCAAGAAGGTATGTTGTTAAGACCATTAAATTACGTGGTCAAGTCTCACAGGGACTTGTTTTGCCTTTGGCTGTTTTGCCGCCTGGCGATTACAAAGCTGGTGATGATGTAACAGAGATATTAGGTGTTACGAAACATGATCCGGAAGCGGAACAGGAAAATGCAATTGTAGCGGAAAACAAGAAACGGAATCCAATTATTAAATATTTTATGCGGTTCAAATGGTTCAGGAAAATCTATCTGAAACCATCCGTAAAAGACACTTTCCCGAATTGGATTAAAAAGACAGATGAAGAAAGAATCCAGAACATGACAAGACTGTTTGAAAAGTTGAAAAGAGACAAAACAGTGTTGAGTGTGACGGAAAAGGTTGATGGCACTTCTGCCACATTTTTCTTAAAGAAAGTAGGAAAGAATAAATATGAGTTTGGAGTTTGCAGTCGAAACAAACGGCTTGTGACAGAGGATAATTCGTATTATTGGAATGTGGCGAGAAAGTTCAAAATCAAAGAAACATTACAGACGCTTATCGGTGGACTTGATTGGATTGTTCTTCAGGGAGAAATTACCGGAGAAGGAATCCGGGGAAACAAATATCCGATGGATGGCGGTGAAAGATTCTGGGCGTTCAATCTGATTTCACCAGAAGGAAAGCTCACAACAGAAGAGATGCAGAGAACCCTCCTGCATTATGGAATATACATAGTGCCGATTTTTGATGACAAATTTGTTATCCCGGAAGATTGGGAAATTTCAGATTTGGTGCATTATGTACAGGGGAAATCCCAGATTTATCCGAGAGAAAGAGAAGGTTGTGTATTCAGAAATGTTGAACAGAACATTTCTTTCAAATGCATAAATCCAGAGTTCTTAATTAAGAACGATCTGTAACAAAAGGAGAAAATAAAAGTGGACACAAGCGATTTTGCAAAACGAATGAAAGAGTATGAGGATGCAAGAAAAGATTATCTGACAAAAAGAGTTCCTGTAATGATTCGTATTGATGGCAAAGCATTCCATACATTTACAAGAGGGTTGGCAAAACCTTTTGATAATATTTTGATAGAAGCAATGCAGCAGACTATGAAATATCTTTGCGAGAATATTTCTGGATGTGTACTTGGATATACACAGAGCGATGAGATTACCCTTTTACTGATTGATTATAAATCAATGACACAGGGAGCATGGTTTGGATATGTAAAGCGTAAGGTTGAAACAATTTCTGCAAGCATGGCAACAATGGCATTTAACAAGTTCTATACTGACATCGTTAAAGAGAGAGTCAGAAAGGAACTTAAAGGATGCGAAACAGAAGCCGATAAAAAGAAAGTAACAGATTATTATACCAAATACGCTAGGAAATGCGGAAAGGCAATGTTCGACAGTCGGGCATGGAATATGCCAGAATTTGAAGTTATTAATGGGTTTATCTGGAGACAAAATGACTGTGTGAGAAATTCTATTCAGTCAGTTGCACAGGCAAACTTTTCAGCAAAGCAGCTTGAACATAAGAACCAAAAAGAACTTATGGATATGCTCATGTTGAAAAAGAGTGTGAACTGGAACGATTATCCAATTCACCTTAAAAGAGGAACTTGTTGTGTCAAAGTTCCACAGACTTATAATGAAGGAACACCAGACGAGTTTACACGTAGCAAGTGGGTTATTGATAAGGAAATCCCCACATTTACCAAAGATCGTGATTACATTGAGAAGCGGTTTAAGAATATTCGTACAGTAACGAATAAAATAGATCAGAAATAGTAAATCTGGCATATGTGATTATATTTTATTGTTGGTTGGTTTTGTAAGTAGAACGAAGATAAAATGTTGATTTTATTTAGAAAATCAATCAATTTTACATAGATGGCAAAGAGAAATTAAAAGTAAAAAGAAAGGATCTCGAATGGGAGAAATTAAAATTACAGAGAAGTCAACAAAGGCACAGATTTTAGAAGCATATAACCAGGCTTTAAAAGAACTGGAAGCTTTAAAAGCAATGAATGACTCCCCAATTGAAACAGCAAAAAACGAAGCACTTAGAGCATCACTCAAAAATGCAGAAACAGCAGCAAAAAATTCAGTGTTCTCAGAAGAAATCATTAAGCAGTATAAAGATTTGAAAATTGCGATTGATGAATATAAAAAAGAACTTGAAAGTCTGTACGGAATCAAAACCGAAGCAGATAGCCTTGCAGCAATTATTAACGCTCACAAATTTAAAATTGCTGATATGGACACAGAATATAAAAAGCTGAAAGATGAACAGGATTCTAAGTTAGCGAAACGTAAAGCGGAAGTTGACGAAGAGATTGAAGAACTTGAAAATAAGCTTTCTAAGGCAAAAAGTAAAGCTGATAAAGAAGCGGAAGAATATGAAGAAGAACTCAAAAAGAAAAGAATCCGTGAAGCAGATGAATACAAATACAATCTGAGAATGAATAGGAAGGTTGATTCTGACGCATGGGATGATGAAAAATCTAAAAGAGAAGCAGAAATCCAGAAGCAGGAAGAGGCAGTAAAAGCCCGCGAAGATGCAATTACAGAAAAAGAGAAAGAAATCCAGGAGATGAAAGAGAAGATTGAAGCATTCCCTGGTGAACTGGAAACTGCAAAAGAAGAGGCTGCGAAAGAAGCGAAAGCGAAAGCTGAAAGAAGTTTTGCATATGAGAAGCGTGCAATTGAGTCTGATAAAAAACATGCAGAAGAAATGGCAGCGGCAGAAATCGCCAACCTCAAGAGTCAGGTTGAATCATTAAAACAGGCTAACAATGAATTAACGAATAAACTTGATGACGCATACAAGAAGATGAACGAAGTGGCAACTGCAACAGTTCAGGCAGGAGCCACAGTTAAGGTTGTCTCTTCAGATAAATAATTAAAATATCGACAGTTACACGGAACAACATGATAGTTTGATTATGACAACTAAGTTTGACTTGTATATGTTATACCATAAGGATCTTGTGCTACCGACAGAAAAATATTATGTATATGTCCATAAAAATCCTCTGACAAACAAAATATTCTATGTCGGATCAGCACAAGGAAACTGTATGAGGGCTTATGAGTTCGATAAACACCGCAACCAACAATGGAAAGAAGAAGTAAAATCTTTTGGTGGCACTTGTAATCTTATAGTTGAAATCGTGCAATACTGTGATGATCCAATAGAAGCTCAAAAAGCGGAGTTTCAGCTTATATATAAACTGAAGAAAATTGGAGAAGCATATTGTAATAATGAGGGTGATACTTCATTTCAACGGAAATATCCAAAATTAAGATACCATTTATACAAAGATGATGAGTATTGGTATTTTGATAAAAAATCCGAATTGTTTCTATATTGTGCAGAAAAATATAATCTGAGCAAACGATTAGTAAACATGATTATTAAAACTGGAAAAGAATACAACGGCGCGAAAGCGGATGCAAAAGGACTTAGAATTATTAAAGAAGGAAAGGAACACATGTAATGTTAGAAATTATATTAAAGCTTCTTAATGAAAATCCAGAAGTAGCAATTAACCTGGTACATGGATATATTGAAAAATATAAACCTGTTGTCTATGGACTTGGCAATGAATGTCTGGAGATTGCAAAAGACTATGTTGAAAATGATGAATTACACCGCTTATGTGCAATGGCGAAAAGAAAAACATTTTTGGCATATACAGAAGTTGGATTCACAGAAGATCAGGCACTTGCACTTATGTTAAACGATAATTTGCAGCTTATGAAAAATATGAAACAGGTTTCTGCCTCTGTAAATTCTTCGAAAACAGTAAAATAAGATATAAAAGTTAAAATATATAAACAATGAATTTATAGGAGAATAGAATGGTTAAATGGTTTGAAGAACTGAGTGCCGTTAATGTAAATGAGCATATTAAGCAAAAAAATGGTCTTAATTATTTGAGTTGGATGTGGGCTTGGCAAGAATTAAAGAAAAAATTCCCGTTATCTTATGCAACTGTCCATGAAACCGAAGATGGAATGTTGGTATGGCGTGATCCAATTGGATGCCATGTTAAAACTTCAATTACGCTTGTATGGAGTGAAACAGATGCAGAGGGAAATGAAGTTCTGAAAGAACATACCGCAACTGAGTACCTTCCAGTCATGGACTTCAGAAATAAGGCAGTGCCATATGAAAATGTTGACGCAATGATGGTAAACAAAACGGTGCAGAGAAGTCTTACAAAATGTATTGCAAGACTTGGACTTGGCAGCTATATTTTCGTCGATGAAGATCTTCCAGAAGAAGAGAAAAAAGAAAACGAGAAAAAGAAGAAAGAGAAAAGTGAACTGGACATTGCAAACGCAGAAGCATTCCAGTTAGCAAAAGAACTTTCAAAAGAACATAATACCGAAGTGGCAGCAATTTGCAAAAAATACACCACAAATGGTAATCCAAAAACTATTAAAAATATTGAAGATACAAAATCTTTAATTGAAGAGTTAAAAAAATTAAAATAATTATCTTATAAGGAGAAAGAAATAATGAATAACGTTAGTTTAACAGGAAGATTAGTAAGAGATCCAGAAGTACGTTATAGCCAGGGAGAAAATCCTACTGGTGTTGCGAGATATACACTTGCAGTATCACGTCCATTTAAAAGTAATAATGGCGGGCAGGATGCAGATTTTATTTCATGCGTAGCTTTCGGAAAATCTGCTGAGTTTGCAGAGAAGTACATGAAACAGGGCATGATGTTTGCTGTTACTGGAAGAATCCAGACAGGAAGTTATGATGGAAAAGACGGAAAGAAAGTATACACAACAGACGTTGTTGTTGCCACCCAGGAATTTTGTGAGAAAAAAGGCGATACACCAGCAGCAGGAAATACAACAAAGCCAGCTAAATCAGCACCAGCGTCAGACGGATTTATGAATATTCCGGACGGAGTAGATGACGAGCTTCCATTTAACTAGGAGAAAATATGAGCGCACCAACAATAAATATTGAAGAAAATAAGAAACTTTTTCTTGATCTGGTTGGCTCAATTGAAAGAGATGGAATTAAGGAGCTTGTGGCATTTTTAGAAAAATCTGATTTTTTCACAGCCCCAGCTTCTACAAGATTCCATTGCTCACTTCCTGGCGGATTAGCATTACATAGCTTAAATGTATATCATATGTTCGAGCATAAATGCAACTCAGAACCATTTAAAAGTATTTTAGGTGATATGCCGGAAGATTCCAGAAAAATAATCACTCTTTTGCATGATGTATGTAAGACATATATGTATGAGATTGATTATAGGAATAAGAAAATTTACAGTGACACTGGATCAAAGAGAGATGAAAAAGGAAAATTCGATTGGGCGGCAGTCGAATATTACACAATAAATGACCGTGTTCCTTATGGACACGGAGAAAAATCGGTCATGATGATCGAAGAGTATATTAAATTGCAACCTTTTGAGAGATATGCTATTAGATGGCATATGGGTTTTTCAGAGCCAAAGGAAAACTGGAATACTCTTGGAACAGCAATTGAAAAATATCCAGTAATATTGGCTCTACATCAATCTGATTTGGAAGCTACATATCTTCTTGAAAAAGATATGAAGTCTGATTAATGAAATTTGGGAGAGCTTATGTTCTCCCTTTTTATTATATAGAAAGAGGAATAATCAATGGGTACAAAACAATTCAAATGTGGTTATGGACATTGCGCCCACAAAAACAAAATTGTCTATGAACCTGAGTCTGTAAAGATTAACACTAGAAGATGGCATAAAGATTGCTATGAGCTTCAAGGACTAATTGCAGAAATTGAAGAAGATTATATACAACATGTTAGTAAATCTGTCCCTATCGCATATTTGAGAAAAGTTATTAATGAAATTGTATTTGGGAAAAAATTGGAAAATGCAAATGTTGAAAAGTGGGAATCAAATCTTAATGCCGGAAGATATTTAAGTTTTTGTCTTAAATTTGCTATTGCGAATAAAATTCCATTAACACATCCACCAGGAATGTATTATCTGATTGATAACGCAAGAATTAAAAAAGCATATCAAAAAGAGAATGAATTGAGAATACAAAAAGAAATAAAAGAAGAAATGAAACACGAAGAGAATACTGCTTCTGCTCCGGTAAGTGTGCCAGTTAGTGTGCAAGTTAAAGCTACCACTCAAAAAGGAAATACAATCGGATTTGGTAGCATCTTAAAAGGAGGAAAATAATGTCAGATGAATTAAATGTATTATGTGATACCCAAGCGGAAGCTGGTGTGATTGCGACATTAGTTCATCACCCGGAATTTATACTTCAGAGCGATTACTTGAAGCCCGGATATTTTTACCACAAAGAAAATGGCTGCATATACTGGGCTATAGATGAATTATTTAAGTCCGGTGTAAAAGTTATTGATACTTTTAATATTACAAATAAGCTACAATCGAATGCGGCAGTAAAAAAGAAAATTGATAGTGTCAACATGCCAGACATGGATGATTTCTTTGATATGTGTGAAGATGCTGCCAGAACGACCATAGAAGAATATAACTTGCTTGTTGCTCAAGTTGTTACATTATCTTTTAAAAGAGATCTTATCAAACTGTTTGATCGAATGAAGAAAAAGATAATTCAGACTCCAATGGAATTGAATGAATTAAGTAATGATGTATACACAGAACTTGAAAAATTAACAAGCAAATATATATTCAACAGAAATGTGTTGAGATTTGGTGATAAAGCAAAAGACATATATCAGGAGATTAAAGATAGGCGTGACGAAAATGGTATTATTGGTATTCCATCAAAATTCAATAAAGTAGGACAATATTTCTGCTACGAACGTGGTGAACTGGTGATGATTTCTGGACGAATGAAGATGGGAAAAAGTTCCTATATGCTTAATGAGGCAATGGATAAAATACAGAAAGACATTCCTACTGTATACTTCGATACGGAAATGAGCGACAGACTATTTTACATCAGGATGATGGCAAATCTTACTGGTATACCACAGGATAAAATAAAAAAAGGTAATTTGTTACCAGAGGAAGAAAAAATAATTGATGAAACAAATGATTGGCTTTCCGGTAAACCGTTTGTACATATCTTTATTCCAAATTCTACAAATGAAGAACTCTATCTAATCTGCAAATCTTTAAAGTATAGTATGAATCTCCAATTTGTGATTTATGATTATTTTAAAAGTTCCGAATCAGATTCTTCAGCACAATACAATGATTTGGGAGCAAAATGTGATTTTATGAAAAATAGAATTGCTGGTGAACTTGATCTCCCTGTGTTGGCTGGAGCGCAGCTTAATAGAAATGATGAAGTTGCAGATTCAGACAAGTTGGAGAGATATGCGAGTGTAAGTGCAAAGTGGAGAAAAAAGACTTCTGATGAAATTGCAAACGATGGAAAAGAATGCGGAAATTATGCACTTAATGTAAAACTAAACAGATTGGGAGAGGGAATGTTTGAGGACGAATATATTGATTTCAAATTTTCTGGATCAGTCATGCGGATTGAAGAGGCGAAACAGCATACGGAGCAAGAGAAACCATTTTAAAGGTGGACTAAATGGAAGAGTACAGCGAAGAACTTATTGAGGAAATCAAAGAAAGTATAGATATAGTTGATTTCATCGGAGAATACGTTGAACTTAAAAAGAAAGGTAGAGAATATTTTGGAAATTGCCCGTTTCATGATGAAAGAACGGGATCATTTTCAGTAACGCCGCATAAAGGTGTCTACTATTGCTTTGGTTGCAAAAAGGGTGGAGATATTATTGATTTTTGCCAAGACTACTTAAATATGACTTATGAGCAGGCTATTAATTATCTTGGTAGTGAAGCTGGAATAAGCACTGTAAAAACAAAAATTTCTCCTACTGTGCGCTATCTGAGAAAATCAACCAGAAAAAGAAAAAATAAACAAATCCCAGAGCCACATAAGATACTTGATAAAAGTGTTCTGTCTGATTTCGAGCGACGAAAAATAACAAAATGGATCGAAGAAGGAATACCGCAATCAATAATGGATTATTACATGGTAATGTATGATAAAGAATCAAACAGAATTGTATATCCAGTTTTTGATAATTCCGGGAATTTAATCAATGTGAAGGGCAGAACGCTTTTTGATAATTATAAAGATTATAATATACCGAAATATATGAATTATTATCCTGTTGGAGATTTAGATTACTTCCAAGCATTCTGTTTCAAAAAAAAGATCCTTGATAGAAGTAAAGAAGTAATTATATTTGAATCACTGAAGTCAGTTATGAAATTGGATAGTTTCGGTATCTATAATTCAATATCTTCTGAGACAAGCCAGATTAATATTTTTCAGGTCAGAGAGTTAGTGCAGCTTCATTGTGATGTTGTTATTGCATTCGATAGTGATGTTTCGCTTGAAGAAATTAAAAAGAAAGATACAATACAACTTCTCTGCCACTTTACAAATGTATATGTTGTATATGACAGCAATGGATTATTAGGTGGTAAAACTGAAAAAAATAGTCCGGTAGACAAAGGAAAAGAAATCTGGGAAGAACTTTATAAACAGAGAATTAAAATTTAAGAGGTGAAAAATGTCAGAGTATTCATTTCTGATAGATTCTATGGAGTGGTCTTTTAGCCGCATAAATTCATTTTGTCAATGTAAGTATGAATGGTATTTACAATATATTGAGTCAGCAGTAGGACAAAATAATTTTTATGCAGAATTTGGAAAGTTTTGCCACACCATATTAGAGAAATATGCCAAAGGTGAACTTAGTCTTTTTGAGCTGGCTGATTATTTTGACGCTCATTATGATGAAGAAGTTCCATCAATGGTATATCATAAGACTGCAGATATCCGGCAGAGTTATCGAGATAAAGCAGTTGAGTATTTTGAAAACATTGATCTTGACCTTGAGAAATATGAAATCCTGGGAATTGAAAAGAAATGTAATTTTACGGTTGGTGGTAAACCATTTGTCGGTTACATAGATTTACTTCTTAGGGATAAAAAGACAGGCGGAATTATAATACTAGATCATAAATCTTCAGAATATCCGCTAGGCAAAAGAAGACAGGTTTTAAAGTCAGAAGAAAAGAAATTCAAATCATATAAGCGGCAGCTATATTTATATGCAATTCAAGTATACAACGAATACGGAGTTTACCCGGAAAAGGTTGGATGGAATTACTTTAAGAATAGGAAATGGTTGTTTCTTGACTTTGATAAGGAAGATTATGACGAAGCACAGAACTGGGCTTTAAGTACGATAGCAGAAATAAACGAAGAAGAGAATTTTAATCCAAACGTAGATTTTTACTACTGTCACAATCTATGCAGATATAGAAACTCCTATTGTGAATATAAGAACTATTAGGAGGTGCTGATTTGTCACAAATTGATTTGAATTATGTTGTATATCATCTTCATAGTGACCTTTCAAATGGTGTCACAAATGTAGATAGCGTTACCAAGTTCAAAGAGTATATTGAAAAAGCAAAAGAATTTGGCATGAAAGCAATGGCATTTAGTGAACATGGATCAGTATTTGAATGGTATCACAAAAAAGAAGCTATTGAAGCTGCCGGAATGAAATATATACATGCAATAGAAGCATATATCACAGAAGATAATAATACAACCAATAGAAAGACAAAAACAACATATACTGCAGTCGATTTGCTCTCATCTGTTAAAACAAAAAAAGAAGTAAAAATTACTTTTGAAAAATACTGGGAGCGTGAAGATGGGGCATATATTGCAGAAAGCGTTGACGGAAAAGAAGTTCCAATTGATCCTGAAACAATAACCGTTAAAGAAGAAAAAGTTATTAAAACAAGAGACAATTATCACTGTGTTTTAATTGCTAAAAATCTCGATGGTGTTCGTGAAATAAATAAATTAACATCACAATCTTTTTGCAGAAATGATAGTCATTTTTACTATGCACCACGAATTTACATGGACGATCTATTCAATACTTCCGACAACATTATTATTACCTCTGCTTGTCTTGGAGGTGCGCTAAATAAAGGAACTGACGAAGTAAAAAATAGATTTCTAAAATTTTTCATAGAAAATAAGGATAGATGTTATCTTGAAATTCAGCATCATAACGTAGAAGATCAGATACAATACAACAGGAAGCTATATGAACTTAGCGAAAAATATGAGATTCCGTTAATTGCCGGAACTGATACACATGCACTTAATGAGTCACATATGGCAGGACGTAAAATTCTTCAGTTGAGCAAGGGTGTACATTTTGCAGAGGAAGATGCCTGGGATTTGACATTCAAATCTTATCTTGAATTGTGTAAAGCCTATGAAATACAAAATTCTTTGCCAGAAGAGGTTTGGCGAGAAGCGATTGCTGAGACTTGTCGCATGGCAGATAGAATTGAAGAGTTTACACTTGATAAGAATACCAAATATCCAAAAATCTATGACCACCCTTTAGAAACATACAAAAACAAAATAAATGAAGCGTATAAACATCATCCGTATGTAAGAAAAAGGTATAAGCCAGAAGAAATAAATCCCACCATAAGAGAAGAAGTAAGCGTATATGATACAACAAAGTCAATAGATTTTATGCTTTTACAAACATATCTTAGAGAATGGGAAAGAAAGCATGGTATCTTTTGTGGATATGGAAGAGGATCTGTTTCAGGAAGTGAAGTAGCGTATATTCTTGGTATTACTCAGATGGATAGCAAGAAATTTGGGTTAAACTTCTTCCGATTTATGAATCCAAGTCGAGTAACAAATGCCGATATAGATACAGATTATTCCTCAAAAGACAGAGACATTATTAAACAATTCATTCTTAGGGATCATATGGATCTTCCGAATATAAGAGCAAGTGAGATTATTACATTTAATACTATTGCATTAAAAGGCGCGATAAAAGATGTAGGACGAGCTTTGAGAATGTCTATTGTTGAAACATCTGCAATCTCTGAAGCTGTATATCTTGACGAAAACAACAAATGGGTTATTGATGATGCTTTCAGAAAGAGATATCCAGAATTATTCAAATATGTTGATATTGTAAACGGAACAATAGTTTCTATTGGATCTCATCCATCTGGTGTATTAGTAAGCGATTTGGATATTGAAGAAGAAGTTGGAATGTGTAGTCTTGCAACTTCTGATTATCCAGTATCAATGCTTAATATGAAAGAGCTTGATGCACTGATGTACGTTAAACTAGATATCCTTGGTTTGGACAACATTGGTGTTATTAATGAAACGTGCAAACTTGCAGGAATTGAGAGAATGACTCCTGACAATGTTGATCTGGATGATGAAGAAGTTTGGAAAGACATACGAGATGACACAACACTTATATTCCAGTGGGAGAGTACATCCGCACAATCTTATTTGAAAAGATTTATGTCAGACGAAACAATTGCTATTGCCAAAGCGCATAACAAAGATTTCTCATATATCAAGTGGTTTTCGTTTGGAAATGGTCTTTTACGTCCTGGATGTGCAAGTTTCCGTGATGATGTTGCAGACGGAAACATTATGATTACTGGATTTAATGAATTGGATAAATTCCTTTCGGTTACTTCCGGGCGAATAACAATGCAGGAAGATATTATGAGATTCTTAGTAAAATTTTGTGGATATTCTGATGCAGAATCAGATACAGTCCGACGTGGAATTGCAAAGAAATATGGTACTGAGAAATTCATTGATGAAATTCACGATAGGTTTATAAGCTATTCCAATGAAACATATGGGGCATCAGTAGAAGTATTAGAAGAAATATTCCCACCTATTAAACAGGGTATTTTGGATGCAACAAGATACGCATTTTCCTGGAATCATTCAGACGCGTACTCTTGCATTGGATATATATGTGGATATTTAAGGCACTATTACCCATTGGAATTTTTAACTGCTGCGTTAAATATTTTCGAGGGAAAAGAAGAAAAAACCTTAAATATTACAAACTATACCAGGAAAAAAGGAATAAAAGTTGAAGGAATTAAATTTCGACATTCTACAAGTAACTATACTTTTGATAAAGAAAAAAATGTAATTTATAAAGGAATTGCCTCTATTAAATATTTGAATAGCAAAGTTGCGGATGCGTTTCAGTCAATTAAAGATATGCAGTTTAAAGATTTCATTCATCTGTTGGCAGTTATAGAAGGGAAAAAGCTTCCGGTAAACTCAAAGCAAATGAAGATTCTGATAGAACTTGGATTTTTTGGAGAGTTTGGTGAAGCTAAATGTTTATTGAAACAGTATGATTTTTTCAACGAACTTTATGGCAAAAAGCAGACGAAAAAAGAAAAAGCTGAAAAGCTTGGTATTCCACTTGAATTGGTAAGAAAAAACGCTGAAAAAGAAAGTGAAAAGACATTTACAAAAGTTGATATGAATGGATTATTGCACGATTTTGTTGCAGTAATGCCATATGAAAAGACAACTTTCGTAGATAAGGTAGGATATCAGATCAACGATTTGGGATATGTTGACATTGTAAGTCAAGATTACAAAGGATATGTTGTTGTAATGGACGTTGAAACAAAATATACACCAAAACTGAAGGTTTATGCACTTGCCAATGGAAATACCATAACGGTAAAAATTGCGAAAAAGGATTTTAATAAGAATCCACTTCAAGTAGGAGATGTAGTTAGAGTAAACGACCAGAAGAAAAAAGCAAGGGTGAAAATGTCATCAGAAGGAAAATTTGTTCCAGTAGAAAACGAGTTTGACTGGTGGCTTACCAAATATGAAGTTATAGGAAGAAAATAATGTTATTTGGAAAATATAAATATACAGATTCCGAGGAAAAAGAATTGCTGGATTCTATTGTTATATTGGTAGATACAAGGGAAAAGGTAAACGATCATATTACAGGTTACTTTGATAAACATGACATACCATACAAGAAAAAAGCATTAAAGAACGGAGATTATAGTTTTTTCGTACCACAAAACGAGAAATTAGGGATATTCCGTGATACTTATTTCCACGACGATATTTTTGTAGAGAGAAAGGCAAGTTTAGAAGAATTGTCCGGAAATCTTTCTACGAAACGTGCAGATTTTGAAGAAGAACTGGCAGTTGCTAAAGCTCACAAAAAATATTTGCTTATAGAAAATGCCAATTATGAAGATATTGTAAACGGTAGATATAACACACAGTACAATAAGAAAAGTTATCTTGGAAGTATTCACAGCTTCAATCATAAGTACAATCTTGAAATTGTGTTTATGCCAGATAACGCATACAGTCCAATTTTTATTTATGGCGTTATGCAGTATTATCTCCGAAATCTGATTAAATAAACAGATAGGGGGATTTGATTCCCCCTATTGTTGTACGAAATAAATGAAAGGATAAAACAGTAATGGCTACTAATGACCAGATTACAAGAATTAAACATCTTACTAAAATTCTGAATAAATATCGTGATGAGTATTATAACGAATCTCGACCGTCGGTAGATGATTCTACATATGATTCTATGATGGATGAATTAAAAGATCTTGAAGATAAAGCAGACTTTCACTGTGCCAACAGTCCAAATTACACAGTTGGATATGTTGTCAATTCAGAGTTACCTAAATTTAAGCATAGTTATCCGTTGTTGAGCCTTGACAAGACGAAAGATAGAACGGTTGCAGCGAATTTTGCAAAAGGTAGAAAAGCTCTTTTAATGCATAAATTGGACGGTCTTACTATTTGCCTGATTTATGAAAATGGGGAACTTGTTTCTGCCAGTACAAGAGGAAATGGCGAAGAGGGAAGTCTTATTACAGATAATGCCAGAACCTTTATGAATATTCCACAGAAAATCCCGTATAAAGGTCATCTGAAGGTTACGGGTGAAGGAATTATTCACAGAGACGATTTTGAAAAGATAAATGAAAAACTACCGGAAGAAGATAGATACAAAACACCACGAAATCTTGCTGGTGGATCAGTACAGCAGTTAAATTCTGAAATATGTTCAAAGAGAAAAGTGTGCTTTTATGCATTTAATGTGTTGGAGGGATTTGATGAAATCAATTCACTTTCTGGCAGATTGTATGCAGTAAACAATCTGGGATTTGATATTTGTACCTTCTTTGAATACGATGTGACACAACATGATTTTGTGGTATTTAACAATTTTGTGAATGAGCTGGTTGATATTGCAGAGGAAACAAAAACTCCGATTGATGGAGTCGTTATTATGTACGATGACATTGCTTACGGAAAAAGTCTTGGAAAGACAGGGCATCATTATCGCAATGGATTAGCATTGAAATTCAAAGAAGAAGAGGAAGAAACCACGATAACCAATATCGAGTGGCAAGTTGGTAGAACCGGAAAGATAACGCCAGTGGCAGTCTTTAAGCCAGTCATATTGGATAACACTACAGTCTCAAAAGCATCGCTGCATAATATTAACACTATGCAGAAATTAAAAATCAGACCGTATGCAACAGTTACAGTGGTTAAATCAAACGAAATTATCCCTCAGATTATCAAGTGTACAGGCGGCACATCTTACGAATTTGAAATTCCGAGAACTTGTCCGGTATGTGGCGGAGTAACTACTTTTGCAGGGGACGGAGAAACAATAAATATTTATTGCAAAAATCCAAATTGCCCGGCTCAGAGCATCAGAGGGTTATCATATTTTGCTTCAAAAGATGGCATGAATATTGATGGACTTTCAGATAAAAAGATTGAGAAGTTGGTTGATGCCGGGATTATTAGTAACCCTCTGGATATTTATAATCTGGATCTGCATAGGACTGAAATTGTGGAATTTGAAGGAATGGGAGAAAAATCATTTGATAAACTTCTTTCTTCTATTGAAAAGAGTAAGAATGTAAAACTGGAAAATTTTATTGCAGCATTAGGCATTCCGAATGTGGCACTCAGCAAGGCAAAAATAATCAGCAGAGAGTTTAACGGCGATTGGAACAAGTTTGAGGCAGCAGTTATTTCCGGATTTGATTTTACACAGCTTGACACGTTTGGTGTTGAGATTAACAAGAGTATTCACAAGTATTTCAAAGAAGTGTTCTTTGCCAATGACATATATAAAGAACTTGTATCTCTTATGAAATTTCAGATGCAGCAAGTATCAGACGAGCCACAAATTTTTAAAGATATGATTTTTGCCATTACTGGAAATGTTCATATCTTTGCAAGTAGAAAAGAAATCCAGAAGAAAATTGAATCTCTGGGCGGTAAAGTGGCAGGAAGTGTTTCAAAGAAAACGGCATACCTTATAAATAATGATGTAGAAAGTTCTTCCAGTAAAAATAAAGATGCAAAGAAAAATGATGTACCTATTATTACAGAGGAAGAATTTTTAAAACTACTAAATAAACGAAATAAAGGATAATAAAAATGATGAATGAACATATTGCTGAATTATTCGATAAATATTGCATTGCCCGCGATTGTAAAACTTGCAAATACAACGAGGATAAGAGAGTAGTTTTTGGTGAAATGTCTTGCAATGAGGCGTATGAAAATGATTACCGTAAAAGACATACAAAATAAAGGAGATTACAAATATGAGAATAACCGAAATTGATTTGAATATTATGAGCGCACCACAGAGTTATTACCTGGCGCAAGGAATTTCAAAGGATCTTAATTTTTCTACGGGGCTTCCGGCACTCTTTGAGAGAATGTATGGAATGAAAGAGAAAATTGAAGCGTCCTATGTAGATGACTATACAGATAATGTTGACATTGAACTTGGTGAAGCCATTCTTGTTGATAATGTTTTTAATTTGATTGTAAAAGAAAACAGTTATAATAAGCCGGACTCTGACAGACTTCTGGATGCTATTGTAAATATGAGAGATCAGATGGACGCAAAGATGATTAAAAAATTGGCTATACCGAAAATCTGTTGTGGCAGAAATGGTTTAGAGTGGGACGATGTACGGAGTATGTTTGAATTTGTTTTCGCGGATTCTGATGTACAGATTCTTGTTTGCATACAGTAGGAGGTAAGAATGTCAGAAAAATCGCCAGTTTACCTTCTTATGGTAACGAGAAACAATAATAACAAATATTATAAGATGATTCCACATGGCGATATCTTTGAAGTTGAATATGGACGTGTTGGTGCAACTTGCCAGCACGCTTCCTACTCAATGTCACAGTGGGATAAAAAGTATAAAGAAAAAATCAAAAAAGGCTATGTCGATCAGACACACTTAGTTCAGGATCTTATTCAGAAAGAACCAGTAAAATCTAATGATGGCTATAAAAAAATTGAAAACAAAGTAATTGCCGAAATTGTTCAAAGGCTACAAGATATGGCACGTCAGAAAATCCAGGCAAATTACAAAGTATCTTCGCAGCAAGTAACACAAGCTATGGTGGACGAGGCACAGAATGTCATTGATGATCTTATGAACAAAGAAACTGTAGAAGATTTCAATAATACGCTCCTTACATTATTTACTGTAATCCCACGAAAAATGGGAAACGTGAATGATTACCTTTCAAAAAGAAAAGATGACTTCGCAAAAATTCTGAAAGATGAACAGGATCTTCTTGACGTTATGAGAGGTCAGGTTGTTACACACACTGTTCAAAACGAGCCAGAAAAAGTAGAAGAAAATAATGAAGAAACAATCATTGAAGCAATGGGGCTGATTTTTGAAGAAGTTGATGCTTCAGAAGTGGAAATGATTAAAGGTAAGTTGGGCGAAATCAGTAACAGATTCCATAAAGCTTGGAGAGTTCGTAACATTCGTACACAAAAGAGATTTGATGACTTTGTAGAAAAAGAAAATATCAAGACACGAAAGCTTTTATGACATGGCAGCAGGAACGAGAATTGGTGGTCAATTATTAATACTGGTTTGGTTCTTCGACCAACAAATGCCGTAATAACAGGAAAAATGTTTGGATATGGTCTGTACTATGCCCCAAAAGCTCAGAAGTCAAAAGGCTATACAAGCCTTGACGGATATTGGAGTGGACAGCATGAAAACTTCGGATTTATGGCACTTATGGATGTGGCATATGGAAAACCATATGATGTACATTCATTTGATAGTAAATATTATAACTTTAATTATGAACGATTACAAAAAGAATGTCCCGGAGCAAACTGCTTACACGCCCATGCTGGGAAGATGTTAAGGAATGATGAGATTATTGTTTATAAAGAAGAACAATGTACTATAAAATATCTTGTGGAGCTGAGATAAATGAAATATATAAGAAAGTATGTTAGGTACATACAGATTATCGTTTTTATTCTTTTGTTGGCTGCTATGTCGTGCTGTATGACTATATGCCCGGCATATTTAATTTGCACGTTGATTATAACAAAAGGATTTACGATTATTGCATTTTTGGAAATATGTGGAAAATGTTTACTGTTGTATTTCATATTTGCATTATTAGCTGTTGTGCAAGGATCTTTTATTTGGAAAGATTAGCACACAATATATGGTACTTAAAAATATTACAAACACAATATATAGACATTAAAACTAAATAAAATTCTGTTTTTATTGTTTATTTCAATTTTCCCCATAAATATGCTATTCCTTTTATATGGGGTGGGGTAGATGTTGAGTAATATATTTTGAAAAGTGACAAGGAAACAATTTATGCAAATGGAAGAAAAATGTGTAAAAAGGTTCGATATGGTTGAGGGTTCATTCACATTAGAACCAGATAAAGGCATTAATATAGATAAATTATTAAAAATCTTTGGTGTGGATATTTCAGGAAAACCAGATTCATACACTATCCAATATTTAAAAACTGTACAAGCGAAAAAGCATAAGAAAAAGAGAATAAATAAAAAATGGATAAAAAGGTATGGGTATAAACAAAAGTGGTTTAATAGCAAAGGTTGGAAACTAAAGAGTTATAAAGATGGAACAGCAGAGTTTGTAAAATAAATTGTACATAAGAGTTATAGCCAAATGACTTATATGGCAATTGGAGGAAAGTATAAAGGATGAATAATTTCGCAAGAAATATCGGTATTTGGTATTACGATAGAAAATGGGCGGAAGTATTATTTGAAAAGATTTTGGACAGTTATCCAGGATATTGTTTATTCCGCATTTATAGAAATCAATTAAAAATTATATTGACGGACGGAACGTCAATTAGATTCTTTAATGTTAATTGTACTAGCAGATCAATGGCATTAACAGAGTCATATATTCAAAAAGGGATAGACTATAATTTATTTTGCAGTAAAATTGCCCCAGCAACAAAGAGAGGTATTAAGGGAAAATATATTATAGAAAATTACAATGATATTGAAAATCCACAAGACGCGACACGTTATTATTTAAAGAAGAATTTGAAGAAGAAAAGCGGCAGGAAGAAATGGCAATTATAGAAAAGTTGAATAAGATTTATTGTACATAAGATAAACGAAATAAATATTGACACATATAACTTAATATGATATTATATAAGAAAGCTGAATGGGAAAACCCAGTCAGTATTTCTTATATATAAGATAAACTAAATAAATATACAACCAAAGGAGAAAAAGAGTTGAATAATCTTGAGACTAATCAATCTTACATGGGGGGACAATTGAGCCGAGAATAAAATGTGAAATTTTTCGTGACTCAATGCAGAATTATAAAAAGTATGGTATTCGTCCCGCACAACTTATTATAGCAGATGTGCCGTATAATGTGGGAAATAATTTTTATGGTTCAAATCCTATGTGGTATAAAGGTGGAGATAACAAAAACGGAGAAAGCAAGTTGGCTGGGAAGTCGGCGTTTAATTCGGATTTTAACTTTAATCTCTACGAATATTTTCATTTCTGTTCAAAAATGTTAAAGAAAGAGGACAAAAAGAAATCTATTCGTGGGAGAAGTAGTGATTCACCTTGTATGATCGTGTTTTGTTCATTTGAACAAATTCAGACACTTATTAATGCAGCAGCGAAACACGGATTTGTTCATTACATACCGCTTGTGTTTGTTAAGAATTATAGCCCACAGGTGTTGAAAGCAAATATGAGAGTTGTAGGGGCTACAGAATATGCATTACTTTTATATAGAGACAGACTTCCTAAATTCCGTAATGGCGCACAATATGACGAGAACGGAAAAACAATCAGAGGGACTGGACATATGATATTTAACTGGTTCACATGGGAAAAAGATACAAAAGAAATACCAAAGATTCACCCTGCACAGAAACCAGTTGCACTATTGAAGAGGCTGATTGAAACATTTACCGATCCTGGCGATGTTGTGATTGATCCTTGTTGTGGAAGCGGAAGCACATTGAGAGCAGCTTGTGAGTTAGGAAGAAGTTCATACGGATTTGAAATTGACCGAACATTTTATCAAAAAGCCAAAGACGAAATGCTAATTGATTATATCAAGTAAAAAGAAATAAATACACAGCCAAAGGAAGAAAAATGGAATACAACAAATTATATAATATGGATTGTATGAACTACTTTTCCATCATAGATGGGGGGGCAATTTGATTTAACATTGACTGACATTCCATATGGAGAAGTAAACAGGTCTAGTAATGGATTAAGAAGTTTAAACAAAGAAGATGCTGATATTATGACATTTAATTTGCAAGATTTTTTAAATGAAGTATATCGTGTGACTAAAAGTACAATTATTGTATTTTGTGGAAAAGAACAAATATCTGAAATTCATTCGTATTTTTCCGGCAAACAAAAATCTGGGAAAGGAACTGTTAGACAGATTGTATGGGAGAAAACAAATCCATCACCAATGAACGGTCAGAACATTTATCTGTCTGGGATAGAGAATGCAGTGTGGTTTAAAAAGCGTGGTGGCACATTTAACGCACATTGCAAAAATACTGTTTTTAAATATCCATGCGGAAGAAACAAAATTCATCCGACAGAGAAGAATCATAACTTACTTAAAGAACTGATTCTTGATAATAGCAATGTTGATGATATTGTATTTGATCCATGTATGGGAAGCGGAAGCAGTTGTCTTGTGGCAGCAGAGAATGGCAGAAGATATGTTGGTGTTGAATTGAAACAAAAATATTATGATTTGGCAGTGCAAAGAATGCGCGAAGTATAACAAATCAGATAGGAGAAAGCTTATGGAGAGAACTATTGGATGGCGAAGAAAGAAAAATTTTTCTAAAGCACGAAAGAAAAAACGTACCGCAACGGACATTGGAGTGAATGACGCAAAGAATGGCGAGCGATTACGTGTTAAATGTGACGGGCAGTATATAAAAGGGAAAATTCCTATTTATCATTCAAAAGACAGACGACGTACAAACAATCGTGGATTTTATGGTTCTACAGTGAATTGGAAACATAGAGATGCACAAAAAGTTCTTTCTATGGACTCGCAAGAGGAAGAATTTAATGACGAAAAAGAGGTAAAAGATGGAAAATGTTGATGAAACTACAGATGCTTTAAAAGTATCAAGAGGAAGCATTCTGATGGCGAATCACGACAGAGAGTATGTAAACAAAGAAAATACTCTGCAGATAAAAGCCGGAGATAAAATTATTGTCGGTTATGACGGATTACTTCATCCAGTAAACAATAATAAAGCAGCCATTACAATTGACAATGATCTTGAAGTGGAAGGTTATTCTGCCACCGGATTATCAGAATATCTTGTTGCTTGGTTGGATTCTAGCCTGGATTTGAAAGAAAATTTGAGAAGAACAATGCTTGATCTTGATGAATTTAAAGCAGTGATTGAAAATGCATTAGTAGTTATTGGAATGAAAAGAGAAGAAGCTGAGAATGAATAGGAGTCACATTGTATATACGATGAAACATAAGAGAGCATTTCTCAGAGTGGAAAAGGAATTGCTTGGTCATAATACTGTTCGAGGATTTTTGCATGACCTTGATAAAGTTTTTGTGTATTTGGTGACTCCGAAAAGCTGGGAGAAAAAAGTCTCTAAATTTCACAGAAAATATTCCAGACATCATCCTATAAGAGCGCGAACAAAAGCGGATTATATTCAGATGATTATTGACTGGGAGTGCTGTAGGTTCACAAAACCAGATAAGCCTATGACAGCCCGGCAAACATTATATAAATTGTTCCCAGAAATGGAAGATAAGATTCTGCCATTACTGGAAGAACTCAATCTATAAGGAGGAAAAGATGATCCAGCTTGGTAGTGGATATGAAAAAGTCTGTAAATATTTACAGAAACATAATATAAATTCACTCGAAGAAATTGTTGGAATGGATGCATTTCATGTTTTTCCACGACAAGGAGTTACAGCTTGTAAAATTAGAAATGTTGAATTTTTCGGGAATGTAAGAGTATGGGGATTTAAAACAAATGTTTCTCATAAGCTGGCAGAGCTTGGTAATTCAATATTTCTTGATGAAAAAGAAGCAAGAGAATATGAAGTTTTGCAGTTACATAAAAGAACTTTGGATCAGCAGCAAAACATCATAAAGCGGAGAGTTGAAGAGATAAACAGGGATTTGAATAAATTGGACTATCTCTTAGAACGTTATCCGACAACCGAATCAAGATGCAGATTTAAAAAATGTTGTGAAAACTGCTCACATCACGAAGATGGCATCATTGATGGAAAAATTACATGCGTTGATTTCGGAAAACCAGAAGATTGTTATTTCTGGAAGCCGGATATAGAAGCATTTAAGAAATGGTTAAAAGAGCATGAAGTAGGATAAAAAACAACTTTTATCTACTGTCTCTGAACTCACGTTCTAATCGTCCTTTCACAATTTTGTTTCTATATATAATAGGAAGAAACTCTTTCATATCTGATTTTTAATGCGACAACCATCGTATTTTTAAACTATAAAATGAAAGTTGTTTTCAACATAGATTAAAAATATTGGTGGCATGTGAAGAATCACAAAGGGTATGTATTGAGTTTAGAAATAAAGGGCATGAAGCATATAGTTGTGACATAATTGAATGTTCTGGTAATCATCCAGAATGGCACGTTATGGGAGATGTTATTCCTTTGTTGGACGGAGATTGTGAGTTTAAAACAACAGATGGAATTAAACATAAGATAGACGGAAAATGGGATATGATAATCGCATTTCCGCCATGTACATATCTTACATCTGCAGGAACACGGCATTACTCATTAAAATGTAATCCGCCAGAAAAAGTAGCTGCCAGAATTGAAAAAAGAAATGAAGCAGAACAATTTTTCTTAAAAATAGCAAATGCAGATTGTAAGAGAATTGCAATTGAAAATCCAGTGGGGTATATGAATACACATTGGAGAAAACCAAATCAAATTATTCATCCGTATTATTTTGCTAGTAGTAAAAACGATACGGAGAATTATTTCCAGAAGAGAACATGTTTATGGCTTAAAAATCTTCCAGTGCTTGATAGAAAAAATAATTTGCCAGTTCCAGAACCACAATATATTTGCCAGGGCGAAAAATGTAAAGGCAAAAGGATTGGTTGGTGTGAGGGAATTAAAAATACAACTGGCGGTCAAGCTGGAAGAGCAAAGGCAAGAAGTAAAACATTCCCAGGAATCGCCAAAGCAATGGCGGATCAGTGGGGATGAAAGATTTTTTAAAGATGAATAAAATAAATAATAATAAAAAAGAAGGGAGTAACACCTTATCCTAGTGAAACTAGGTTGGGTGTTGGAGAAAAGAGATATACGCCCGGAAAATTTCTGATCGTGGCTAACGGTTCATAATTTGTTTGAACTAAAGTATAAGTAAGGTAAAACCTAAACGTAAGAGGCTTATACGAAACATAGCAATCCACAAAATTGCCATTCACCGGATTCGGTTAGTGGCTGGTGTGAAAGTTTGTTGGTTTAGTACAGGAATTTCAAGTTTTGTAGCATGTTATTTATCAAAGGATATTGATGAGATTATTTATACTCACGTTCCGAATCAGCATCCAGATAGTTTACGCTTTCTGCATGATTGCGAGAAATTATTAGGAAGAAAAATAACCATATTACAGTCTGAAAGATATGCGTCAGTAGATGATGTTATTGAAAAAACACGTTGCATCAATACTCCGTATGGCGCACCTTGTACAAAATTTTTGAAGAAAGAAGTAAGAAAGAAATGGGAAGCACAAAACTTTGACCACCATACTTATGTATGGGGATATGACTTAAATGAAAAGCGTAGAGCTGACAGATTGGTAAATACTATGACAGACTATGACCATGAATTTCCGTTGATTGAAAACGGATTCACAAAAGAAGATTGTCATGCACTTGCAAAAGAATTGGGATTAAAACGCCCAGTTATGTATGATCTTGGATATCCAAATAATAACTGTGTTGGATGTGTAAAAGGCGGTATGGGATATTGGAATAAGATTAGAGTAGATTTTCCAGAAGTGTTTGAACGTAGAGCAAGACAGGAAAGGGAAATAGGGCATAGCTGCATTAAGGGAGTGTTCTTAGATGAACTTGATCCTAAACGTGGACGCATGGATTTAGAAGTCATGGAAGATTGCGGAATTGCTTGTCAGCTTGTATTGAAAGATAGGGAAGATTTGAAATGTTAGATGGAATCATATATGGTTTGATCGTTGCATGGATTCTGGCAATATTCAATGTAGATAATATCTGCATCAATGTATTACAGCCATTTTTCACAAATGTAAAATTGACAACAGATCATTACTATTTCGCATTTGGTGTGTTTGGCTTAATCGCAGGAATAATGTCACATAGCAATTAGAAGAAAGGAAAAAGTAAATGAAAATTAAAAACATAAAAGATGTCGAGACTTTTTTGAAGGTAGTAAATGAGTGCGAAGGTGGAGTAACACTGACCTCTATATATGGTGATAAGTACAACCTTAAATCTACTTTAACACAATATGTAGCAGTTGCAGCACTTGTGGGAGAACACGGCGATGAGTTGGAACTTTGGTGTTCTAATAAAAATGACGAAAAGAAATTCTTACAGATGTTCAACGAACATCCGGAAATGCTGTAGAAAGATGGAATAAATAAATGAAAACAACAATTATTGGAAGCCTGATATATGGTGTGTTATTTGCGGCACTTACAATAGTAGCAGACGCAAAGCCTAATACTCCGAAGTTCTGGGCTTTACTTGGAATATCTGCCGCAATGGTTATTAATGAAATGTGGCAAAAATAGATTAAATTAATTTTTTATCGTTATTTTCCAATTTTTATACCTCTTTTACTTGATTTTTAGTGGCAATAAACACTATATTTGGGATCATCATATACATATAGCATACAAAATATAGTATAAATGCCACTAAATCAGCACTTTTCTACAATAGTTTTACAATGAAAAATTAATTCAAAGTTGGGAACTGGTCAATTTTTGTGAGGTAGATAAATTTGCTTCCAAATCGTATTGTGCCATTCATGGAGTAGATCCGGAACTCAATATTGGGGATATTACAAAAGTAGACGAAAATAATATGCTTCCATTTAATATGATTTGTGGTGGTTCACCTTGCCAAGATTTTAGTATAGCTGGTAAACAAGCAGGAATCGGCTGGACTTGCCAGAATTGTACTGATGAGCATGGAAAACCGTTTACATATAATCCTTTAACAGTTCATTGGTCAGTCAGAGATAAATGCCCCAACTGTGGTAGTAAGAATATTGATAAGACACGTTCTTCCTTGTTGGTTGAGTGGCTACGTGTTGTTCGAGCAAACAAGCCAGCTTGGGGAGTATATGAGAATGTAAAAAATATTGTAGGAAAATCCTTCAGAAATGCTTTCGATATGTTTATCGAAGAACTTCACGAATATGGATATAACACTTACTGGAAAGTGTTGAATGCTAAAGATTTTGGTATTCCACAGAACAGAGAACGATTATATCTGGTAATCATCAGAAAAGAACTGGATAATGGAAAATTTAATCTCCCAGATGGATTCGAGAGCGACATAACAATGTATGACATTCTTGAGGATGAAGAAAATGTACCAGATAAATACTACGTTGATTCAACCAAAGAAAGAAAGGCATTACAAGAAATGTTTAACAGCGGAAAGCTGAACAAATCTTACTCAAATACCATCAGGCATAAGGAATGAATGCGGTGATTGTACAGACAACCAGAAAGGAATAAGCTGAACAGATATATTTGTGAACGAAGATGCGATGAAGGAATGAGAACGTTCAAGGGGGGCTTTGTGGCACTATCCGAACGATCAATGCAGGAGGAGATAAAAGAGTGATTGTGGAAAATGATGTAAATATTGAAGATTATGGCATTCGCCGTTTAACACCAAGAGAATGTTGGAGATTAATGGATTTTTCTGACAGTGATTTTGATAAAGCAAAGGAAGCAGGAATGTCAGACACGCAACTATACAAACAGGCTGGCAATTCTATTTGTGTGGGAGTCTTATATTACATATATAAAAATCTATATCAAGCAATGCCGTACTTGTTTGAGAATTTAAAAGTAAGTAGTTTCTTCTCCGGAATCGGAGCTTTTGAGAAAGGGTTGGATAGATTGTATGCAGAAATCTCATAAAGACCAACCAATGATAAAAGTAATAGGTCATCTGGATATCAAAGGGTTGGATATTATTAAGCGAATCTATTCAATAGATGGATTATCTCCTACTCTTTCAACGATGATGGGAGGACAAAGACAACCTAAAATAGTCATCAGGAGAAACCATGAATGATATTAAGCCAAAGTTGATGGGTGGAATTGGCGAAATAAACTTTGGCAAACAATATCGTCAAGGAAATCGAATATATGATGCTGCTGCAATCGCCATGTGTGTTCTGGCTCAACCAGTTGGGAACACTGGCGGCTACAGCTACTTATATCTTATCAAAAGAAACAGCCAGGAGAAAAAGCATGAATAAGAAGGTACTCAAAGTTGGAAATCTTTCAACTGGTAATTCACAAGCTGGAACAATTTATAGAACATGGGGGGGACTTTCCCCTACATTGTGTGCCGGAACTCACGGATATGCACTTGGTTATATAGTTGTTAATAAAAAGAAAACCAGTAAGAAATAAATAAAATAGGAGGAATGGACTATGAATACATGCGTAAAAATCATTGATAATTGTTTGGACTGCAATAGTTGTTTTGTTGACAGAATACTTACTGCAGATTCATGGGATCATGAAGAAGGTGCGTACTGCAAAGAAGTTCTAAAAAACGGAAAACCTCGACTTATTGCATCAGATGACTGGGATTTGAGAAAGTGGTCAAAAGTCCCAGATTGGTGTCCGAAGCTTATAAAAAGCAGATTGAATGAATTGCGAATTAAAGCAGGAGTTCTCAGTAACAAGAAGTTTGATGAAAAGCTGAATGATCTTTTGAAGAGCCAAGGCGAAGAGTATTCAAAATTGATAAAAACATTGATCTCAATGGGGTTCGCATACGATCAAGTAGCATTTGAGAGAGATGTTGCAATTGAACAGTTAAATAATCTTGGTATTCAGTTTGGAGAAGATACTTCAAAATATAGAGTAGTGAGGAATAAAAATTGAATCATAAAGCCAAATTAATCTGCAGAAAATCTATCATAGATCATAAGGTAAGTATACCTTATATTAGATATCAAACAGAAGAAGAGTTTTGCGAAACAGTGAATAAAGAAATGGACGAGTTGAGAGATAAAGGTGCGAAAAAGATATCTGTACAATATTTCCAAAGTTTAGACACAGACACAGAGGCAATCAAAGCTATTATTACATATATGATTTGAAACAAAGAGAACTATATAAATAATGGAGGTACATATGAGCGCGTTAATTGTAAATTTATTTGGAGTCCCTGGAGCCGGCAAAAGCACTGGCGCAGCATACATTTTCTCAAGATTAAAAATGCTTGGAGTTAATGCGGAGTTAGTTACAGAATTTGCCAAAGATAAAGTGTGGGAGAATAACGAAGAAGTATTCAATAATCAGGCATATATTTTCGGGAAACAAAGTTTCAAGATAAGCCGATGTGCAAATAAGGTTGATGTAATCATTACTGACAGCCCATTGCCACTAAGCATTTTCTATAATCATGATCCGTTGCTTACTGAAAATTTTAATTCAAGTGTAATGGATGTATTTAATGGATATAAAAATGTGAATTTTCTTATTACTAGAACAAAACCATACAATCCTATTGGCAGACAGCAGACAGAAAAAGAATCCGACGATATGAAAAAGCCCATCATTGATCTCTTAACTCAAAGAGGAATCACATATCAGGAAGTTCCAGGAGAAGTTGCTGGATATGATGCAATAGTAAACAAGGTATTGTTACAAATTAAAGATAAGGAAGAACTTGAAAATGAGCAAAACTAAAACGTGTGTCCTTTATAGAGGATTAAATGAAAGTATGAAAGCATTTGCTGACAGAGTAGCGAATAAACTTGATGAAATGGAAAAATACGGCGCAACAATTGTTTACACTGGATTTCTTCAGGATAAAATTTCAAAGGCAAATGCAGCTATTATTTTATATCGGTGCTTTAAAACTTTTGAGGAAGATTTTAAAAAGACAGGAGATTGCTATTTATAGGAGGTAATGATATGCATTGTTATGGAAGAGCCGCTAAAAGACGGAGAGATAGGAAATATAAGAGAAAACTTAAAAGACTTCATTCATTTGGGACAATTACTCCGGCTATTTGGTATGTAGATGCGGATTATCCATACAAAACCGTGAATAAGCCATATTTCGTAAAATCGTATAAGAGCATTGGAAGAAATAAAGGACTGTACTATACATATAAGAAAGTGTCCAACAGAAAAGTACGTCATTATAAAGGCGGTATTTCAAATGGCAATGCATATAAGAAATTGTTTGACTTATGGTGGCAGATTTATTAATTGGAGGTGAGTACATATGGAGCTGATAACACGCCCACTGACTAAAAAAGAAATTTTATGTATGGTGGAAAATGATGAAATACCTTTCGTTGTAATTGTAGATAAAAGATTAATCCCTACTTTTTGTGTTGGTTGTGATTCAGATAATGATTTAACAGAAAAGATATCAGAAATTGTTCTTGGAGATACAAGTGGCGAAATTGTATGCTGGAATATTGTAAAAGAAATAAACGAAAAATTAGTAGAGATTAAAGGAATAATCAATGTAGCATATTTTCTCTTTGGAGAATCTTCGGCATGTGATCTGATTGAACATTGGGAAGAAGAATGCGCAGCACATCTTGCATATTCAAATGATAAAAAAGATATGTATGAGGGGAAATGGTAAAAAATTATGATGGTCAGAAGTCAAAATAAAGAATTAATAACTTTTTTGGAAAATATTCAGGTAATTAAAATACGCAAAGACACAGACGAATCTGTAAGGATTGTATTTGAATACGTTGAAGGATCTAAAACAATGGGACAGTATCACTCATATCAAGTAGCACTTAAAGTATTGGATATGATTCAGGAAGCTTATAGTGAATATCAAATCATGTTGAATTTCAGTGTAAGTTATCTTCACGAATTTAAAGAAAAAACAGATGGATTTGCTATCTTTCAGATGCCAGAAGATTCGGAGGTGGAAGCATGAGCCATATCAAAGACAGATTAATCCAGTTAAAATAAGATTTTGGTTTCAGCGAGAAAGGATATAGAACAGATGAGCAGACTAATTGATGCAGATAAGCTAATCGAAGAAATGTCAAAATGGTACTGGGATAAAGAAAAACAGAAAGCTTCAGAAGAAGATGTAAGTCCAATGGACTTATTTACACATCTTGCAATTACAACTGTTCAAGAACAGCCTACGACCTATGATTTAGATGAGGTTGTGGAGCAGTTAAAACAATTAAAAATGAAATACTTCTTAACAATTGCAAATACGGGAGATGCCGATAAAGATTGTGCTTATAAAAACATTGCAAATACAATTGATAGAGCCATTGATATTATAAAAGGTGGTGGAGTTGAATGAAACTGAATAATGAAATCTGTATTTCTTTCTTACAAGGTAGTGGATGGATGCGAAATCATGATGAAAAAGTCAAAAATGGGATTATTGATAAATTTGTGGAACGAATTAGAGAAAGGCTTGAAATCAATAACACATGCAATATGATTGATATAAATATTGTAGCGCAGGAATTGAAAGAAGAGGAAAATAAATGGAAAAATCGGTATTGGTAATAGATACACCGGAATCATGTTGGATGTGTCCTATCGCCACAGATCATAGTGCATCAGAAATGTCAGTATATTGTCCTGTAATTGGAAAGTATATAACTGGAAAAGATTGTGAATTAGTTTCAGAACATTGTCCATTAAGACCTCTACCAGAACACAAAGAGATAAAAGAAACATTCCGTTGGGGAGATCGTCTACCAAGTTTTAAATGTGGGTGGAACTGGTGTTTAAAAGCAATTATGGGAGAAAAATAAATGTCTAGCGACTATAAAACAATAATGGAATCTATTATAGGTTACAACATACCAATGACGAAAAATGTTATTGATGTATATGCACAATATGAGAGTGAAATTGCTTCACTTGCCAGAAAGCATAGATTACGTCCTCAAGAGGTGGTGGGCTTACATCGAAAATTATCAGAGAGATTAGATATTGATTCTAACATATTCCACCATAAATTAGATTTTGAATGTTACTGTTACGTGGAAAAGAAACATAATCCAAGCACAAAAGAATCTGATTGGTTGGACAACATAATAAAAAATATGACACCTGACGAACGGTTTAAGTTTATTGAAAATGTTCTAAATGAGTCACTGGAAATAGAAAAGCGTACTAAAGATATCAACTCAGATGACAATATATCCAAACTGAAAAAGCGAATTAAATACTCCAAAAATCCACTCGAAAGAAAGAAATTAGAAAGACAATTAAACTATGCATATAAAGAAAGGAAGAACAAAGATGGCAGCAGAACAGACAGAATCCAGAAGAGAATTTAAACCCGGAGATATTGTTAAGCACTTTAAAAGAGAGTTTCTGAAAGGCGAAATGTTTAGAACATCTAGCAAGTATCTCTACAAAATAATTGGTATTGCAGAACATACAGAAACCAAAGAAAAAGTGGTTGTATACCAGGCACTATATAAAAGCGAAAAAGACAATGTAAACTTTGGATTATATGTAAGACCGTATGACATGTTTATGAGTGAAGTGGATCATTATAAATATCCCTGTATTAAACAGAAATATAGATTTGAATTATATGAAAGGTAATAATAGATGGAAAGATTAACACAGACAACTGAAATCGGTAATGCTTACTATCCTAAATGTTTTAAAAAGCCATGCTCCGGCATGGGAGAATGCTTAGATGATAATTGTAATTTGATATACGAAGCTTGTAAGAAACTTGCTGAATATGAAAACTTAGAAGAACATGGGTTACTGATAAAATTACCATGTAAAATCGGTGACACAGTTTTTATTATCGTCGGGAAAGACATTTCAAAACAAACGATCAGAGAAATGACAATTTCTGATAATGGGCTTATTGTATTCAAAACAAAAAGAAGAACCTTTAACACCAGTTGGTTCGGAAAAGATGTGTTTACTACTTATAAGGCAGCAGAAATGGAGTTGAAAAATAGATGGGAGAAATGACACTTGAAGAAGCAATTCTTCACACAAGAGAAATAGCAAAAACAAAACGTGCAGAAGTGACATACAATTTTGAGAAATTAGGAAGTCATTATAATCGGTGTTTAAAATGTGCGGATGAGCATGAGCAACTTGCGCTGTGGCTTGAAGAACTGAAACGCTATAAGGAAATGGAGAGTCAACGATTACTACTGAAGCTGCCGTGTTCAATAGGAACTGAAATTTATAAAATTCCAAGCAAAGTAAATTACGATTTGAATGTTCTAAATGGATATAAAGCGAATAACAGAGTATATCACCAAAAGGTTTACAACGTTGTAATTCATCAAAATGGATGGTTTATACAATGCGACAAAGACAGTATATACGCCCCAGATGTCATCTGTATTGATTCAGAATACGGACAAACATGGTTTACTAATCTTGAAGAAGCCGAAAAGAAATTAGCAACATTTAAGCTAGGAGAATAAGAGAGGAAAACGAAATTGGACAAAGTAAGAAAAATTGAATTAACAATAACGCCAAATTATGTGTCTGATTGGAACTTCCAGGATGCTGTAAGAGAATTAATCCAAAATGGAACTGACCAGCAGACACTTGATCCGAAGAATGTGTTTGAAATATCCTATGACGAACAGGAAAATATCCTTCAGTTAAGTAATTCTGAATCGACTCTGGAAATAAATACCTTGTTACTTGGTTGTAGCACAAAATCCAATAATACTGATACTGTTGGACAATTTGGAGAGGGCTATAAAATCGCAGCACTTGTGTTAAATCGCCTTGGAAAAACATTTTCTGTATACAATAATAGTAAAGATGAAATATGGATTTCCAAATTTGAACACTCAGAAGTATTCAATGAAAAGGTTCTTATGTTTGAAATAATTCCAAACCATACAAACAATGATGGACTTGTTATCGAAATCGAAAATGTGACTTTAGATGAATACAATTCTTTATATGATGTGTGGATAGGTATGCCGGATGCAGAAAATCATAAAGCAATAGAAACAAGTTATGGGCGCATTTTTACAGAAAAAGATATGCGTGGCGAAATATTTGTAAATGGACTTGCAGTAGAAAAAGAGAAAAATTTATATTTTGGATATGATTTTAAGCCACAATACATTACTGTTGAACGTGATAGAAAAAGCTGCAGTACATGGGATATGCGAAGTACAACTTCCAAAATGATATGTGAAGCAATAGACAATGGTGATCTTAATATAAAAGACCTTATGGAAATTGCCAATGACGGATCATTCTATGATATATGTAATATCCAATATCAAACCTATACCGAAAAAGGACGTAAAGTTAAGGATATGATTATTTCTGACTTCGATGAAAACAATCATTCCGCAATTCCAGTAGGAAATCAGTCAGACTATGATAAGGTTAAAAAGCTTGGTGGAAAGCCAGTATTTGTTCCATATGAAATCGCACAAATTGTATCAGGTACAACTGAGGAAAGGATGAAAGAACTTGCCGAAGAATCCTGGGGCAGAGATTTTTCCGTAAAAGAGAAATTGCAGCAGTGGCGTGATTTTTATGAAAATGATTTCTCATCAGAAGCAATTGAACAATTTAACAAAATCATAGAAGAATTAGAATAGGAGATAGCCAACAATGGAAATAACAAATGGACTTAAAGGGCGATTCTGTAAGCTTTATGGAATCCCCATTAGCTTATATGAAGAACCTTACTTCCAGAGCAGACTTGAATTGTTAGACAAACAATATGGGGCAGTAGAAAAATATAAAGAATTTCTTGATTCAATAGCAGAGTTTAAAACAGAACAGGATTATTATGAGCATTATAACAAAGTAAAGGATAGTGCGATTTCTGCCATTAAGAATAACGCCACATTCCAGCAATTTAACGAAATAGATATGTCCGGATTCAACAGTGTAATTAAAAAATATCAGTTACCATCAAAGCCAATTTATAAACCGTCATTTGATGGAAAACATTTCATCAGTATTGATATGAAACAGGCTAATTTCAGCACATTATATCATTTTGATAATACAATGTTTGATGGGGCAAAAACCTGGGAGGAATATATTGGAAGATTTACCGAACGCAAAGAACTGATTGAAAGTAAATATATGAGACAGAGAATTTTCGGAGAATGTAATCCGAAACGCCAGGTTACTTATCAGAAATATCTTATGTGTAAATTGCTTGCCTTTCTGTTGGTTGGTATTCCTGAGAAAGATATTGTATTCTTTTCACATGATGAAATTGTTATAGATGATACAGAAAAGACTTATATATACTATCCATTCGTGGAAGAATGCATAAATAAATATAATATATCAACCAACGTAAAAATGAGAATAGAAAGATTCCAGTTAAAACATCTCGGTGAAGATGTAGGATATGCGAAAGTCTACGATAACGAAAGCAGATTCGATTTAAAGTGTGTAGATAACGATTATATCCCTATGATATTCCGATTTATTCAAACTGGAAGGATTCTTGAAGAAGATTTGGCATTCTTCTATAAAGGCACTACGGCGAAATTTGAAAAAATACCAGATCAAATTCAAAGGTCAAAACTATGCAGCGGAGATATAAGGTTGCTCAAACAGTGTGCGAAATGCGGTAGACTTATACAGGCAGGAATAGATAACGATACTTGCATTAGATGCTTCAGAGACGAAATGAATGCGAAGATGCATAAACAGGAAATGGAGTACATAAACAAGCTGCTCGGTTAGGAGGAAGATTATGGCACTTTCGGCAAAAGAAAAACTTGAGAAATTATTAGAATTTGTAAATAAAGAAGAAGATCTTCGGACAGAACTTTCTGTAAAAGCTATGGAAGAAGGAAATATAATGGCTATGCAGATTCATAATGCAGAAGCTTGTGCCTGTATGAAAACGCGACATACAATTGAAGATATGTTATCTCACAATGGAAGCTGTCCAGCGTGGGATAGTATGGAGTTTAATGAAGCATACGACCACCTCAAAAAAGGAAAGAAAATTAAATTGCCAGAGTGGAACGGATATTGGTATTGGTCTGATGATCGTAAAACAATTATGATCCATTGTGAAAATGGCAAAGAACTTGACATTCGAGATACTAAAAATACAGAGTACACGTTTGGCTGTATCGCAAGAAATGACTGGATGGTAATAAAAGATGAATGATAATGAAGAGCGTTGTAAAAACTGCAAATACTTTTCACGTTAAAATTGTTCCAGAGATATGTCGCGACAATTGGTGGTCACGGAGCTGTTTGTGGTTGGAAAGTAGGAACAAAGTGTAATGTTATAAGCAAGAAAGAATACGGTTGTTGTACTGTATTCCTGGAAGAAGCAGGACGTATTTATGAAACGTGTTCTGCAGACAGATGTGAAAAATGGAAGTTAAAATAATAATATCCATCCTTGTTTGACAAGGGTGGATTTTTTAAAACCAAGATAAAAGAAATAATAAATTGCAAAAAAGACTTGACAAAGTAAGAAAAAACGTATAATATATAAAGAGAAGATAAAAGAAATAAATATAGGATAAACATATGAAAAGAATAAATGATAAAATTTTACTTGATGACAAGGAGCTGAAGCTACTTGTCAAAGAAGGGTATGATAGGGGTATTATATTCGGATGTAAAGTAAATGCTACTAAAGTAGTAAATACATTAAAAGAAATGACATCGGAAAATTTTGAAATTATTAAAGATCAGATCATTGGATTTTGCAAAGAAACAATTAGAATTGCAGATTCAAATAAAAAAGAAAGGGAAACGTAGTAAAAATGGAGCAGTTATCAATTACAAATCATGCAATGGAGAGATATGCAAAAAGAATTGCAAACCGTGAAACTACCATTGACGTGAATACATACGTTCAATTGAACAAGGATAAAATTACAGAAGATATAAACACGATGATTCACTTTGGAAATCGCATTTATACCGGAAGAGTCGGGCAACGCGAAGAACGCCCGGTAAATGTATATCTTTCTGGTACATGGGTTATTCTTACAGACATACTGGATAAGACAGTCATTACTGTTTATAAGGTAAATCTCGGTCTTGATGAAGAATTTAATAAAACCTTCATTAATGGCATTTTAAAAAGAATGGAAGAACATAAGGCTGAACTTGCCGAAGCTCAGAAACAAACTGAAGAAGAAAAGAAATCGTACCAGAGTATTATTGCAGATAATAACGCACAGATTAATGAGTATAAAGCAGCAATCAATGAATTAGAGAAGCTGAATACGGATTATCAGGAAACTATCGGAGATATTGGCGCGAGACATAAAGCTGCTGAATTAGCAGTAAAAAGAGATGTTGAAAATTTAATTATGCGGATGGAGTTTTAATTTTTTACATAAGATAAACGAAATAAAGGAAATACATATAATGAAACTTGGAGATATAGAAGATTGCAGTGAATGTCCTTTAAAAGATGAAGGGCTTTGCCCCGGTGGTTGGACTTCTGGGGCTGGTGGGATTCCTATTGAACCTCCATGTGCTGAATGGGATGGAGAGGAAGATGTGGAAGATTACATTTCTTCAGTTTATGCAAGTATTGCAGCAAGGGAAGAATATGAAGATCTCCTGTGGAAAGAAAAGCAAGAGAAACAGCGTAAAAATGAAATCGCCAAAAGGAAACGCCGATACATAAATAGTTACTGTATCTCGGAACGGCTTACAGTTGAATCACTGAAAAAGAAGATTAAAAGCTATGAAAATATAGAACGATTTGCAAGATCTCTGACAGTGGCATTTAACACAAGATACTCAGAGCGAAAAGAGGTAAATCCGGCGATTACGGAAGAATTGCAGACACTCAGAGAAGAACTTGAAAAGGCAGAGCAGAATTTGAAGGACAAACAAAAAGAATGTAGAAACACTGAATATTATAAAAATATTGGAAAGGAAATATAAATGTATAAACAGGTTATTGTAGTAAACAAAAGCTTAAATATGAGTCCCGGAAAACTTGGGGCTATGGTGGCACATGGGGCTACAGCTTTCTTCTGTGAATGGTTTAAAAGAAATGTTGCTGCTTTAAATGAGACTAACAATGATTATACAATCAGTCCAAATGCGAGAGTTGACAAAGAACTTTTCGCTCAGTGGATTAGTGGCAGTTTTACTAAAATTGTACTTGAAGTAGAAAATGATGCGGCTATGAAAGAAATCATTAAAAAAGCACATGAACACAGAATGGTCAACAGACAGGATTTCTTTAATGTCGTGGACGAGTCAACAGAATTTTTAGATATTCCACAGTGGGCGGTAATTGCATTTAAGCCTATGGAAATGGAAAAGATTGACTTAATTACAGGAGAACTGAATTTATATTCAAAAGATTTGCCGGATATCAAAGAAATACTTGGAAAACAATTTAAGAATCTCTTTTTGGTTACAGAGCATAATGTGACAAATTGGGAAGATACTGATGATTTTTGGTTCTTTTTAGTGAATGATAAATCAGAGATTCCAATGATAGATAATACATACAGATGGGTAAACCTATCAAGCGGGACGATTTCAGGAAAGGTATTTTCTACAAGAGAAGAAGCAATCACATGGGCTACAAGAAATAGAGACTGGGAAGTTGAAAGTATAGGTGAAAAATTTGGCGAAAGTAAATAATATTCATGTTGGGGATATATACAAAGTGAAACAGTTAGAAATTCCACGTTTGTATACTGATAAAGAAGGGTTTCTTATTATGCTGGTTGCAGATAAGTGGTCGGTAAATGGGGTTGCTCTTAGATATAGATGGTTGAATTTGACAACTGCATCACTTCTTAGAGGAATTTATTCATCAAAAGAACAGGCAGAAGATTGGTTGAAAACCATGTGCGGTTGTTGGACATTGGAAAAGTTGGATGCAGACGAAATTCATATTTTAACAAGGCGAGAGGAAAATAATGGCTAACAACATAGGATATTTAACAAGTAAACTTACTCCAGAACATCAGGAAATGTATACCCCATATTATGCTGTTGAACCAATTGTAAAATATATCCCAAAACAATATAAAATCTGGTGTCCTTTTGACAAAGAATGGTCTGCATTCTATCAAACTTTCAAAAATCTTGGCTATAATGTAATCAAATCACACATAGACGACGGAAAAGACTTCTTTATATATGAGCCGGATGAATACGACGTAATAGTTTCTAATCCGCCATTCAGTATTAAAGACAAAATACTTGAACGATTATACGAATTAGATAAACCATTTGCCGTATTGCTTCCATTAAACTCATTACAAGGAAAGTCCAGATACAAATTTTTCTCAAAAGGTGTCCAGCTTTTATCATTTGACCAAAGAATAGGTTTTCATAATAGATCAAATATGAATTTGGCAATAGAGGGAAGTCCATTTGCAACAGCATATTTTTGTAAGAATATATTACCAAATGACTTAATTATAGAAAGACTAAATAAATATGATAAAAAACTATTGTAAAAGAGGTTTATAGACGCATGAAAAATGGATTTTACAGATACACAGATGACGGTGTTCCTGGTGGTGGACATGTGATACTGAAAACCAGTGAAACGGAAAAGTCATACATTTTCAAATTAATTGAAAATACATGTAGGTGTGAACCAACAAGGCTTTTGAATTTGTTTAAGAAAAATGACAAAGCCATTATCAAAAAGAAAAACAGTGGACATCCAGTTGTGGAATATAGCACAGGTTTTGTTATATATCCTTATCAGCATGGAATACCATATCTGTTTGAATATATTGAATGATATACAGAAAAGGAAAGCGTAATGCAGATTTATCTTTTGGATTTTAACGAAAAAATGGTAGACGCATGGAAAAAGTATTTCCATCCGATATTCGATGACATTGCTCCCGTAGAATTTGTACAGAGTGATTTCGGTACTTTTATGGAAAAACATGAGTCAGATATTGATGCAGTGGTTTCTCCTGCAAATGCTTACGGTTTAATGGATGGCGGTTATGATGGCGCACTTACTAAATATTTCGGTAAAGAATTACAGTTAATAGTGCAGAAAAAGATCATTCAGCAGTTTTATGGAGAACAGCCGGTTGGAACAAGCATTTCTATTGAAATCCCACGCCATTATATTTGGCTGATACATACACCAACGATGAGAACACCATCGGCAATAAAAGATCCAACAATTATATATCAGTGTATGAGGACGACACTTATGGAAGCACTCAATAATAATTGTAAATCTGTGGTTATCCCGGCATTTGGTGGTTCTGTTGGTAGAGTAGAGCCAGACATTATTGCAAAGATGATGTATCGGGCATATCTCCAGATCTTTGATGAGAAGGGAAGAAAAGCAATAAATTGGGGAATAGCATACGAACAGTGTGTAGCTTTAATAAAGATAGAGAGGTCTAAATAATGAGAAAGAAAGTTTTGTTACTGGCAGGATGCGTTCTTGCATCTGTTTTTATGTTGACTGGATGCGGAGAATCATATCCTAAAATATCAGTGTATCGTTCTGAGTGGGGAGAAAATAATTTAGATATTGGTATTGGAAATGATTACAAATACGACAGATATACAAAGGAAGATACAAGTGATGGCTGCTCTGTGACAATTTATTTTACAGAAAGAAAAAATAAATGAAAGAAACGTTTACAGAATGGCTGAGAAAACAACCTGATTACGGGATTTTTAATCCACCAATGAGTTCAGAGAAAGCACTTGACTTTTTGTTTGATTATCTTCTTGTCGATGACTATGATCCGTTACCAGAGAAAGCGCAGCAAACTAATACTTATATTGTATTTAATATTCTTATGAAGTATAGTAGAGAATTTCGTAAGGAACGTAAAAAGGTAAAAAGAGAATATAAGAAAATGAAAAGGAAAAATGAACGAAGATTGAAGAAGGAAAGAAAATATGGAACAAATAAGACCGACAGAAACATTTTGCGGTGTTGATATATTTACATGGGAGTCGTGGGACTCGATAGAAATTGATATGCTATATTTTTATAATGTTGAGTTCTGCTTGGATTCTATGAAAGAATATAACGGCTGCAATGTGATGCGAAAATTTGACGGTACAATGGAAATCTATTCAAAGGATGGAAAAGATGTTGTATGGAATGGAACAATAGCCGACATTCCGGAAGTCGTAGAGAAATTGATATTCAATAGAAGCAAGTCGAAATGTGATAGTAGATTTGTAGAGTATTTAAAAAAGACATTTTTGAAAGATTTTGAGTAAGAAGAAAGAAATAAATAATTGATAAAATGATAGTTTTATTCAAGAGCGATGGTTGTCGTATTTCAGGCTTCAAAACATTGTATTAAGTGATTGCCTTAATTTTAAAAGCACGTGTTCATCGTGGTTTCAAGCCACTAGATGAAACTATCATTAGGAGCAGAAATGGAATTAAACAAAGTATATAAAGGAGATTGCTTAGAGCTTATGAAGGATATTCCAGATGAAAGTATTGACATGATTCTGGTAGATCCTCCATATGAGCGAACACATAATAAATGGGACTCAATTATTCCACTTGATAAAATGTGGGAACAGTATTTGAGAATCATTAAACCTAATGGTTGTATTGCGATTTTCGCAGATGGAATGTTTATGGCTGATCTTATGAAAAGCCAGGAGAAATTATGGAAGTATAATCTTGTGTGGGATAAGGTGCTTTCCACTGGATTTCTTAATGCGAATAGACAGCCTTTGAGAGTACATGAAGAGGTGTGTATATTTTATAAGAAGCCACCAGTGTATAATCCTCAAAAAGTTATGGGAGCAATGAACCATAGTAAAGGTAAGAAGAAAGCGTGTGATAACAATAATTATGGAAAATATGAGTTTGTTGATAATCGAGAAGAGTTAGGAGAATGGAAACATCCTACAAGCATTTTAAGATTTCAAAAGCCACATCCATCAGTTGTAACACACCCAACAGAAAAACCAGTTGAATTATGTGAGTGGCTTATTAAATCCTACACAAACAAAGGTGATACAGTTCTTGATAGCTGTGCTGGAAGTGGAACTACCTGTATAGCTGCAATCAATACAAGCCGGAATTACATTGCGATGGAGTCCGAAGAGAAGTATTGCAGAGCTATGGAGAAGAGAATTTCCGAACATCGGCAGTCTGTCGAGAAACTTGTATAACACATATTACTTAAATAAGTAGTAGAAAATAAATATACGAGGTAATATAAATGGAAGTTGATATTGTAAAATATATTCCGTTTGGAAGGGAGAACGCTATCGGAAGGGCAGAATTGGCAATGAAAGTCGGATGTTCTGATAGAACAATGCGTGATCTTATTAATACTGCCAGAAAAAGAGAGGTAATTGTAAATATTCAGAATGGATCTGGATATTATCGTCCTACTGAAAATGATGTGGGAGAAGTTAAAAAATTCAAGCGGCAAGAAGAAAACAGGGCAAAAGATATTTTCAGCGGTCTGCAACCTGTCAGAAAGTTCTTAAATGGAGTGAAACAGAGTAATGGGTAAGATATGCAATAGTTGTTTTTATCAAGAAAATAGATATGACGGTTCTCCTATTTGCCAACATATACAATCAATGCGTGGTTTGGAAGTGGTTGCAGAATATGCCATGTGCGATGCTATCAAAGAGTGTAAGTATTATACACATAGGACGGAGGTTAGCACATGAACATATTAAAACACCTGATTATACAGATCGAATCTACAGAAGATGTAACAAATGCGTATGTAGAATCCATGCAAAAAACAGATCCGAATTTTACTGCTGAAGAAAATGTGCTTAAAGTAAAACTCTTGTCAGAGTGTTATGGTCGTTTAGAACAGCGTGAAATGATTTGGAGAGAGTCTGAATTTATACATAATTTAGGGAAAGGATATTTTATGGCGTAATGACAGAAAAAGAAAAGAATATGGCAAAACTATTGCCTAAATATGAAAGATTTCTTGAAACAAAAGCCGGAAAAGCTTGGTTAGAGTGCAGGAAAAATCACAGTATTACAGATGAAGAAATAGGCTTTAGAGACTATTTATATGACTTCTATCCAGAGTATTCAATGTAGTGGAGGGAACATGACAAAAGAGCAATTAAAAAGAGCAAAAGAAATTGAATTTGATATTAAAGTATTGAAGATTCAGGGATTAGCTTGCGGAGTATCAGATTCTACAAGAGAATGTTGGAATAACTGGATAACTGAAACTGTCGCAAAATTAGAAAAAGAACTTGAGGAATTATAGGGATAAAACAATGTTTTTATGTTGTTTGTCTAATTCGATTGTAAAAGTCTCGAAACCTCGTTGGTTAAAGGCTTTCGCAATGCTACGTGTTCCACTGAATAAATCTACACACTTCATTTCTATAATGTCTCCTTTTCAAATACCTATGGTTGTGGGATTCCAGGCGGCTAAATCAAAACATTGATTGGTATGCTGATATTATGGAAGTGACAGCCAAAGATATTATTGAAAAGTTTGGTAAGCCGGATGTAATCTGGGCGAGTCCGCCATGCACAAGTTATTCAATAGCAGCGATTTCACATCATCGGAAGAAAAATCCTATTACTGGGAATTTAGATCCAGTAAGTGATTTTGCAAAACTTTCGGACGATCTTGTACGACATACGCTTGAACTTATTCGTGAGCTAAAACCAAAGTATTTCTTCATCGAGAATCCACGTGGAGGCTTACGAAAAATGACATTTATGAAAGACTTGCCAAGATATACGATTACATATTGCCAGTATGGAGATATTAGAATGAAGCCAACAGATATATGGACTAATCATCCAAATCCGCAATTCAAGCCAATGTGTCATAATGGCGATCCTTGTCACCAACCAGCTCCAAGAGGAAGTAAAACTGGAACACAGGGATTAAAGGGTGCAGTGGAACGTAGCGTAATTCCAGAAAAGTTATGTCTGCATATTGCAGATATATGTAAAAATTAAGAAAGAGGTAGAAACATGAATATAAGAGGTAGAAACATGAATATTTTACAGTATTTATTAAAGCCAGAAATCGCAGTAGTTTTTGATGTAGATGGTGTTTTAGCACCGTATGAGTTTGGATATTTAAGCCATAGTATGTCGGATGAAGAGTGGGACGAAATGGTTAGTAATGGCATTAATCCATATAGTGCAATCTCATATAGTCCTAAAATGAGAAGATTTATTTCGCGCAAAGATATTAAAAAGGTATATGTATGTTCTAAATGCACTGCTGCAGAAGAATCGGGAAAAAGAGAGTTTGTACAGGAGAAATATGGTATTCTTCCGGAAAATATCTTTTTTGTAAGAGAACAAGAGGACAAAATCGCTGTTCTTGAACACATTAAAGAGATTGAAAATGTATCAGATCAGGAAGTTGCTATTGTTGAGGACACAGTTAAGACTTTAGACAGAATCCGCAAAAGTGGTAATTATATTACCGTTCATATTTCGTCGTTTATAGATAGAGAATGACTACGGGAGAAAAATAATGGCAGATATTAGTATCTATAAAGATGTTTCATTTAATATTTCCAACAAAGAAAGAGAAACACTAAAAGAAGCAAAAAATATTCTTGAAGAACTGCAGAATAAATGGATTGAGAAAGACAATGACGCGTTGGACTGTAAGAGATGCAAAGATATTGGAACAGTGGCAGATGTTTTAAGAGATATCTTAGATTTTGATTAAAAATACAGTTTGAGATGTAAAGGAGAAATATGAAAGTATTTGAAGCATTAAACGAACCGACTGTAAATGAATTTTACAATTTGAAGAACATCAAATTGTTTCTAGCAGGAGGCATTACTAATTGCGACGATTGGCAGAGTAAAGTAATTGATGAATTGAATGCCTTTTCTTTGGATGATTTAATGATATTCAATCCAAGAAGAAAACATTTTGATGTATCAGATAAAAATGAAAGTCAAAAGCAGATTGAGTGGGAATTTAAGTATCTCAATAGTATGGATATCTTTACAATGTATTTTACAAATAGCGAGAATAGTGTTCAACCTATTTGCTTGTACGAACTTGGCAGACACCTTGAAAGAATGATACATAGATTTCCTGGAGATTGGAAAGATCGAATTATCATAGGAATTGAAAATGGGTATTCACGCACACAAGATGTAATTACACAAAGTAGGTTGGCGTTGAGATGTAATGTGGTACAGGAACGTATTACACCCGAAGTATACGCTCAAATGATATACAAATCATATTATAAATTAAGATATTAAAATAAGAGGACTATTAAATTGGATAAGAAAAAAGCAATGCTGTCACAGCCAATGAGAGGAAAGACAGACGAAGAAATTATTGAAACAAGAAATCGTGCGATTAAAGCACTTGAAGCTGCCGGATATGAAGTAGTAAATACACCGTTTACGGATGAATGGTATAGTAAAGAAAAAATGGAAGAGCGTGGTGTTGTGCAAATTCCAGTGTGTTTTCTTGCAAAATCTATCGAGAATATGTCTCTTTGCCATGCGGTTTATTTTTGTAAAGGATGGGATAGGGCAAGAGGATGTATTCTTGAAAATGAAGTTGCAAAAGCATATGGGCTTGATATCATTTATGAAGAGTAGGTAAGGAAATGGAAGTTTTATATATTATGTATGTAGAGATTGAACGTAATGTTAGAGGCTATCAAGTTGTCACTCTTTGTAATGGGATTAGGAAAGTATATTGTACAGATAGTATTGGTGTAGCGATACAGATTGTAGTTGAACTTGGTAAAAAATACGATATTTATTTAGATGCAAGTGGGTATGGTTCTGGAGCTGCAAGAATGTTAAAAATACTTGAAATACCACATAGAATAGTGAAACACGAAATGGTAAATGACAGATGAAAATTTCACAAAGTATAAAGGACTCTTTCTCACCACGCGAAAAAGTAATGTATCATGCTTTAGAAATTGTCGGAAAAATGTTGCGTCAAAATCCAATGGGAGACTTAGACTTATATCCAATGAAGATACTTACCGAAGTAATGCCTGGTGGGATTAAAAGAGATCCAGATGGCGAAGAGTACATTTCGTACTTCTTAACAAGATCTGTTAGCGAATTAAGAGAGAAAGGAATTATATGAGTAAATACTACATATCAGACTTACATCTAGGTCATTACAATGCTATGAGCCGTTTCGATCATAGACCATTTAAGACACTAGATGAAATGGATAAGAAAATAATTCAGAATATAAATCAGGTGGTAACTCCACAAGATGAATTATATCTTTTAGGAGACGTATCGTGGTATAAACCTGATAAGACTTCAGAGCTTATAAAAAGTATTAACTGTAAAAACAGATTTCTTATTGTTGGAAATCATGATAGCTGGGTTAAGAATGGGTACTGCAAAAAACTGTTTCAGGGCATTTATGATTTAAAAAGAGTAGATGATAAAGGAAGGATTGTTGTTTTATGCCACTATCCAATTGCAGTATGGGATCAATCGCATAGAGGAAGCTATCATTTATATGGACATGTTCATTCAAATATAAATGAAGATGGGAATGTGACTCATAATATCCTTGAACAGCCAGAGATGAAAAATGCTTTTAATGTTGGTTGTATGTTGCCGTATATGGATTATACGCCACGTACACTAGATTTCATAATAAAGCATTATAAAAATAACTAAGATAAAAGAAATAAATATTGACATTTATAATAAAAGTGGTATAATAAACCAAGAAAGGAACTTAATGTATGAATGGAATCCGGTATTCAGATTCGTAATGGATATCAAAAGAAGATATACTGAAAAATTTGGTGAACCTGAATACAAAACATATATTGTCGAAGAAAAAGAAATTTCTTCACTTGAACATTGGATTATTAGACTGGGAGATAATGCAGCAGCAGAGAAAATCAAATATCTTGAAGTCAACCAGCATAACGAATTTGTATTAATACGTTATGGTAAATTCAGTAGTGCCGGAGATGGTCAATATGAGATTACAGCAAATGATTTATGGAATGCAGATGATGGATTCTTCCTTGAATGTAGAAGCGTAGTCATCAATCTGAAAGCCGAAGAGATTGTAATTGCCCCGTTTAGAAAGTTCAGAAACTTAAACGAATGTCCGGAAAATGATATTGCAGTAGTAACAGAAGAAATTAAAAATGCAAAGACAATTGAAATTACAAATAAGCTTGATGGTAGTATGCAATGTGTTCGTTGGTATAATGGTAAGATCTTTATGACTGGAAGCCAAGCTTTATGCCAGGAGAAATCATGGAGGTTAGCAGATGGTCTTAAAATGCTAGATAAAAGAAATAAATGCATGGCTAAATCAAATGATAATTTAACGTTTATTTACGAATATATTTCACTGGCAGATGCACATGTTGTTAAATACACAAAAGATCAAGAAGGTTTGTATTTAATTGGAATCAGGGATGTAAAAACGGGCAGACAATTTTCATATAAAGAAGTATCTGATTTTGCCACACGTTATGGAGTTCCGATGGCTGAGATTTATGATAAAACATTTGAAGAAATCCTTGAAGATGTTAAAACTATTAAATCTGACGAGCAAGAGGGATTTGTAGTAAATATTGATGGACATATGATTAAAGTCAAGGGTGATGATTATGTTCAAATTCATAGAGTCTTATCAAAAATTTCTTCCATTAATCTTATCATTGAAAGCGTTGCGGAAAACAAAATAGACGATTTAATCAGCAAAGTGCCAGCAGCATACAGAGAAAGGGTACTCATTGTTGAAAAAATTGTTCTGGATTATGTGAGAAATATGGAAGCAGAAGTGCAGAGGTATTTTGACGAAGCACCAAAAAGTGATAAGAAATCCTTTATGATTTGGGCGGAAAGCAACGTTCCAAAGAAATATAAAGGATATGTAAAAAACAAATATCTTGGCATTGAAAACAATTATATCAAGTATGGTAGTGAGAAATGCCCGGCATATAAAAAGTTAAAAGAAATGGGAGTTTCAGACTACAAAGCTATTTTTGAAGAAAGCGAGATTGAATAATGCAGCCAACGCTTATTATGATGATGGGATTACCTGGATCTGGAAAAACTACGAAAGCTCATGGATTGAGTCGTATTTGTGTTTGCCCGATAATCTCATCGGACGAAATCAGAAAAGAAATCACTGGTTCTGAAGATAACCAGGAATGTAACGAAGAAGTATTTAAAGTCCTTCACCAAAGAGTAAAAGACGAATTGCTTTACAATAAAAAAGTCAAGCTGTAATTTACGATGCTTGTAATATCAGCTACAAAAAGCGAATGGCGTTTTTGAATGAGCTGAATAAAATTAATTGTCGTAAAGTTTGTTATTTCGTACATACACCGTTTGAAATGTGTTTGGAAAACAATAAAAAGCGAGCTGAAAATGGTGGAAGATTTGTACCGGAGTATGCAATCGAAAGAATGTATAAAAACATTTATATTCCACAGTATTATGAGGGATGGGATGAGATTATTATTGATACACAAAGTAAAGTACATGAACAGTATGAATTAACTAATTTATTCTATGGGGAAAATGGTCTTTTCAGTATCAATCATGATAATCCGCATCATACATTATCAATTGGGAATCACTGCCTTGCTTGTTACTTAAATACTCTTGAGTTTGGTAATAAAGCAGACATAAACTTGCATATGGCAGCATTACTACATGATATTGGAAAGAAATTCACAAAAGAATACAAAGATAGCAATGGAAATCCTACTGATGTGGCGCATTATTATCAGCATCATTTAGTAAGTGCATACGATGCAATCAAGTATTTGAATAACTTTTCAACAAATGATATGCTTGAAATTCTGGCACTCATTCAGTGGCATATGTTTCCGTATTTCTGGGAAAAAGATAATAATAAAAAGATGGAAAAGAAATATAGAAACTTATGGGGTGAAGAACTATACAGAAAGATAATGTTACTTCATATAGCTGATGAAGCAGCACATTAGAGATAAAAGAAATAAATGTATTAACACATATTCGTCCGTATGAGATAACATGACACGGCTTAATTGGCAGTCGGGATCTAAGGTGGCAGCAGTGCTGTTGGACGTTAAAGAAATAGTTTGTGAGTAGAAGTACACTACAAAAAGCCCGTAGGTTTTCCGGTTGGGTGCAGACAATGAAATACCTTAGTAAATTACGATGGAAAACACGAATCCCCCTGTTCTCCGATAGACAAGCTGAAAAGACTATCAGCATTATACTTGAGATATTGCTGTGGTTGGAATATCGCCATACGTAAAGGCAATGGGTGAGGCTGAGAATGGAGTCAATTATGTACTATAAAATATAATAAAAAGGAGATGACATTGATTATTATGAAAATAAGATACAGTGGAAAAATGAAAACTTAGAGTATACCATATATAGTGTTAATGGCTTATAAATGCACTATATATAGTATAAAAATCTAAATAAAATCTGGTTTTTATTGAGGGCAATATGATTAAAATATTATCAAGCGGTTATATGAAAAAGAAGCCGATAAAAAAATTCTGTTGTGGTTATTGTAGATGTGTATATAAAACAGATGAATATGAAATAGAGCCAAGATTTGATGTGTCCCATTTTTATTCTACATGTCCGGAATGCGAAAAAAGAGTATATACCTGTTAAGTTAATATGAGGAAATCTATATGAGAATGATTGATATTGATATATTTAGCAATACAGATCTTTTAGAAATTGTGGGTAATAGAATAGAAAGAGGTATGAACGACCAACAGAAAAACACATTTAGGCATCAGGCTTTAAACGATGTGAAACATGCAATTAAAATGCTGAATTATGATACACAAAGCAAAGTAAAAGAAATAATGGATAGAGAAAAATAAAACAGGAGGAAATATAAAATGTCAAAAGCATTGATTATTGTAGATATGCAAAATGATTTCATTCATGGCGCACTTGGTTCAAAAGAAGCAGTTGCTATTGTGGACAATGTAAAAGAACGTGCAGAAAAACTTGTAGCTGAAGGATATACTGCATTTTTCACAAGAGATACACATGATGAATATTACATGGAAACGTTGGAAGGAAAATATCTTCCAGTACCACACTGCATTGACTACTCAGATGGATGGCAGATTATTCCGGAGCTTAGAAATATCCCAGGATTCTATTTAAGAAAATATACATTTGGATATAATGCGTGGGACAAAATGTTCAGTTTAGCACTTAGAAATGATGAAGTAGAAGAAATCGAGTTAATGGGAGTTTGTACAGATATTTGTGTAGTGTCAAATGCTCTGGTTCTACGAATGTTATATCCAAATATGGAAATTACAGTACACGCAAACTGCTGTGCAGGAGTTACACCAGAAAAGCATAAGGCAGCCCTGGAAGTAATGAAAAGCTGCCAGATCAATGTAGTAGAAGGAGAATAAAATGATTTTCGGATATAGAGTAGAAGATCAGGCTGAAAAACATGGACTGTGGAGAAACTTTGATGGAACGTGGAATCCTGTATTTGACCAGCTCTCAGAAGGATTAAGTAGAAGCTTACCGATGGAAGATAATGAATTGTACAGAGAAGGTGGAAAACAGTGGTTCTCAGCAGCCCCATCAAAGGAAACATTAAAACACTGGTTCAGCCTTACTGATGTTCTTGAACTTCAGAAACTTGGATATAAGGTTTATGAGTTTCAGCTTGTTGGTACAAAACAGATTTCAGATTTTGAGATTGTTTTTACCAGAGACAATATCGTTAAACAGCGAGAAATAAATTATAAGGAGATTTGGAATGATTAAATTATGTGGCATTAAAATGGAAATTTCTCATTTTCCAGATCATACACAATGTATTCGTATTCCACTGGAAATTCTGAAAGAAGAAAAATATGTTGTAGAGTGGAACTATGAGGGTGATGAAGAAATGGCAACGCTTTTATACATTGTAAAGCATCTTGGCAATGCAAAAAAGAGAGAACTTATTTTACCTTATATTCCAAATGCAAGGATGGATAGGGTAAAGAACCCGGATGAAGTATTTACACTCAAGTATTTCTGTGAATTTATCAACGACTTAAAGTTTGATGTAGTATATGTAAATGATCCGCACAGTGATGTGTCTATGGCATTACTTAACAATGTAAGAGACTGCTTTTCTGTATACAAAACGGTCATGGCTACAATCAACAAGATTAACAAAAATGGAAGTGTAATTCTTTATTTCCCAGATAACGGTGCAGCGAAAAGATATGGAAGTATTCTTAAACAGCCTTTCTGTTACGGATCAAAAAATCGTGACTGGAGAACAGGAGAAATTCTTGGGCTTGATATTGTCACAAACGGAATTGAACTTGCTGGAAAAAATGTACTCATTGTAGATGATATTTGTTCCAAAGGTGGCACTTTTTATTATTCAGCATTAAAGCTCAGAGAATACGGAGTAAAAGATATTTACCTCTATGTAACTCATTGTGAGAACACAATTAAAGAGGGAGAACTCCTGAAGGATAACGGTCTTATTAAGAAAATATTTACAACAGATTCCATTTACAGTTTGGATGAAGAGAAAGTTGAGGTTTTGAAAAATGTTTAAAACAAACCCTATGTTACTGATTGACTTTTACAAAGCAGTTCATGCAGAAATGCTACCGAAAGATATTACGAAATCTGTTTCATATTTTACTCCACGAATGAGCCGGGTAAACAGATGGGACAGTGTGGTAATGTTTGGACTGCAGGGATTTATCAAAACATACCTTGTTGATTATTTCAATGATGAATTTTTTAACAAACCATTTAATGAAGTAATTGGCGGATATAAGAGAGTTATGGATGCAACACTGGGCGAAAATGCCTATAAGATTGAGAAAATTGAAAAGCTGCATAAACTTGGTTATCTTCCAATTGAAATTGTTGCACTTCCGGAAGGGACTATTGTACCAATGCACGTACCAATGTTCGGTATTACAAATACACATAAAGATTTTGCCTGGTTGCCACAGAGTCTTGAAAGCCTGATCTCTGCGGAAAGTTGGCATCCTATGATTGCTGCAACAGTTGGATATACATATCGACAGATTGTAAATTATTATTATGATCTTACTTGTGATGATGAAACATCCAGAGCGAAAGCGTTAGGTGCTTTTGATTTCAGAGGCGAAGAATGCACAGACTCAGCAATTAAAGCTGGTGCAGGATGGTGCTTATCATTTCTTAATACTGCCACAGTCCCGACTATACCTTATCTGGAAAAGAACTATAAGTGTGATTGCACAAAAGAGCCGGTTGCATTTGGAAGCCCTAGCACAGAACATTCAGTAATGTGCAGCAATTTCGCAGTTGATGGTGACGAAATTACTCTTCTTCGGAGATTGCTTACCGAAATTTATCCAAACACAAGTTTCTCTGCTGTTTTGGATTCATATGATTATTGGAATGTAATTGACAATATTCTTCCACAGTTAAAGCCTGAAATCTTGGCACATAACGGCTGTATGCTTATGCGTGGTGATTCTGGCGACTGTGTAGAAGTGGTTACAAAAACAGTATTTAAACTGTGGGAAGAGTTTGGTGGAACAACCAACAGCAAAGGATATAAAGTACTTGATTCCCATGTAAAGGCTATTTATGGCGATTCCATCACAGTGCAGAGATGTGAACAGATTTATAAAATCCTCATGGAAAATGGCTTTGCTTGCTCCAATGTAGCATTAGGCGTTGGATCATTCTCATTCCAGTGCATCGAAGAGGATGGTATCTTAAAACCATTTACCAGAGACACATTCAGTTCTTGCATTAAAGCAACATACTGTGAGATTGATGATAAACCATTCCCGATTTTCAAAAATCCGAAAGATGGCGGATTTAAGAAATCTCAGAAAGGTTGCTGTGTGGTTATAAAAAGATCAGATGGCAAACTCATTTATGTAGACGGTAGAACATGGGAAGAAGCTCATGTTTCTGGAAAAGATGCAAAGGCAAATCTATTACAGCCGATATTTAAAGATGGACAACTCATTAAAGAACAGAGCCTTGCTGAAATCCGAGGTATTCTTCATGGAGGTAAATTCTAATGTTCAATGCCAATAATACAATCGTTGTTTTTTGTGTTTTTGCGGATAATGAAATATGTGAACATTATAAAGAGTGCATCAGTGTCACATATGATTTCTATGAAAAAATGCTGGAATTTATTTCAGACATGAAGGTTGATATCCCAGGATTTAAAAATATCTATACTGAACGCGATTTTGTTTCGGATGACGATATTTCAAAATATTGGAAACGTGAAGATGCTCCAGAAAACAGTGGGAAACATTTTTATGACCAATTAAAGTCTATCTGTACCGAACATAATTTAAACTTATCAGAGGATATGAAAAAAGCAGAAAAACATATTTCTGAAATTTTACAAAAACAGGACTTTTACCTCAATGAAAGAAACTGTTACATACGATTAAAAAATGAATTTGAGAAATATGGAAAGCTCATATTTTGTGTGGATTTTGATGATACGCTATATGATTTTCACAAAAAGGGAAGAACATATGAAAATGTAATTAAACTATTGAAACGATGGGAAAGATATTCAGAAGTAATCATTTTTACTGGAAATGGTGAAAATAGTTATCCAATGATTGAGGAATATCTTGATAAACACAATGTCAAATATAAAGGCATCAACTGTGATAGCTCTGTTGCTGTCAAAGGAAGAAAAACATATGCAAATGTTTATATTGATGATCGTGGTGGATTACCATTGGTATATAAACATTTAATGACATTGATCGAAGAAATTGAAGGAGGAAACATAAAACATGACGTTTGATGCAAAGAAAGTAAAAAATGAAATTGTAAAATGGATTCAGGACTTTTTCTACAAAAACGGAAAGGACTGTAATGCAGTTGTGGGAATTTCTGGAGGTAAAGATTCTTCTGTTGTGGCTGCATTATGTGTCGAAGCATTAGGAAAAGACAGAGTAATTGGTGTACTTATGCCACAGGGAAATCAGCCAGACATTGATTATTCCAAAATGCTTTGCGATCATCTTGGAATTGTAAACTTTACTGTTGATATTTTCAATGTGTGCAGAAATATTAAGCATCAGGTAAAAGATAATACTGGAGGACACTGGAGCGCACAGAGTTCTACTAATCTTCCGGCACGAATTAGAATGGCTGTACTCTACGCTGTTTCTCAGACTGTAAATGGCAGGGTTGCAAACACTTGTAACTTATCTGAAGATTGGGTTGGATATGCTACAAGATATGGTGATGCAGCAGGAGATTTTTCGCCATTATCAAGGCTCACTGTAACAGAAGTAAAAGCTATCGGAAGAGAACTTGGTTTACCTTCTGAGCTGATTGATAAAGTACCGACAGATGGACTTTGTGGTAAAACAGATGAGGACAATCTTGGATTTACATACGATGTACTTGATCGTTATATCAGAACTGGAGAAATTGATTCCGAAGAACTTAAACAGAAAATTGATACAATGCATAAAAAGAATCTGTTCAAGTTGGCTCTTATGCCGTCGTTTGAATACACAAATCCTGTAGAAGCAGTAGTGTTAGATGATAAGCAGACTGGATATGGTATCGTAAGTGAGTATATTAAAAAATACTGGGAACATCACTGCACTGAAAACGTGATTGTATCAATCGAAATATCCAGAGACGGGAAGAATTATGAACGTCTTAATGAAGTCGCAAGCCCATACGATATGTATGATGTAGAATATTTAAACGATTGGTGGGAAGGCGAGAAATATATCAGGGTAACAGGTATACAAGGCATATCCGATATAAAAATCAAGAAATTATAGAAAGGAACAATTATGGATACATCAGCACTTGTGAAAGGAATGAAGATTTGGATTGTTTATTGTAAATGTTCTTAGTGAAGATCCGTTTTATATGTCTGATAAAGAAACTCTTGACAAAATAAAAGGACATGGTGAACTGATGAATGATTGGGACTATAGTTAAAAAACCAAGGATAACAGCATTAACAGAATTACCGATACTTGCAATGGCAGCAAACGCTCCGATTCATCTTGAAAAAGAAGTGATAAGTCTTAATAACAAGGAACATATGAGTATGAAAGTTCCATTGTGTAGTAGTTGGTGTATATCACCTATTCTATTAACAGATGATATTAAAAAATGTACTTGTAAGCAATGTATGAGCATAGTTGCTAATATTGCTTATAAAAATAAAACAACACTTAAATTTAAAGGAGAAAGCAAAAAATGAAAAAAGGATTAACACAGATGGTCTTTGTACTTGATATGAGTGGTTCTATGTCGCCGCTTACAATGGAAACAATTGGCGGTTACAATGCAATGATTGCCGACCAGAAAAAAGAAGAGGGAGATGCTCTCGTTACGACTGTTCTTTTTGACCACAGATATAACATGATCCACGATGGCGTGAATATCAAAGAAGTAAAAGATATGACAACTGCTGAATATATGCCAACCGGAATGACCGCTATGCTTGATGCAGTTGGAATGACTATCAATCATGTTGGTCAGAAATTAGCATCAATGCCAGAAGAGGAACGTCCTGAGAAAGTTATTTTTACTATCGTTACAGATGGCGCAGAAAATAGCAGTAAAGAGTTTGACTGGGAAACTGTAAGAAATATGATTAAACATCAACGTGAAAAATATAGTTGGGTTTTCACATTTCTTGGTGCAAATATCGACGTTGATAGAGTAAGCGATAATCTTGGAATTGATAAAATGCTATCAAAAAGATATACAGCAAGTAAGATTGGAACACAGAAAGTATTCAACGCCACATCAAAATCGTTATCTTTTGCGAGAGGCGTGAGTGTTGATTCTCTTGATAGCGCACAGAGCGTATGCTTTATGTCATCTGTGCTTGACGAAGTGGAGGATAAAAAATAATGAAATGCTTTCATCACAATGATATTGATGGAAAAGCTGCTGGAGCTATTGTAGCAAGAAAAACTGGTAATTACAATAAAGCCGATTACATTATGTATGACTATTCAACACCAATTCCAACAGAACTGATCGAAGATGGTGAAACAGTGTATTTTGTAGATTTATCCTTTTCTGTAAATTCTGTAGATAAGCTAAAAGAAATTTTGGAAGAAAAACATTGTGACCTTATTTGGTGCGATCACCACAGTTCCAGTATGGAAATCCTTAAAACATATCCAGAATATGAAAAAGTTAAGGGAATCCGTAAAGAAGGAATTAGTGGGGCAGCTCTTACATATATGTATTTGTTTGATTGTGAGTTTGATGATATTCCTATGTTTCTCAAATATATCAGTGATTTTGATTGCTGGCAGTTTAAATTAGAAGATACATTATTCTTCAAATACGCACTCGAAGCAACTGATTATGAAGCACTGGATATTGTCTGGAATCAATTATTCAGAGCAGAATATTCAGCTTCAAATGATCTTCTTGATAAGATGATTGAATCTGGAAAAGCGATTAGCAAATATGTCGAGAAAGAATATGAACAGTACCGTAAAGCGTATGCATATGAATCTCGCATAGATGGCGTAAAATGTCTGGTTGTAAACAGAAGATGCAACAGCCTTATTTTTGGAAATCTTATCAAAGATTACCCCATCGTGGCTATCTGGGTATTTGATGGGGAGAAATATAAATACTCTATCTATTCCGATAAACCAGATGTTAATTGCTCAAAAATTGCCGAAAGATACGGCGGTGGAGGTCATAAAGGAGCTTCCGGATTTGTAAGTGAAAAAATGATTTTCAATAAAGTTATAGGTAATTGCGAAACAAGTTCGCAATCCTAACTAAAAAGCGGTAAGAATCTTGCAACGCAGGATTCTTAAGATGAAAAATAGGTACTTCTAAATTTGAACATGACTAAAAGACTTCCCAGATAAACTGCGAAGAAAAGATTGTATGCATA